CCAACCGCTACAACGTAAATACCATTCTGGGTTGTTGTTGTCTGGTCTTTAACAAGCACACGGTCGTTAGCAGCAAGCGCGACACCGTCGATAGTTTGCAGCGCAGCAAGCGCCCCAAGGTGAGCAGTCGTTGCCGCCCGCACAGACGCCTTAACGTCTAGCCCCTGTACAAGTGCGTCAACCTGAGCGGATGTGTACGCATCAGTAATACCGTAACCAGCCAACGTCGTTGGATTTGTACCGGCTGTGACCCGCCCGTAAGTATCAACTGTTACACTTCTATACGTGCCGACGGACGCGATGATGCTACCAGTAAGGTTTATAGAGTCGGCGCTTACCGTTAACGAGCCGTTGCCAGTAGACGCGACGTCAATTGTGCCAGGCGTAGCCTGCGTTAAACCGTTGCCCGCAGTAACAGTGACCGAAGCCGCGGCGGCAGCTGCCGCCGCGTCTGCGTAAGCGGTGGTAGCAATCTGCGTGCTGTTATTTGCCGCAGTGGCTGTCGGAGCCGTCGGCACGCCGGTAAGCGCTGGGCCCTCGGCAAACACAAGAATGCCCGTGCCCGTGCTGTCCGGCGTAACGCCTGACATAATGGCGTCGCGCAGTTCGGTTGCTGTGATCGTTTCTTTACTGCTCGGCGTTACGCGGCCATACTTGTCAGCGTGAACTTTGATGTACGCTGTGGTCAATGACGTAGGGTCAGTTGCAACAGAAACACCGCCAATGTCCGGCACGAGGCCAAGATCGACACCGACTTCAGTGACATTAATGCGTGTCGCGTCTGCTGTTTTAACGTAAAAAGACCGCCCGTCGCGCCCTAAACCAACGCCGGCACGGAAATCCAGCAACGCCTGCGGCGACTCAAAAACAACGGGGTGGGTGCCAATGGTAAGCGGCTCAAAATTTGCGACCTGTACAAAGCCGCTGTTTTTGTTAATTGTGCCGTATTTTACGCGGATATAACTGCCATAAGCCAACTCACCTGTTTCGTCAGCAGAGGGGTGCCGAATCCACGCGCCGGCTGTTTTAATGTAGTACAGGCCGTTCGTGATTTGGTTCACCTCGTTCTTGACCAGCACAACGCTGCCCAACCGCGGGGGCGAAAGCGCAAGATTTTCAAAAACAGTCTGGACACCGTCGATGATCGGTGTACCGGATAATGAACCTGCAGTGCCTGTCCAATTTGAGTCGTATGTAAACAGCGCAACTTCGCCGGGAAACTGGTCATCAATAATAAAACTAGAAGCGTGCGTTGTGATGTTGAATATTTTGTTTGCGTTGGTTGCGCCTTCACGGACGAGGACTTTAGTGTTGTGCGCGGCGACGGCTTCTGCGTCTTCATTGAAATCACCGGCACGTGACACAACGCTGTAAAAGTCTGGTTGCCCTGTCGTGAAACTAATGGCCAGTGTTTTGTCGTAATTGACGCGATAGATACCCGCGCGCGAACTGTCGTAGTCGCCGCTCTCGTCGCCGGTACCGTCGCCGGCCGTGTAGCCAACTGGGTTATGGCCGCCGGGGTTCTCATTCTTAGGCGTCCAGATAAAGCGGTCGTTTTGATTTAATACAATACCGTCAATAACAACTTTACCGTTTATGATTTGGTAATAATCGCTCTTGGCGCGGACAACCCGTTTAAACTTTATGTTGGCCCCAGCCGGTACTGTCGTCGAACCCGTGCTGTGCTGAATAAAAGTAAGCGTATTAAAATTAGGCCCGCCAACATCCTTTGTCGGATTTAGCGGGTCGCTTGCTACAGCGAACGTCTTATTTGCACTGTCGCCCGCGGTTACGAAAACACGCGCGCCATACGTGTACAACTGCGAAACGTTCAAGCCGGTTTCGCGGACCCACGCATTGAGGTTTGTATTGTTGGTGCCAGCAGGAATCGTCCAGATGCCGATGTTCGTCGGGTCCAAGTGACCCATAATTAAAACGCGATCGCCGGCGGCAAGTTGCACGCTTTGAACAACTGGCAGACCCTTTAATTCGTACAGCGCCAGACCCGCGGTGGCTGACGCCGGCTGCGGGACAGCAACTCTTACACTACCGAGCCCTTGAAGATTGTCGTAGTAGTTGCCAGCAACAATAGGCACAGTTGTCGCGACGTCGGCGGCAACTGGGAAAAGCGACATGCCGCTTCCAGTTCCGCGAGCCAGCGCGCTGTCAACGTACTCAGTGCTGGCCAGCAACTTGCCGCCTTGCGCACTGTCAGCCGAAGGCGGAAAAGTATTCGTGTACGCGTAGGCTTCGTCACCTACCGCGACGTAACCAGTAGTCTTTACGTTGCCAAACGTTGCTGTGCCGGTCCACACAGCGCCATCGCCAGCAAGGGCAACGGCAGTCGCGTTCTGTTCAACGCCGTTCGTGTCGCCTTGGCGGCCAATGTACAGCGTGTTATTGATCTCGTTAAACGCTAGTTCGGCATTGCGTAAAAGAGCGGGGACCGCTGTGCCGCCGGCGCCGCCAACAAGACGCCGTTTGATACGAATAACATTGGCCATGAGATTACTCCGAATAAGGGATATCGCCGAGTTCAGTATACTCGGAGAAACTTAGCAACCAAAAAAAAGATCAAAATTCGCCGCCGTCCATAGCTAGCGTATCTACTTCTTTAACCCATACGCAATTTTCACAATCCTCAGTACCGTCATCAACAGTTAAAATCCACACGTTATTATTGTCTTCAACCGTCCTGACTGTCATACCAACACTGCGCCGGGCTGGCGGAATAGCGTCTCGGGCGGCAATATTTGGCACCGACCGATACCCGCCCTTACCATAACTAGCGTCATGCGTCGGGAAGATATCCTCGTCAGTGGCAGGTAAAATAGGCGCGCCTAAATTAATACCGCCCGAAATCGCCCCCATTACTGCACCTCGATGTCAATATCTTGGGAATTTTGCGTGTATTGCGTGCGGTAAATATTGTATTGCGTTGCTATGTTGTAGCGGTTATAGAAAAGCCGCGTCGTCAATACCCACGCGCTAGTAGAAACATACCCGTTGAATTTAATTACGGCTAGGCCTAAAGCTGCCGGGTATGCAATATAAATGTACTGACCAGCCGGATTAAAATCTGGAAGCAGACGAGCCTTTGAAGAGGTTGCAGCTGTCACGAACGCGCTGCCGGCGTCAGGCTCGCTTGTCGGAAGCGTTTGCCAGATTTCCAAGTCGGTAATATTCGGCGACGTGGAAATACCCCAATACATTTTATGTTTCGGGGTAATCGTAACCGTATTTGCCGATGTTTTTGTACCTGCAGCAATTGGCGGATCGACAAAGGCGCCCATGTTGTCAGGTTTTTGTGCGCCAGCTCCGTAAGCCGCGGTGCCGTTAAAAGAAGTTACGGCAGTAAGTGGCGACGAAAAAGTGTGTGAGTAATTGGTTGGCGTTGTAGCGTTTATCGTAGTTAATACGGTGCCGCCGGTGGTCTGATATTTGAACTGCGTAGCGTTGCCTGCATCGTTTTTTGCCCACGCCAGCGCCATAGCGATTGTCGGCGTATCACCATATTCGTACTCAATTGCGGATGAGGTCGCTATCGTGAGGGTCGGTTGCGTGTACGTTGCGGGAACCCGGATTTGCAACATATTCCTGATAATAGTCGTTAACGCTGTCCCGGCCGGAATAGTAGTGCCGTCCGAGTATCCGCCTTGCGTTACAGCCATTACCGTAATTGACGCGTCAAGCGCAATGTCGTCGGTTTGTAGCGCAACAGTGCCCGTCTGTCCGTTTACGCTGGTTACGTCGTTAGGACTGATTTCAACGTAGCCGGACCCGCTCCACCGATATGTTCTCCTAGTATCGACAGTGACGTAGATTTTTCCGCTTTCTCCCGTTGCCGGAAAAGCAGCAAGATTGGCGTACTCAATAACGTCGTCTACGTAACTAGGCAAGTACTGGCTGGGAATAGTACCTGCCACAAGCGGCGCGTAAAAATCAGATATCGAGCCGTTAACCCACGCGCTTGTCGCCGCGTTGTATAGCAGCACGTCACCGGCTACTGGCGTTTGAATCGTGACGTCGTCTAGGTGCGTTAAATTAAGAACAACTGTGCCGTTTTGTCCGTTTACAGACACAACGGCGGGCGTTACCACCGTCTGCACAATCGTAATAATATCGCCAATAGTTGTCTTTTTATTTACGTAATTGGGCGAGCCAAACTGCAGGTCAACAATCGGTATGATGTCGTTTATCGCTAGCGCGGCTTTGCGCGGTAACGACGAAATTCGTAAGTCTGCCATAAAAATATCACTGTTAAAATTTGTAGTTTGTTTCGTCGTCTTGTTCGTAATAAGCGCGTTTGGGTTTTTTCTTGTGATTTTCAGTGTTGCCGTCTAAGGTGTCGGCGGCTTTGTTAAGCCATTTAGCAAGTTTACGGGCGTCTACTGCGGACAATATTGGAGAGTATTTTTCTGTGCCTGCGGCGTTAACGACAATCCCAGCTTCTACTCCGGCGCCCATCTCCCACTCACCAACTTGTGCGATAACGTAAGGAACCTCTGCCCGAGATACGTCTGCACGAAAATTCTGGAACTCGATCTCGTCCGGCGTGTTGATCCGTAATGTAGCCACAACTTTAAATATCCTCTGAGGTCATATCGTCAAACACAATTAGAGTGTGGTCGCCGGCATTGAGATTCAAAACGTGCCATTGGTAATAGTCTGGAACATCCGCCGCGCTTAAGCCGTTACCTATTAATATCGCATAAATGGCTTTTTTGCTGTATATGGCGACAGGAGCGCGAAAAGCCGCACGCCCCAAACCGATAATTGCGCTATCTAGCCGGCTGTCGAGTAAGGCGGCTTCCGGGTTTAAACGGAGAAGTTTTTGACGCATTTGACTGGGCCATCGTTTTTGGCGCGCTTTCGGTAAAATCAGCCAAAAATATTATTGCAACTTTTGCCGCCCGACGTAAACCCTCATTTATACCCGCATGAAACTGGGTTTTAGGTTGTTTGACGTCGCGGGCGCCCAGATCTGCAATTGTACTCAATGCCGCCGTAAATTTAGCTTTAAGCTGCCGGTATTCTGTCGACTGCTTAATAACGTCGGTCGAGTGGTCGGCGTCTTGGGCCACCAGCCGGCTTACTAAAAGCGCGTTACCGCCAAATTGCTTCAATGCTTTGGCTAGATGCAGCAGCTCGACTGTGCCTGCGTAGTCTGTTTTGGGCGTATGTTGCTGAGCTAACGAGAATAGATTCTCGGCTAGCTTTAGTAAGTCTACCGAGTTATCGGCTTTTACGCGCATGTGATTCCCTTCATTTGCGAGTTAAAAACTGCCCGAACGTCAAAGAAAATGCTTGTGATATCTTCTTGAATTTTGTTTTGCGGGCGATCTGCATTAATAACGTGCATACTCTTCCCGCAAGCCGGTTCTTCGGCAAAGTCTTTGTAGGCTGCCCGCATCATCTGTTTGTCTTTAAGCGTGACACGTTCGTAGCGGTCTTTGCGTGTCTCGTGGCTTTTGCGCTCATCTGCGCTGGCCGGGTCAATATCCAGCAGAAAACACAGATCGGGCGACAGGCTTGTGGCGCAGAATATGTCCATGATTAACTGCGCATCTACGCCGTTAAGCGCCGACTGATACACAAGCGTGGACAAAAGCCAGCGATCACATATTACAATTTTGCCAGCTTGTCGCTGTTTTTTAATGTGCTGGCTGAGCTCGGCACGGGCAGAAGAGAACAGCAGCATCTGCGAATTAGGCGAAATGGGGTCGTCGCAATCTAGGATTAACTGCCTAATAGCTTTTCCTAGTTTTGTAGTCCCCGGGTCACAAACCAGCTCGACAGCAAAACCAGCGGCATGCAAATAATCACGTAGAAGTCGCGCTTGTGTTGACTTCCCCGCGCCATCAATGCCCTCAAGGCAAACGAACATTTTTGGTTCCTTAACGCCCAGTAATATTCACGCTCGTATTGTCGACTTTTACACGATCACCGCGCCCAGCTATACCGCCAATAGAAACCGCTGTGCCGCTAAACTCGAGCGGCGCGTTTGCCGTTAGCAGCAACTCGTCGCCATTGGCAAAGCGAAGCGAGAATCCTTCTACCGTCTGCCCAACGCCGACAACGCATTTCTTTTGCAGCCATTCTTTTGCAAACAAGCAAAACGCGTCAATGGTTGCTGGCGTGCCGCCGTCTGCTTGCGCGTTAAAATCAGCCTGAATTACGTTTATTACGTTTTCTACCACGTTGAGGCTCCTCTTTTTCTTGCTTGACAGCGATATTTTTAGCCGCGTGCCTGCTGCGTATTCCAGTTGTCATCTTGGCTACATTGCGCGCCATACGCGCGTCTTCTTTTAGTTTCTTAATGATTTGATTTGCGTCACCGATAAGATTGCGCGCTGCGTGAGCGTATAGCCGTAGCGTGTAATACTTAGCGGCGGCGTGAATACACAATAGGTCGCCATCTAACTGCGCGAGGATTTTACGTGATTTTGGAATTGCTGCAATAGTGCCGGGCTGCAGTAATCTCACCGTTTCTTGAGCCGTGCATATGATTGCCGCCACGGCTACTATTTGCGTCGCTAACGGGCTGACGCTTAAACGCCCGCGGTACTCAATATCTCTCTTTGTTTCAACCAGCCTTAAATCGCGACTAAGCGTGGATACCATCGTCGCAATTTGTACGTTGGTTACGTCGGCAATTACTTCAAAGGTACTGCGGCAGGTATTAATTGTCTCGCTAAGCAAAGACGCGTGCACGATGGCCGCAACGATTTCGTGGCTATCTGGCGGAACTGCGTCGCCGCGCATGTCGTTAAAAAGCTTTTGCGATATTTGCTCTGCCAGCCGCGCGACACTTACGCAATGTGTGTAGGTAACGGTATCTGTAACCGTAAGCGTGTCGCCGTAGGTACCTTTAGCAAAGTTTATTGTGCAATCAACGCTTAATTCTTGTTTATTCATAGGCGCCTCCGTGCGACCTAGCTGTCGAATATATTTGTCCAACTCATCTCAAACGCAGTCCTGCGCGAGTTCAAGTTGTAGTTGGTTTTTTGCATCATTTTTTGGATATAGCGTGGCTCTGCGATTAACTGCTGCAAAAGATACACGAATTGCTCGTAATCGGGTAGAGCATGTATCACGCCATTTTCGTCGTAGTCTGTTGTTGTGGTCAATAATGTGGCGTTATTGTCTGGATACAGAAAATCAATTTGAGGCGGAACAGCCATACTGATAACCGGCGTACCCATCGTAATCGACGTTAAAGAGCACAACCCGTAGTTGTCGCACTCCGCGGGATTTATGGTCAAATCGTTTTCCGCGTAGAGCTGATGGCGGTTAGCTATCGGAACGCCGCGAATTAGGCGCACCCGGCCAGCGTTATTTTTTGCCATATTGCCGAAGAACTTAGCGATTGGCGGGGAGAACTGACTGGGTGTTATGGCTACGGTTAAGTGAACCTCTTCCATGTGCTCAACTAAAAATTTAAGCGAGCTAATGAATTGGCCACCCGTGCAACGCGCATTTCGATCAAACCACGGCAAAAACAGTTTGATTTTGCGCGGATCAATGTGCTTGTTTTTCTTTATTATCGGCAGCCCGGTGTCAAACGGAATAAGCTCAGTCGTTTTGAGTTTATAGATATCCGTAAACAACGTGTGGCACTCGGCGCTCATAGTCACGACGCGATTAGCCGCCTGTAGCGCTTTTCGAAAAGGCGGAATAATATCTTGCCACATAGGGGCAATGACCGTAAAAATCCCGCGTTTTTTTGTCCAGGAGATCTGCTCAGGTCGCGGGATATGCGTCCAGACAATGACGCGTTGCTTTATCGCCCAGTCAGTAAACTTAATTACGTTACGCGTTGTGACAGCAGAGTCACAGGGCACACCAAGTTTTGCTGGCGTGCTGTCTGAGTAAATATCAAAGTTTGCGCCAATTTTACGCAACAGCTGCGTAAGCCGTACTGCTAGATACGCCTGATCACAATGGGCGTAATGTGTGTAAATGCCTACGCGCATGCATAATTTCCAGCTTAACTTAAGCCGGGAGGTACTGGAGCTTGCGCGGCTGCTCCTCCGCCATACTGCTGCTGCATAAGCATAGCGCCGCCTTCCGACTGCGCCTGCTGGCGAATATCGTCGATGATACTGCGAACAAGCGCGTGCATCGTAGCGTCTGAGCGCTTGAGTTTAATAAGCTGGCTGTCTTTTTGGCCTTCAGGTAGAGACAGCAACTGTTGCGCGATAAGCTGCGCTTGCGCTTGCAGATCTTCGGGGGTGCGCGGCACATTTGGCGAGTTCTGCCGCTGCATTAAAAATTGGTCGACTGGGTCTGTCGGGGGCCCGGGAGTCATCGCAGCTCCGGGCGGCATTCCGGGTGCGGCGGGAGGCATTCCGGGCGCGGCGGGCATCATGCCCTGTTGTTGCGGCGCCATCCCTGTCGCACCCGCGCCCGGATCGCCAACCCCACCCATCATCTGCGCATTTTGAGACAAAGATTCCATTTGCTGCGCTTGTTCCATCTCGCGCTGCATACGTGTTTGCTCTTCGGCAAATGTGCGCTCTTCCTCGAGCATACGCCGCGTTTCTTCGTCGTAATCCAACCCAACAGATTTGAGCCCTGTGCCCTTGCTGATCTGCTGCCCCATCATGAGCTGGAGCTTAGCCATCTGGCGGTTGAGGTCGTCGGCGTGCGTTACGCGCGTTAGAGAAATTTTAGCTTGCTCCCACGACTTAGTCTTAGCTACTGTCGCGGCCACGTGGTTTAAAAACCGGTTTAAGTTATGCGGTAAGTGCGTCCAGTTTGCTTCAAACAAACGTAGCGCTGCCGGAGCAGCCTGCATGTTAAGCGTGCCGTTAAACAGCTCAACCGGCATACCGATGCATTTAAGCAAAGTATCAAAACCTTGATCCAACAATTCTTTTGGCGCTAATTGTGAGGCGTCACCGCCAAGCGCTTGATAGTTCACCGGAAACGGCAACACATTCCACCGGGCGGGGTCAGAACGGCGGGCGCGCAACATAGCCTGTACGCGCGACGTGAAATTACCAAGATTGATTGTGTGAACAGGATCGCTGGACTGTCCGTCGCCGCCGCGAGGAGCAGGCGTAATGACCCGAAACGGAATTACGTAGTCGAGGGCTACGGCTTCGTTGTAGCGCATAAGGATTTGGACATACCAAGCCTGCCGGAAATTGGCGAGGATGCGAGAGATGCCCCAACCGCGATTGCGTAACCCAGATAGCGCATCTTCCTTTAAATGGAAAATGATATCTTTGTCGAACATTAGGTTTTGGTTGTTTTTTACCGCCTGAATAATTTCCCAGCTAGCGCGCTCAAGATGGTGCAGGTGCCCCTGTTTGATTAGCGTGCGGTAATCTTCTGGAATACGCCATACGTGCTGCACATCGTTTGTGTACGGATCCCAAAGCAATTCAATTTCGTGAGGGCTCCAACGTTTAATTTTTAAATTTGCGCTGTCTCCCCCGCGGCGGTCGATGTGTGTCCACACGCCCGTATATTTGCAATTTGGGCATGTAGCGTGAAATTCGAAGTCCTGCCACTTAAACGCGCACGCTGGTTTATTGAAAACCTGCGATAGTGGCATTTCCATCCCACAGCGCTTACAAGACAAGTAACGCTTAAACGGCACAATGACGCTGGTAAAGCTGTTGCCGTACGTTAAATAGTCCATAGCTACAGAGTGCAGCTCGTTCTTAATCCCTAACGTATCATTAAAGAATTCTTCGTACTTGTACTTTTCTTCGCGGCTAAGCTGGCTTTTACCGATGTCTTCTATTTGAATGTCTGTCAAAAAGTAAGACACAACGCGGTCAATAGCCTGCCGATACAGGCCGTTGCAGTTCATGATAAATTCGCACCAGCGCAATGCGGCCTGAATAGACTCAGGCATGTGCAGCGAGGCGATATCGCAGAACGGGTCCGGGAACCGGTCATCCGCGGACATGCCGGGACCGGAGGCGGCAAAATGGTCGGTGAGTGTATTTGGAGAAACCACGGTAGCCGCCCAATTAGTTGTGTAACTGGCCGGTCACTTGATTTGCCGCTTTTTTACGGAAATCATTGTCCAGCGCTTCAATCTCAAGCTTGTTGTGTTCTGCGTTTTTGGCCGTTGCGCAGTCAGCGGTTTTTGCTGACTCGTCGATATCAGGGGTTAGGCCGGGTTTAACAACACCCATTTTTTCCATTATCATTCTCCAATAACGGCCTTTTCGACCATTAGGACGCAGAACTCGCGCTCATCATAAACATACTGAAATCCGGTCGTATGAACAAGGTACAGCCGGCGATCGTTGTTAATTTGAACAGCCCAAGGGCGGCGATAAGGATCATTTGCAGGCGGGAACCAGCGGGCAGCGGCTTGCTCAAAACGCAAGTCGTAAATTAACACAATAAAACCGCTTTCCGCTAAAGCGTCGTCGTCGTCCTGATTTACGTCAATTACAACATCGTGAAAAAAAGCAGGAACAGTGCCAATTCCCTCTTTTTCAAAGTACAGCAGTTTGTTTGGTGGGCCAGCGCTTGAGCCTTTAGACGAAGACGGCACCCTGTGCGCGTTCGTGGTTGCCTTTTTAAGACCAAAAGCCGCCATGGGGCTGTAGCTGCGGTCGATCATCTCGGGTGGCGTGTATTCGGTCTCAGGAGCCGCTGCCGCCACCTGATAAGCGTCAGTAGCGGTGGCGGTCGCAAAGGCGGCTGCAGTCGCATGCGCAACACCAGACGGCTTATTCGCCATGTGCGGGGGTTTTGACGCCTGTACGCCAGAGTTGGCGATTTTTGCTAATTCTTCAAATGCCACAGCAGTTCTCTCCCGAATTGATTCAATATCGTTTCCGTGCACTTGGTTAACTGCAGATTCAAAAGCCTGCGCCGTAGCGCCTTTTGTAAATTGACTCAACGTTAAAGATTGCGCGTTAGGGTTGTCTGGGTCTATGACAATTCTGATTTGACCCTTACTGTGCGGATCAAAATTAAGCGGGCGGCCGTCAATTCCGGCGCTTGAGACGATAGCGCCTTTTAAACCACGAGGCCCGCGAAGGCCAACTACGTCCGCAATAGTGCGGCCGCTCATCAGCGTTTCTTTTGCGGGATCTTTATATCCTTGCGGGAGCATTAAAAGTTCCAATAGCTAAAAAAAGGGGGCCGCCTTACGGCAGCCCCCCAAAAGAAGACGCCGTAAGCTGCTCGCAAACGGGGTAGATATCGCTTTTCTTTACATGGAAGAATAACCTGCCGAACGGAAATCCGCTACCGCAAGTTTTGACAAGCTGCTGGACAGTAATCAAAACCTCGGCATAGCAGACGCCATTTAACAAGTACGCTACCACCAGCCCAAAATCGACATTCTCGGGCAATGTCGGCGCGGGGCAGGGCGCAGGATCTCTTTCGAGAAGCCACGCCAGCACCGGTTTTTTTTCAGGCTGCAGCAGATATCTCATTCCGTTACAGCGACCTCCATGCTTTCAGCCACAGCTTCCGAGGCAACATCCTCGGGAGCTTCGGCGGCAAGGGGCAGCGTTACAGACGCCGGCTGGATTTGTGCCGGCGCCTCAGTGAAACTACCAGACGCATAACTCGGAAGCGTGTTCAAGTCTTCCGTTTGGAAGACCTGCATTTTCGAGTAAGCGTGGACAACAAGCGGCCCGTAGGGCTTGCGGGCCGCAGCGATAAGCTCCTCGTCCGTGACGTGCTGCAGCAACGCTGAGCTAGGCGGGAAAGCTGCCCGCATAGCCCGAACAATTGTTGACGAAGGCAACGCATCAAGACCGATCGAAAAGTCGACCGGCTTGTGTGGTGCCGCCAGCGCGTCAAGAAGATTGCTCTCAGTTGCGAGTTCCGGCCAAGGCAGGCAAGCACGCATCTTCGGGAGCAAATCAGCAATTATCTTATCGCTCAACGTCCCGACCCCGACTTCTCTGATCCCTGCTTCGCGCAGGAGATCTCGAGCCGGGTTGAACGCAAGAAATACCTTCCGTGCCGGGTTAATTTCTTCAGCACCCAGCAGTTCTTCGTAGTTCTCATACGCCCAGCGGTTCCAGAACCCGGTCTCGATCTCCTTGTCGTACAGCAGCTCGGCATCGCCGAAAAGCTGTCCGCGCGAGATAATCTCAGACTCCTCCCGACGCTTCTTGATGAAAAGCGCCTGAAGATCGGGGTCAATCGCCTGCGCAAGCTTCTGAAGCTTGCGCTCGTCTACTTTGATACGCGCCGTCATGATGACCAGCTGAGGAAGTACAAACTCCCCCGGTTCCTGAGCTGCTGTGTTAATCAGCAACTGCAGCAAATTATTTGCCGCAGTCATCAAGACGTGATGCTTAGCGTCCAACCGCAAACCTGGGCCCACACCCTGCTGGGGCGCGAGCGTGTAGTTGTGCGTTCGCATCACTGAATATTTGAGTTTCCCTCCTTGGGGTCGGCTTTCGACTACATTTAATGTAAGCGAATTATGCGGACCCGCCGTTAGCACAACGAATTGCGGCCTATTACGAAAATAGGGCTCTTCGCGGTGCACAGGCCTGAACATATTGGCGTCGTGCCGGCATCCCTGTCCGGGCAACACGACCATTGCTGACTTACCCACCAGACAGTCACGCAGATCTCGAAATTGTTCAATAAGATCTGCGTGACGCGCGATTTGCCTTGCAGTCCGTTCCATGCTTGGAAAGCTGGGATGAATTGCACCGACTCGCTTCTGGTCATTCGACATAAACATACTCCGTTTTGGGTTTAATGGTACTTAGAGTATTTAGCCCAATTATTGGCGACATGCCTACGGCCGCCGCAATTTTTTGGAATAAACACGTTACGGGATTGGTTCCTCCAATCCAATTCATCAACTAATTTTTTAGTGCCGTCGTAGAACAAGATTTCAATCCCATTCAACACACGGCGCTGTTCACGTACTGGCTGCCCGTCAAAGACGAGCATTCGATACGAGCTAGTTGACGTTAAGTTAACCATCTTCCATTTGACCTCCAGTAAGGCTTACACGCCTCGTGACAAATTAAAGATTCACGCACAAAATAGTGCGTACTTAATATGCCACGATTTTGCGTGTAATTTAGCTGTCAGGGTCAGGAAGTATGTTGTCAAATACACCTACACTCTGGTCGTCGTTAGAATCAAAAAACTCATCGGAGTTGTCGGCAAACGAGGTTGCGCCTTTTGGCGTTTTAATGACTGGCGGATCTGTTAGATGAATGGGGTCTATGCCAAGGTAACCTGTCTCGTCTACCTCGAAGTCTTCGGCTTGCACGGTAAATAGCGGCTGAGGGCCCCACGGTGTCAGCAAATGCCGAAACGGCGGTTTGGACACACGCAGCATAGAACCCGCAAACGAAAAGACCGACACGTCTTTGTCCACAAGTTCTTTAAGCCGCTCCACAAGCGCTTCAAGCGTGTCAAATTCTTCTACGCCAAAGTCGCCGCTAGACTGAAGCACAGCCGCGTAAAATTTAGCGTCTTTAGTTGCTTTAGTGTCTTTGCTTGATTGTTTTTCTTTGCTCATGTCTCACCGCGTAATTTTTTAAAGTCAGCCTCAGTAAACGAATTGCGTTTAAAACTGTTGGTGTGCTCTAGCGCTATGTTTGCCGGAATTGTTTTTACAAAAGGCGGCAGTACGCCATTAGGCTCTAAATACGTAACGTTATTATTTGCCAATACGCCAAAGATGTGTACTGGAATAAACACTGCCGCGTTAGTGAATTGCGGCATCGTTGGGTCTGGTATCGAGATCTCGTAGGTCACGGCGCTTGCAAAAAAATCGGAACCGCTTACGCCGAGACCGCCTAAGAAATTTAAACATGCGTTAGATTGAGCTTTGGGTATCGCATACAGCCGCCGATCCCAGTCAATTGTATTGCCACTAATTTGCGAAACGCCAAGCCCCGTAAAAAACGGAAACACAGGTTTAAACACTTCTACGCAAAAAGGCTGCTCGTCCTTTGCAACGTTAAACCGCGCAACAAATTCACCAACGGGATCTGCCGGCATTTTGCCGTGCGTGACAAGAAGCGCCGGCGTAAAGCAAACAACGTCGCCGCTGCGTTCGCGCATTGCGGCAAGACAGGACAGCCGCGTTGTTGGCGCGTGCTCTTTTATAACCTCAGTCTGCGTGAGCCCCGCAGATTCGTTCATGATCCGACCCCGGTTTTAACATTACGTAGCAGCATAAGCAGCACAAAGGCGGCGTCTACAACGTTATCAATACCGTCATTTTTGTACTTAGCCGGATCAAAAGCCGTTTCAAAATTTTTGTTTGCAGCCTTAATCATATCTTCTTTATTTGCGCGGCCGCTGCCGGTAGCAAACTTTTTAATCGTTGTAATACCAAAGCCCATAGACGGAATATTTTTTTCTTCTGCCCACGTAGCTACGGTTACTTTCATACCGCCAAGAACTTCTGAGGCTGTGGCGACACGAGCCATAATTGCCGGAATACCAAACTTGCGGTTTATGAAGAACTCCCGCGGCGGAGTGTATTTTACATCTTCGTACGCAATAGCGTCTGGGTTCACGACGTTTAAAAAACCGCGTAAACGAACAAACCGTGAAGCGCCTGAATCTAAACCATTGTTAGCTAAGTCCCACTGAAAGAACTCCAGCTTTTCTCGCAGCAATTTTTTGCCGGGCACGTAGTCGTAGATCGCGACGCCACAATTACTGCCGAGATCGAGGCCAAGACACCGAATGGCGCCCTCTTCTAGCTTGGGCAGTTTTGCCGCAAAGCCGTCCGGGTCACGATACATCCTGTACTTGGCCATATTACTTCCAAAAAATAAGGCGATTAAACAACGACTTTTTTGCAGTCGATTTTTCGATTGGAGGTGCCAGTGTAGCGATAGCCGCTTTTTCGCTCAATAGGGCGTTGAGCTTTTGAAGTTGTTCGCCTAAGGAGTTAACGCGCGACTGCAGTAAATCGTTGCGCAACTGTAATTGCGCTAACTGCTGCTCTTGTTTTGTTGGTAAAACTTTAGCGCCAACCACGCTGCGGACAGTAGCTATAAAGTCAGCCATACCAGCAGCGGCAGGCGATTCTTCATTTACGCGCGTAACATCGCGCACGGCGACAAACCACGCAGCGCAAAAAACCTCGCCGATGCTCGCAAAAAGGAGCTGCCGCACTAAATACGGAATGTCAGTAAAGTCTCGACGGGCCAGAGCCTGCTCAAAACTAGTAACCGGATCAGCGGCGTTGATAAAATCGCGTTGGGCGCGCGCCAGCGCTTCAGCGGCGGCGATGACGGCATCTGCAGTTATGCCCTGTTCTTCTTGCCATTGCAGCGCTTCTACCGTTGCGGGTTTAGCCGCGCGCTCAACACCAGCGCACATCAGCGTTGGCGTCACGTAAGCGTAATCGCGCTCTGGGTGATACGCCGGCCCGTGCTCGCCTTTGGGTCTGTAGCCAATAGCCATAAAACCTCCTTGTTCAATATCGCATAAGTACGATACCGAAAAACACCGAAAAGGCAATAGCGCTGATAGCTAAAAAATAACCGGAATTAACTTCCGGTTACGTGGTGCGCCAATTGGCGAGACTGCCAACAAGAAAGGCACAAATCAACGCTGCGATCAATATCAAAAAAACTATCGAGCTCGCAGTTATTGCAATGCTGTTTAACAAGAGCTTGTTGAAAAATTGCTGCTGGGCAATCTGTGCAGCCAAGAGCGCAATGTTCGCATAGGTGCGCAAAAAGCTGCGGACAGGGACTAACGCGCGTTCGAATAGCAATTATTTGATGATTGTACGCTTGCATAGACGGCGAGCACGCTATGTTCTGAAAATGCAACGACTCCGTACTTCGGTGGGCCTCAATAAAAACCAAGAACCTGAGGTTAGTAAAGTGAACGCTACTGATATACGGGCGAGCGTTTGAAAACCCGACTACTCGGGAAATAGCAGAACAACTTGCACGAGATAAAAACTGCTCAAATACGCCGGGACAATAAGAACCCGCTAGCGCCCGGCACTGAAATAAGACGCCCGGTTTGCCGCGTTGTCGGGCTGGATCCACCTGAAGAACTTGTACGGGCATCCACTCGTCAGATACTTGCCGCGTCCACGAAATAACCGGTATACCGTCGCGAAGCAATTCCGCGTTTCCAGCTAAACGCCAAGAAAACGCCCCCGCGTCTTTTCGGTCTAGGACGGCGCCGGCTAAAGACCGGCAGGTTTCAAACACGGCGTCGCGCGACACCCGCGGAGGTAACGCCTGATAAACGTCGGCGGTTAAGTCTTTAAAAGTGTCGCCAATTATGTTTTTATCGATGTACGGCCGAAGCGCCTGAATTAATTTGTCTCTTTGTTTGAATATGCGAGAAAGATTGAATTGTTTTTTCATTTCGGGAGCGTTGTTTGTAGCGTTATGGGCGAAGTTAGAGGTACAGAAAGCGTAGGCTGCGAGTTAGGCTGCGGGCGGAGCCGAGCAGAATCCACTGCGGACTTCATAGCCGTAGTTACCTGCTCCAAAGTAATCAACTCATTGTGGATGCTTTCGACTAAACGCCGCAGCTCAGCAGCAATCAAATTAGAGATATCCCCAATAAAGTTGACAGTCGAGATATTTGCTTCGCTATCAACGCCATCTAACGCATAAAGAATTTGAATATTCTTAATGGCGATACTTGGGGGCAACTTATCGGCTTGCGATAGCCCTTGAAGCGGGCGAGCTAGTGCCCGTAAAGAAACGTAGCGGGCGTGCATGTCTGTAAAATCAACTGCGTGCGCAGCAATAGCCTCAGCCGGATTTGTAATCATAGTGCCGTCTGCCGGCTGGTTAGAAGAGACAGGTACTGTCGCGGTAAGCGTCGGGGCAGGAGAAATAATCGCTTGCGCCTTACTGGGCGCCTCATCGCACACAGTTGTCTTGCATTTTCCAGTCTTGCAGCTTTTTGCCATGTTACACCTCCGGGGATACAGCAAAACCAAACCAATAAACCATTGCCGATAAATTGCCGGCAGCGTCGTATTCAAGCTCAGCTGGGTTGCCTGTTATCACACGCAACTGCTCAACTAAAAACGGAGCGGCGGCTGCAGCAATTAAACCACGTTTGAACATAAACGCAAGAGCTAAATCACCCTGCGGCGGCAGCCTATACTCAAACAACGGCACGCGAATAAACTCATCGTGGTCTGTTGTTGCCCACGATATCCCGTCAAGCTCAGAAATAGCCGAGTCAGCGACCAGCCATTTTGTAGCGTCGTTGGTGGGCCGATTAATAATAAACGCGGGGGCAAAGACAGAATCTGCCCATGTGGCCTTTGTCCGAACAAGATCCATACGGGTAACTATTGTCTTCATGCGCTTATTGCGGCCTTAGCTACTGCGACTGGCAACACTACTGGCCCAACTTTAGACTTAGCAACAAAACCAATTAAATCCACAACAGCGTCTCGCGATATCTTCTTGTTGCGGGCGTATTTATTGACAATGTTATCTAACGTGTCTAAAAAATCGTCGCGAATTTGGGCGCTATTAAACGACAGCCTAACTGAAAATTGAGTGATCGTATCGCCAATCTGCTCAGGCGCTGCGTCATTTTTTAGCCAGACACCTGTTTTAGCGTCTCGCGTATAAACTGTGCGCAGCTTGCCTAAATAGTCATAAACTAACAAGAATGGGCTCTTCTCAATATCGCTGTCCATGGTAAACACGTGGGGCGCAGAAGATGACGCAATTAACGGTAATTGCTCAGATATTTCTGACGTAATGTTTACACGCTCGAACGGCACATAAAACAAGCGTTCGGACTTTTGCCCGGGTTTGTCAGGCCGCGAAGACAGCTGCACTTGGACAACGCCGACCTCGAGTGCGCCTACGCCTGGCTCAATAACGACAGGCACATCTTTAAAATACAGCATTTTTACCTCGTAATGCTTTTAGTTGTTTTTCCGGACCAAAACTCTTCCGCCGGGGCTGTATTTGTGCCGGTTACTTCTACTGCATCAACTACTTCATTAGCTTCTTCCTCGTCAATTTTGGCAATAAACTCATTTACTTTTTGACACATTTGCTGGTGAATCTGTACCAGCTCGTTTAGCTTGTCAAAATTTTCTGTAATCTCTTCCATGTAGCCGCGCATCGTGTCAGTAATCTTTGTGGTCGACGCGTTCATAAGCGTGTCGTACAGGCCGCCGTCGTCTACCCAAAGTTTCTCTGACCGAGCAATAAATTTGCGCTGGTGATCAAGCAAGTCGTAAAGACGCTGCTTAAGCCCCTTGGGCGCCGAGGGTGACTTTTCTCGCGTCTTCTCTGTCCCCCGAATCTCGTTTAACTCGACTGATAGAGCTTTCGTTGTATAGGCTTCCTGCGCACAACGGTCTTCAATTACACGCCGCTGGTCAGGGTCACGCACCGTCAATAAAAGCTGCACATGCGAAGCCGTGATTCGCCAGCCGGGACGAGCCGGGCATCGCCGATTCACAAGCGCTTCAATAGCAGCGGGCGTTGAATACGTCTCATATAGGGTGCGAGCAGTTTCAAATTGTTCAGGCCGAATAGCCTGATCAAAAGCCTGAAACAAAAGAGCAGACGGCACAATATGTTGCGACTGCTGTTCTGGTTTAAGATATTTTTCAGAATTATTGTCAATTTCGTGGACAAGTTCGCCCACGCGCCACAGCGCCATAATGTTGGCGGCGTGTTGTTCCGTGATCAGCTCGTCAATCTTGTGAATAACCTCTACCAACCGCTCGTGCAGGTCGCCTACGTTGACGAGCTGCCCGGAAATAGGTTGGCTGGAAACGTTGATTAACATTGCATGCTCCTTCATGAAAACTTTAGACACTATCAGACTGTTTTTTCTTTTTTGGCAGTAGCAGTTCTAACGCTACAGTTTGGAGCTTGTCGCGAAAGCTGGTTGGTTGATTACGGGCGTGGCGTAAAACAGAGCAAATTAGATCGTAGCCCGTGCGGCCTAGCAGCACCTTGCGCGTATAAACATCAAGCGGATTTCGGGGTTGTATATCTGCGCCAACCATCGCTGAATTTTTGGCTATTAGCTTAGCCATATCTTTCTGAACACCGTAACCAATTAAATAACTTGACCACTTCTTGCAAACGCTTTCAAATTCTTCAGTGTCGTCGGTAAAGCCTAGCTTTAATTGTTGCAGAACGCGTACGCGGGTTTTTAACTCGTCTAGGTCGATGCGTTTCTCAAACGTCTGGCTAATTAACGCGCCCGTACGCCCGACAAGATCAGTACCTACATGCACGATACGCTGATTACGCCCAGAATCGCTCAAGGCTAGGCCGAACCGGGTGTATAGGCACGGAAGAGCGCGAACAGCATTTCCAGCATCTTCTCGGTTGCAGAAATACCAGCCAGTCGCGAACGTGTGCGCCGCGTCTGAATAAATGTCTGTGCGTCTAGTGCTCGGATCAATGATATACACTCGAAGCTCACGCCCGACAAGCTCTGCGCGATAAAACCGGGCATCAGGTTCATTAGTGGTCATCTGATTGCGAATCATCTCAAAAAATTCTGAGTTGTCGAGGAGCTTGTGGTTAAGCCCGAGAAAACCGTCAATAACCCGCGACTGGTGGTCCACAAGAAGGCTGCGCTCACGCAACGACTCAAAACGAACCCGCAATGCTTCGTTATAAATGCTCACAGCAGAAGGTACGCTGCACTCTTCGGCGTCCATAAACTTAGACGCTGACTCGCCGGAAATTTCACCAAATAACCTACCCAACCCGCCAGCAATTGCGATACACACCGCGTTAAAGCCAAGTAAATTAAACCTGTAACCGCTTTCGGATAATCGCCCGTCGGCAGTCAGCGTTAATTGCGACGCGTCAGAGATAGGCACAAGTTCAGTGCTTGCGCTGCGTTTTAACAAGTAATCTGCGCAGGCTTGCTCTTGTTGCGCTGAAAAAGACAGAGCAACAATTGACGAAAACATGCTGCGACGGTGGTGCGGCAAACCAGACATGTAGCCAGTTTAAGCAGGGAACCACTCTGAGCCAATAGCGCTACACGCACTTTTTAACGGCTCTATAAATAAATGCCGCCGTGAGTTACCTAGCCGCACCAAGAGCTGCATGCGCGTGTCTTCAACACCCGGGTCTTCGTAGCCTGCGTCGCGGAATGTATGTAAGCAATAAGGAGTTTTAATTAAAGGAAAAACAAGCATATACGAATCTTTTACCGGATCTAGTTCGGCAACGGCCAGCGCATGAGACAATTTACGCAAAAGCTTATTCTGCTTTATAGGTTTAAACAGCTCCGGCAGGCTTACGCTATGCACATGTGGGATTCGTTTGCCAAATAACTTGCCCGGGAAATGATTTTGATATGCGGAATTAAACCACTGAAAATTAAGCTTGGGCTCGCCCGTAGCTTGCCGGCACGCATTTGCCAGTCGGCCCCAGCCAGACATTTTAATTCCACACTCTGTAATTACGCGTTTAATTACGCGCTCTTCATACGCCAACTGCCGGAGACGTTTAATCTCGTCGGCAGCTGGCGTAGTTTCATTAAAGAGCTGCTCAAAGAACTCGTCGCGACTCATTCTGCGAACTGCCCAAGAGGATCTAGGTCAGCCGGCAACAAATCCTCGAGAGCGCCGGTAGCGGCCATAAGCTCGGGATTGTCGGTCTGATGATTCTTCCGCAATTCTTCCATGACCTGTTCGCGGTACTTAACGGCCGGGTCACAGACGGCATACTCATTAATACCGAGCAGGCCATGCAGCAAACCAGAAATCTTCTTATTCTCTTCGATCATTAGGGAAATTTCGACCTCAGGGACGGCATCCTGTTTCGAGATACCGAGCGCGTCAGAGAACACAAGCGGTACATCGGCGTTTTTAGTGCCGTGCTTGTACTCCAGATCGCAGACCTGTTTAAGAATTTCACCTAGTTTGGGGTCGTGCCCCGGCTGCGGCTTTCGATCCGGGTCTTGCAGGTCCATAAGCAGTCTGGTCGTGGCGGTGTGCCAATCCCAGAAATGATGCTGTTGCGCCATATACCGAGTCTCGTTGGACTCAGGGTCGTTGTACGCAATAGTCTTAGGATACCAAAGCAGGTTAACAAGAATACGCCGGCCGGGGGCGCCAAGATTGTTCTTAGTAGCAATAAGCCGGACTTGTTGCCCTTCCTGCCCATTGCGTTCAATCATCTTCGACGACACGCGCTCCATGTCGATAATAATCGTAGGATAATAATCTAGACTAGCGCCGCCGGGAGCATACTTTTTAGGCGGCCCAAAACCCGTCGAATTAATCTCTTCTTTGAGATGATTAGTCGCCACAAAAGCAATTGGATAATGCCTTAAGGTCGGGACAAGCGCCGTACGCATAAAGTCAGATAAGTTACGGGCCAAGTACGGATGCCCCGAGGACGCGTGACCCTCCTCAGCTACTTTGTCCACTCGCCGCTCGACCTCTACAGCAGAAATGGAGTCTACGCCAATGCACATCGGGTAAACGCCAGAACCAGCGTCAGCTTGTTTGTGAATAAGCTGACACAAACTGATATACCGTTTCTGCCACTCCTCAACAGTTTCGGCGCCGACCACAACAGCACGCTTCATGTGCTCCACGTTGTGCCCAAGCAAACCGTCAATCATGCTGCGGCTGCCTTTGTTCTCGGTATCAATCATGACACCGCCGCCGCCGTAAATTGTGAACCAGCGCATGATCTCGATAAGCAGGGCTGATTTGCCGGAACTGTACTTACCGCGAAGCTGCGTAAAACGGCTAAGAGGAAAAATAGTACTCTGCAATAAATACCGCGCAGATAACGCCGGCAGAGGCAAGCCGATGAGCGGGTCTTGCTCTTCAGCCGTAGCCTTTAGAATTTCCGTCATGAGCGGATGCTCACCAAAAGGCGCGGTGACATCTACTGTGGCCGTGCCGTCACCGCCTAAGCTCTTTTTCTTACGTCCCATGTGTAATCCTTGTGTCCGTGATTTCTGTGTAAAAAAGAGTCGGCCCAGCCCGATAAACGTGGACCGGGCCGACTCAGAAAAATGACCGTTACCTACGGCTTAATTAGTTGCCGTTACGCGCAGCCATAGCTGCAGTAGCACGAGCACGAGCTTCGGCTACCACATCATTAACACTGCTCTTGCCGTCGAACGGAGCCGACGCCGTCATACCCGCCTGAAGCTGCGCGAATGCCGCTTCCGCTGCAGGATCAATCTCTGCAGCGTTTAACATGCCGCCCAAAGAAGGAGCCACCGACTGCTGTGAAACAACCGGAGGCGCAGACTGTGCCGTTGCGTGACCAGTAAACTGCGTCTGCGGCATCTGCACCGTCGTCGTATTCCCGCGGAGATAACGAAGGTACTCCGGGTGATCACGCCACGCAAAATCCAGCGCTTCGCGCGGGAACGCGTCAACCATCAAATCAGCCTGCTCCTCAAAGGTTGGGATGTACATGAGCTCGTCGAACGAGTTGTTCTGCGTGGCAATCTTTGGCGTGTAATTGCCAAAAGATACCTGCTGCCCGTTATACGTGTCATGCAATACAACCCAGTGCTGCTCGCCAGAGGTCTTGCCGTCCTGAGACGGGTTCGGCTTGCCAAGCACCACTGATTCGTTCGCGTTCTGCTGCGAGAAGGCGTACGGAGGAACATACAGATAATCAGGACCGTCAGACGAAATACCCAGCGGACGAGGCGGCTTTGGATGCGCCGTAACGCCAAAGGACTTCGACATGACGGTGATCAACTTTGTCGCGTTGGACGAGAGCATATCTCCGCAGAGATAGTTGCCGTTGCTGTCCTGCACGTGCAAAGAATTGAACAAACTTTCGCCTGCGGTTTTCTTAAAACCGAAGATGCGAGAGTTGCCCTCTTTCTGATCAGCTAAATCATAGCAGCCAAAGCCAACCGACCGATCCGGCCGAGTATAAAGCTGCGTAGCACTTACAAAAATAATCTGCTCAGGCCGCTTCAGCGAACCGACATGGGTCTGCTGCTGAAAACCAGCCTGCCGGTTAAGCAGGTCGCAGAACAGAGCGCCGATGCCCGGCGTTTCCTTGTTCTTGTACGCCGCCCTGTAAAGCAACCACACAGGGCTTTCGTACCGATTGGTAGCCGGGTTTCCGTCCCACACAATAAAGTGCAGGCCGGGCTGCCCAAACCAAGAAACGCACTCATACGTGCGGCACCAATCGCCAAAGCCTGCATTTTCGCGAAACGACGTCAGCACCGGAGTGCCGTCGGGATTCGTAAAGCGCTTGCCAGAATCATCAACTGCGTAGGTCGGAAGCAGCTTGAGGCACAAACCGTCATCCAACATCTTTTTGCCGCCAACAATAATAACATTTCGATTCTTGCCATAACAAAAACGTCGCTTGCCGTCTCCACCACTCGCGCTAGATGCCGAGCCAAAGGAAGCAAGATTTTGACTACTGTAACGAGGCATAACAGAAAAACTCCTTGGGAAAAAACTTGTCGGAACCGACTGCCGAACTGTACCACAGAATCTGCAAAAGTCTAGCCCTCATTTTTCGAGTAGCCAATGCATTCCGAGAGCCTCTATTTGCTCGCGTTTTAGCTTTTCGCCCCAGTGCACAAAGACGTCTCTGTCCATGCCAAAATGATACGGCTCCGGCACTGGAATAAGCCGCCCGTCAAGTCGGCGCGGCCAGAAGGGTACGTCGTCTATCATGCACAGAGGAATAACTTCTTTATAAACACGCTCGGCGTGCTCAATTGGAACTATGAGCATAATAGCGTCATGTATTTGAAGAGCTACGTCATACTTAACCTCAGGGTTAGCCACGCGATACCGCATAAAGTTGGCTAACGCTATAGATACGGCATCCGCAACACCGCCCTGAATAGGGAAGTTTTGCGCTTGCCGTTGTTGCTCGCCGATAATCCCCCGCTCGTGTTCCGGGGCAGGAATAAATCTACGAAACCGGCCGTAAGGTCCAACGAGCCAACCGGGATGTCTGGCCCTTTCTCGACATTCTGCGAGGAACGTAGACGTGCCGGGATAAGAGTCAAAATAAGCGTCAATCATCGCTTGGCACTCATCGGGCGTTACGTTAACGCCTTCCTCTTTGCACTGACGCGCAATAGCCTCAGAACCCCGGCCGTACGGAATACCGAAATTCACATTTTTTGCCGCGATGCGCAAACCTTTTTTACCCGCATTTACGAGTCCTGTTTTAGTGGGCTCGACATCGCGGAGATTGAAGGTCTTGCACGCCTGCCGCGAGTGGATGTCGTAATGATCTGGGTGCTCTTCCGGTAAAAGGTTTCGCCGGACGTGTTCAATCATATTGCTATCTTGCGACAACCACGCTAATACCGCCAGTTCCGCACCAGTGAGGTCGGTTTCAATCCCAACGCAACCTTCCGGGACACGGAGGACTGACCGCACGGGATGCTGGTACCGTTCTTTGCCGAGAATACGTTTGTAGTCGTCTTCGCGGCGGGAACTGAGATTTTGAAGAGGCGGGCGAGAAGAAGACGCGCGACCAGTTTCTTTTGTCTGGAAAAGATGCGTCCGGACTTTTCCGTCAGCGTGGACACAACCAACCAGACCTTTTTCATACTTGTAATTACCGCCGTCATCAGTCTCAAAATCTCCTTCTTCGGTTTCGTTCGGTTTTCGCAGTACGGACTGTAAGACCTGCGAAATAAACTTGTAGTCGCGAATCTTTGCCGCCGTCGGGTTGTTGTGCCCCAGGATGCCAAGACTTTCCTTGTCTGTGCTTGGAGGCGCCGTAACCTTCGCGGCGTCTGGGATATCTTTCCAGAGTTTAGGCCGCTTACCTGTTGTTTTAATTGGCTTCAGGTTAAGCGTTTTTGCTTCTTCAGGAACTGCAATTTTGTTAGTAAAATTTTTAATGAACTTGCGCCCAAATAACGCCACAGCCAACTGCGGGTGCGATTTTGGGTTAAACGCCGGCCAGTTTAATTCCTGCCGCACTTCTTCTAACAGCTGATCCTGCGTAAGCATAAACAACTGCGTAAGTTCGTCGGCCCGGTCTTTGTCTATGACCAACCCCGTCATTTCCATTTCTAGGAACGCTAACGAGGCCTGATGCGCTGTCCAGTACGGCAGCCAGCAATCATTGCGATACATGTCGGCGGACAGCAAACCGTCCGTACCGTCAGTGCCGTAAAATTGCAGCATAATTCGCCGCGTAACGTCGACGTCGTAGTTTGCGTAAGGATTTAAGATATGACTCGGGCAATTACCGTAACCGCCCAATTCATCTGCTTTAAGCTTGTTACGCGTGCAGTATTCTTTTTTCCATTTGTCCAGTCGTTCCCAGTATATCGGGGCGGTTGTGAACTTCATGGAACAGCCATCTAAACCGTACTTTGCCGTCTCGTTGTAGGCGTGATACAGAAGACTTGTATCCCAGCCGCCGCGGAGCCTGTTTTCGGGGTCGTTGTCGGGCGCGTATTCCGGCCGGACATCCACACCAAAATCAATCAGCCACGGTAAGTCAGCGCGGAGAAAGTGCCCACCAACCCGCACGTGCCGCTCTGGTGTGCTCTTCAATAAACGAAGAAGCTCAGTTCGAACGCCGTCTAGATCGGGCCGGAACGCTAACGCCCCGCCTTCGTACCGCAACACAATTGTTCGCGCCCACCGATCTTTATTAGAAATCTGGATGGTGCGCAAATAAGCACCCGGCTCAGTTGGGTACTCGCCGTGCCACTCACAGTCGATGGCGATGATGTTGGCGTTAGGGGCTTTATCCGCAATCATCGCGTCAACTGTTTCACGCAGACCGTCGACGGTATAAATCTCAGCGTGGTCTACAACGTCTTCAACGTTTAGCGTGTTTTTGGTTAAAGAAATAAACCGCTTGATATGCTCTCGCAACTCTTCGTACGCGTCAGGGCGCCGAGAAACAAAAGCAGGATGCAGCGCCGTCATAACCTGAATAGAATGCTCGGTCCCGTCGGGCATTGGCACCACAATATTGCCGACACGCCCGCCTAATTTGGTCGGGGTGCCAAACACAGCCTTCGCGGCATCAGCGCCAAGGCACAAAATATAATCTGGCTTTACGAGCCGCAGCTCTTGAGCAAGCAACGGCGCGCAGTTTTTAACCCACGACGCTTGAATCGTATCGATTGATATGTCCGGCGAACTAAACTTACAGGCAAAAGTTACATACCATTTTGAATATTCGTCAATTGATACGTGGCAGTCGGCTAGCGCGTCTAATAACTTTTCGCAGCCTTTTCCAGAAAGAGCGTCCCTAGTGTTGAGATTATCGCTACCGGGGATCTTGCCAATAACCATAATCCGCGCAGGCTTAGGGCCGTAGATAATCGGCTCTTCCCGAATAATATCATAGTCGCGAATGAAGTTACCGATTAGATGCCCCGGAACAAACTGGGCATCAAATAGGCCGCGCTTGCTAATAACCTTTAGAGAAAAATGTTCGTCGTACATAGCGCGACGATACAAATAATCAAGATGTTTGCTGGTTGGAACAATCTTCTTTTTCTTCAGCGCATCCTGATCAATCTCGTCGCCCAAGTCGATGGCGTGTTGCACAAAATCTCCGCCCGGGGGCGGCATGCCCGGAGCGTCAAACGGTACCGCAGGATAAAGCTCCTCGAGCTTCTCCTGTGCCGCGGGATCATTTAACGCCGCTGAAAAATGATGTTCCAAACTCATAGCAATTCCTTTAGGTCAAAGCCTCTAAAACACCCGCTGACGACGCCTGATCAAGCAACATATCTGTAAGGTCGCTTACTGAATAATCTGCAGGGTCGCGAGAGTCGGGCAGCATAATCGGCACAACGTGCATCGCCTGTTGTTGCAATAAAATTTTTGCCTGCTCTGTTTCAGTTTGCGCGTCATTATCGAGCAGGAGAAACACAGGCTTATCGCGCCATGTCTTGGCTATCAAATTCTGCTGCAGCATAGACATGCTCTTGCCAAACAAACACACAGCTGCAGCACCTAAGCGCCACACTGACGGAACGCCCTCGACAACGATCACATAAGGCTGGGTAGCCGCCTGATCGTAGTTGTAAAGCAAAGCCGACTTGCGCATATTTGGCGCATTTAAATACTTAGGCGTCGATGCTGACTGAATAGCCCGGCACTGCCACCCAACTAAAGCGTTACGATACGTAACCGGAATATACAGCCGGTCAAGCATAAGCGCCGATCGCGGATCAGATACTTTGCCGACATAGCCTACGCCAAAATTAAGCGTAAGCCAATCTGGATCAAATCCGCGGGCTTGGACATACAATCGCGCGGGATGCCCCTCTGGAAGGTCGCTAAGCCTTGTGATCTCACCCGGCGGCTCCACAGGTTTAGGCTCAAACATAGATGTTACTGGGCGCACCGGTAACGGCCGTGGGCGCATATTACGCCCAACGCCGAATATAATTTGCTCCAGTTGTTCCAGCCTGCCCGGCTTCTTTTCAAAGTTACAGTTGTAGCACGACGCCAAATGAGTTAGCTGGCGGCGGCCAAAATTTACTTCAGATGCATAGCGGTGATTAACCCACAGACGAGGAGAATGGTCATTACAAAACGGACACCGTATGCAATAGTATTCGCCCCAAGAGGCCCCGTGGATAATTTTTCGTCGAGGATTAGTAGGATCAGGGAGCCGGCTAAAGTGAGCAGAACAACCCTCATTTGATATTTTAACTTCCCCAAATTTTTGCTGTAACAAACTGTATAAGACCGGATTTAACGGTTCATGCATACCTACACCGTAAGAGGCTTAAAGAAAATCTTGGCTAAAAGTGTCTGCTTTGAATCGAGAAATTGACGCGCCGCCACGAGCACCTGCACGCTCGCCGCCCTTGAACTCAGCTACCGCGTCCATTGGGAGGATCTTCTTAGCGCCGGCGTGCACAATATATTTGTCTGTAACTAAATTAACGTCGACGTAATGATCGTGGATACGAACCAACCCCATTGGCGAAGTTGGCACCGTAGCGCGAATCTTCGAGTAGTGGATGGTGCACACGCGAGAATCAATATCGCGAACTCCGAGACAAAAGCAAGAGTGCAAATTTTCAGCGAAGCTTTTGCCGCCCTGCGAGTCGTGGTGATGAATGTATCGGCTTGGCGGGTACGTTCGAATGTCGCCCGGGGCCAGCTGATGAGCAATTAAAATTGTGGCGTTAAACTTGTCGGAAATGTAACGCCGCAGTTGATCTGGAAGAAGCTTAATATACCGCCACATGTTTTCCTGCAATTTCGCCGTAGCGGCAAAATTGTCAGAAGCTATCATGCGCTCAATCATAAGACCGGCGTAGTCGATGGCAATAAAGCCAATTTCGCATTTGCGCTCTTCCTGAATCCTGTGCAGAGCCTCGGCCAACTCTGCAGGCCCGCCGCCGCCACGAGAGCCATGCGCGCTGCTGTGAGCAAAGTCGAGGTACACGAAGTTTTTGTTGTACCACTCGCCAATTGAGTGCCAACGCTCCCGCTCTCCAAGAAAGATTTTGCCGTTCTGGTTCTCAGGGAGCTTGAACTCGTAATCTTTAAGATTCGTGCTTGTCGAAAAGTTGTCCCAGAAGTTGCTGGTTTCTCGAGTAACGAACAGTTTCCGATCAATATGCGCCGCGGCCGACCAGCAAAGATGTTTAGTCTTGTCTGCCCCGTCTTCGAAGCCCACGAATACAGCCAGTTTATTCTGCTCTGTAAGATAGAAATTTTCAGCAATACGGACAGCAGCAGAAATAAGCATCGTCGTCTTGCCACCGCCGAACGGCGCAAGACAACCGACCAAATCGCCGGGCCTGATGCCGCCAATAAACGTATCAATCCACGGCACGTTTGTTGGCTCTGGCGGAGGTGGAAGCTCAATTGGGCTACCAAATTCAGGCAAAGCAGCCGCGTTCTCTACAACAGCACCTACGTGCCTAACTCGCTGAGACTGCTGACAAAATCCGTCCAGCAACTTGTCGATGTCTATAGGTGCAGCGTCAAATGTACTTTGATTTAAAGCCGTCTGCAGCTCATTTTTAATCAGGCGAGTATTTAGAAATCGCCGAATAATATCTTCGCAGTAACTGCGCTCTGCTCGGTGCTTGTCAGCATCAGGCACAGGCGTGTCAAAAGCCTCGGCAATAAACCCGGGGTTAGTGTCGCTACCGATTAGGAACAAGACATCTTCGTTAGACAGCGACACTTGTTGCCGAATAGCCAAATTTGCAATGTGGTTCAGCAGCATTGATTTGGTCATAGACCCGTGCGCCTCGGTAAGGTCGCACATGGCTGAGAACATCGCGTGATACTTAATTTCACTGAGCGCAAGCGCAAAATGCTCAGCTTTCAAACCAGCCCGCTGCGCTTCTCCTAGAAGGCGGTCGTGCCGGATAAAACTGCGGAGCATAGCCTCAATTTCAGGGGCCGTTATTGGCGTAACGTCTTGAATCAAACCAGACTGATAATTCATCCTTGCCTCCAGTACATCCTTATTTCCTCAACTGCTGACAATAATGGTTTCGTTATGCACCATTCTACCACTCGAGAATACAAACGCTGATTCGATTCATATTCAAACGCCGCCGGCCACAAAAATTTTTCCGCCGCGTCACGTGCTTGAAATAAATCAGCAAAGCCGTGCCGAAAAAATGGCGGTGCCGTTACGTAACCCTCGTCGCAAATAACGCATGCGTACTGGTCAGTTTTTGATAAATTAAACTTAGCCAGACTTTTTAAGCGTAAGTTAATTGTGCGACCAGCAGTTTCATAGTTTTGCTGAATAAACCCTGGCATAAACTCGCAGTACTCTTGATATATTTGCTCTGAGTTTTTGCTGCACAACTGCGTAGGCGAAATGTCGCGAACCTCGAACGATTCGCGAATGCTCACGTACTTAGAGACAGCCACCGGCGAAAAATGAGCCGCGACCCACGCCCCGGGATCTGCATCACAAGCCGTAATCATCTTTACGATTCGCGGCCACACGGGCGTAAACTTACACCCGAAAGAATCTTCACCGCCGTCCCACCGCGGCACGCGTTTTGTCTGCTCTGGTTTATCCAGCTGCGTGGTGCCTTTTTGCCGCCAAATATAAGAGTAGCGAATGTAGGCAGCTAACTGATTTGGCTGCAGTAGCCTAAACCAGTCCGGCGTTAAAATGGGATTTAACCCATTATGTGTCTCTCCAACTACGCTGAGCGTCATTCCAGTTTTGCTCCCATCCTAAGAGTTTGTAGGAATTTCGTCGGCCCATGCTTTTGCGATAGAACGTCGAATCAAACACGTCCATGCAATCGATGACTTCGCCGAACTCCTTTTTTACGCCGTCTGGTGATACATAAATACGACTAACGCGACCGGGGCCCTGCACGTCAACAATATCGCTGTCACGGTCATCGGCACGCACTAACACGTTTAACTGCTCAAAATCGACGCCAGTAGCCCAAACGTCAGTGGCTATTACTTTGCGTAATTTACCAGCCTCAAATTGATCGCGCAGTTTGTGCTTGTCGTGATCATTGAGTGGCTTGTAATCTTGCGGTAATAAGCCACGTTTCTTATACGCCGCACAATCACTAGGCGACATTAGCGAGTAAACAAGTGTGTACTCCGGCAATAAATGCCCAAGATTGACCGCGTGTTCAATAGTCTCGACCAGAATAAGAATCTGGTGCTCTACTGGGTAGGCGCGAACAGCGTCGGCGATGATACGGTTTCGCTCAACGTTTGTCCAGACCCCGTGCCGTTTTTTCGCTACGCGGTTGGAGTAGCGCTCAACCGGGTTGAAAGTCATGCGAATTGGCAGCCACGTGACACGAATTGGGACAACGAGCCCCAGCTCCACAGCGTTCTGGTACGTCAGCTCAAATATCATTGGCCCAAATAACGGCTCAAGCACGGCGTGCGCGTTGTCCATACGAGCATACGGCGTAGCGCTTAGCCCAAAATTACGACTGTGGCGATACCGCTCCGCAAGAGACGTAGAAAAATTAATCGTGGCAAGCTGATGTACTTCGTCGCAAAACAGGAAGTCTGCGTCTCCGTCAGAGTGCGCAAGACTGCCAGCTGTAATTACTGTAACCCGCTCCCATTCTTTTGAACCGTCGCCCACGAAGCCCACACGCGGAATAAACCGCTTGAGTGACTTTACGATTCGCTCGGCCACGTCTACTGATTTGGTCACAACGTGAATTTTGGCATCTGGAAATAAAAGAGCTAACGCGCCAATACTCGTAGTTTTACCGAAACCAGTTACAGCTTTAATAATGCCGCACGAACCTTTAGCGATTGTCTGCAACAGCTCTTCCTGCCGGGCGCGGAACTCAATGCGGCCTTTGAGATTCTCCCATTTAGGCACATAGCAGTTTGGCCGTTTTCTAGGCGGTGAGTTGTTTACAAACGTTACCTTAGCGCCAAGCTTTCGCAGCCGAGCGGCAATTCGTGCAAGATACCCGCCAAGCACAATTAACCTGCCGTGTTCGTACCGGTACAGCTTGTATTCTGTAGTCTTAAAAAACTGCCGCTGGCCGGTAATCGGGTTGCGCTGCGCTGCGCCATGTACTTGCTCTACATGCTCATACTTCAAATCTTTTGTAAGCGAATTAACAAAATTTAGATCAAGCGGCATCCCGTCAGCGCGAGCCAACGTCAGCAGATTGCCGCAACGAGTTATTACCGTGTCGTGGTTTTCATACATCGTTATTTTCGTGTCCTTGGGTGGGCACGATTGATATGATTTCAAATGTCCCATAATGCTCAGTAGAGTTGTTGAACGGCGAAAAACCTTTGTACTTACCGACAATGCCTAAAAGCCGCTCAAAATCGGCTAACGATATCTCTTCCGGAATAACAGCTGACAGCGTAATTGTGTCGCCCGGCTGAAACGCCTCGTGAACGGCGTAATGGCTGCGCGTGCCTGTTGGCGACGAAGTCACAATGCTTCGGCGCCAATCATTGCGTGTGCGCCCATCTATAAGCGGGCACCAATCTATCTTCTGCACAACGCTGTGATGCTTGTTGGCAAGCTTGGCAGCGTAACGCATGACGCCAAGCCACGCGGCAGGCATAAACATTACCCTGCCGGCGGGATCCCGGTCAAACCCAAAGTAGACCTGCCCGTGTTTCCGGCGTTTTGCGGCGCCTAGGCAGGCTCGGTTAAACCGCAACTTGATCTCAACCTCTTGCACAAATTCCTCACGCTGTGTGCTTTAGAAACGCACTCTGTTCTTCGTTTGTTTTAAAAAAGCGCTCGCGTAAAAAGAAGTCATCACGAGCGCCGGGACGTTGCGTGATTATATCGAGCCAATTCGCCCTCAGGTAGCGCACAAAGCCCTGTGAAGCCCGCAGGTCGCCCTTGGCTCCACGGCCGGCTTTGTCCCAGATGCGCCATAAAAAATTGTCTGGGGCGTTAAAATCAATATTCTCTGGATTTTGTGTTTTCCAGCAGCTAAGAACTAAAGCACAGCGAAAATCTCGACCACGTTTTATTATTTTTGTGACGTCTGATACTCGGTTTTGCGTTTTAGGCGTTAAACCAAGATAAAGCTCAAGTTTAGCTGGATTATCTGGGCGACGGCGGTCTACGTACCAGCGCGGGTCAATAATCGTCGTAAGCAGCTCAATAACGCGATGATGAGAAACGCCAGAAACAAAATTTACGATTTTGTACAGTGGATGCGTTTCGTAAAAAGCTTTAACAGCTTTGTCGTACCAACTTGACGTGCGTTTCTGCCGAGCCAGTAGCGCATAAATTGCGTATTCAGGCTCGGTAAGCTCGTGCCAACCGCCGCACGACGACGCGTAATAAACATCGCGCATTCGCAAAAGAACTGTAAACGGATCTGCAAGTTCTACAAGTGACTCGCAGATGTTTGGACCAGCTACGCACAGCGACGCTAGTTCTCGGCGAGCTTTACGCAAATACAGGCTGGTTATGAGCTCTGCATTACACGGCGCTCCGATTACTCTAGCGGCTGTGGCCAGACGCCCAATTACCGGGGACAACAAAAACGCTTCTAGATTCTGGTTTGAGTTTTCTGGCGGATTAATACCCGTCGAATACCAGATAGCTCCGTCAGCCGCCGTATGTAATTTAATTGCCGTCTCATCTGCTAGTGAGAACATATTCCATCACGTGTCGAGCTCAACCGCCGACTCAAACAAATGAGACAGGCTGGTTTCATGTGTTACCATAAGACATTGTAACCCACGCGCGGTCGAAAGCTCGCGTAACTTTTCAAGTACAGGCGCTAAAGCGCGAATTCTTTGTTGATCTAGGTAAGCCGTAGGCTCGTCTAAAGCCAGCAAACCTATCTGATCAGCAAATAACGCGTTAACAGCTACACGAAAAGCCAACGCTAAAACAGTTTTTTGACCGTACGATAAACGTTTTGCGGGTTGTTTACGGCCGTCAAAGAACTCGGCAATAAATGTTGGCGAATCATCTGTTGCAGCTTTGACAAAGAAGTCAACGCCGAACACCTCCAGCAGCTCGTTAATTGCGAGCTCTAGCCGCTGGAGGTTACGCTTTGCCACAAGCCTTGGCGCAGCTTTTAAAGCCTCACGCGCAGCTTGAGCCGTCTCAGACCAATTTCGCAAATTAATAGCCTTCTGTTCGTCGGCCTGCACCTGCGCTAGCTGGTTTTGGAGTTTCTCTCGCTCGAAAGCTGTTTGAGCCCGGTCTTTTTCAAGCGCTTGCCGAAGAGCAAACTGTTGGTTTAGCCCTGTTAACGCGTGTTGCGCAAGATCTGCATCAACTTGCGTAGTTGTAAATTTATTGAGTTGCTCGCTTAAAGATATCTTTTGCGAATTAACTGCGCTCAACAAGCCGGATAAACCAGCCTTACGTTCTTTTTCTTTTTGGGCTAAAGGTTCAATTTCAGCTTTGGCTTTCTGCAATTTTTCATGGTCTGCAATTGTCTGGACTAGTTCTTCTTCAGAAACGTCTGGAACAGCCACGCTTGGAAACGAGCACGCGGCGTCAGTTAACTGAGCTAATTCAGATTCTAGGGCAGCGTTTTGTTTTTCCCACGCAGCATAAAGGTTGCGCTGGGTAATTGCGGAGGCCAGTTGATTTTTAGCTTGAGCTAGCTGCGCTTCTAACACCGGAATCTGTTGTTGCGCCTCTGCCAACGCGCCTACAAGGTTCGTGGTGGGTGTGTGGCATGTCGGGCACTCAGCGACGCCGGCGTTTGCAAAGCTCTGGATAAACTGATTAGCTTTTTGCAACCGCAGTTCAATCGTCTTTTCCGAATTGATAAACTCCGTAATTTGGTGATCCGGCACAGAAACTGGCGCTAGGTTAGCAGCTTGTAAATCAGCAATTTCCTGTAAACGTTTTGCTGTTTTTTCTCGAGTTCGCGCCAGCTGTTGATATGTCGCCAAATGCCCGATCGCAACTTTGGCGTTTGCGTGCGCGTCCTGCGAACCGTCAATGACAGCCTGCAACGCCGCTAAATCTCCTGCATATTGTTCGCAGGCTGTGGTAGCCAGTTTTAGCTGCTTGTCATACTCCGCAAGCTTTACGTCTGCGGCAGCAAGATCTGTGGAAAGTTTTGAGCAATCTTGCCAATCTTGCATAACCTTCTGATGCCGCGCTTGCTCTTTTAAAAACGTCTCCAGCGCAGGAAGCACAGCAATTTTGTTATCAAATTCGTCAATAAGCTCGGTGACGGCTATTTCTTTTTCAAGAAGCAACGTTGACGGTTCAGGTACTTCAGGGATTACAAGCTTTGTTAGTTGTTTTCCAATAATATCTTGACACCGTTCAGCGTTGGCCGTGCCGAACAGTTTCTGGAAAAACTTATCAACCTCGGTAGCGCCGTCTTCAATAAACGCAAATAACTCGTTCTGCGCCACAATCACAAACCGAGACATGAACTTGCTGTCTATGCCCAACAAGCGCTCAATGTGCGCGGTAACAGCCTTGTCTCCGCGAGCAGCCTCTACGCCATCTATCGTTAGGGTCGCCTGCTCTTTTTCAGGCAGCAGGTGCCGAGTGACGACTACCGTATGCCCCGCGTGCTCAAACTCAAGCGTGGCATAAGACGTCTCATTGTCTACGGAAAACTGCGAGACATTATCCATCTTTAGGCCGTTATTCGGGTTCTCACCCGTTAGCAGCCAGCAGATAGCGCCCAGCAAATTAGATTTTCCGGAACCTATTTTCCCAATAATAGCCACAAGTCCGCGTGTAAAGTTACACACACGATGCTTGTGCTGACACCAGTTTCTAACCTCCAGCCGTAACAGCTGCATTGATAGTCTCCTGAAATTCTGCAAATTGTCGGTCTAGTTCGGTGCCAGCGTTCTCAGCCGCCAGCAACGCTGTAGCCAATTTTAAAGCTATCGGATTATCTGCTAACAAGTCACATACGGCGTCGAGCAGGTCATTTTGCGCAACAACACGATTTGTCTCCTCTTCGCCGCGAGACTTGTCTACTAAGGCCTCACAGAACAGATGCGCTTCTTTGCCCACTGCGTTGGATATCCGCAGATGAGCGTCAGGAAGTCGCTTGTCGAATTTGACACGAATCAGCGGCTTGCTAATTTCTTCAGGCAACGGCATTTGCGTCATCAAAGACAAATCACGCTTAAAGTCGCTTCTGCAGAACTCGTCTAGCAGCTCGGGCGTTGTTAGCGCATACGCTTTAAATTTGCGCGTAACGAGCGGGAGCTGCACAGTCACAAGATCTTCGCCAGAACGACAGACGGCGTACACAGACTTGTCAGCGCTTTCGCTAATGTCCTGCATGCACGTTGAGCCGGGAGAGTACAACTTAACAGGCAAGCCATGCGCATTCGCTGCCGTCTCGATTGTGCGCACGTGAAAGTCGCCCGTCAGGACGTGCTGTACGTGATGCACGTCAGAAAGCTCGCACTCGGGTCGGCCGATATTCTTCATCAAGTCTTTCCATACCTGATGGCACACAAGCATGTCTGTGTCAGCCGGTACGCGTTTAAACGCTTCTTGAATATCGCGCCGAGGTAGCCAATCAATGCCCCAGAGTTTTACGCCATTTAACTCAAATGCCGTCTCGTTTACGTGCTTTGGCCACGGGTGCACACTCATCCACGTAATGTTACGGTCTAGCTCGTGCTGACCTTGCGTGTAATACACCGGAAGGTTAGCCGATTGCATGCGCGCCATCTGATCGCACAGTTTCTGGACTGGCGCAGCAAGATTGCGTTTTACGTCAAGCACGTCGCCACCTATGACCAGCGGCAAGTTTAGCTCAAGGCAGTAATCAATAATTTGCGTAAAGCTGCAATAAGAATCGCCGTAGATTGCCGGACGGCTGCTCCACGCGCCGTCGGCTAAATGCGTATCAGCGCAAAAAACAAACAAACGCGTTAAATTATCAGCCACAAAATTCTCCTACATATAATGGTCTAGGTCTGTGTCGTCATCGTCCGACTCTTCGGTGTCGTCGTCGTAATCTTCTTCTTCTTCTTCGTTATACGCTTCCTCGTCGTCTTCGTAGTATTCGGCTTCAAGGAGATCGGCGTCTTCTTCAGTCCATTTTTTTGTCGGCAGGATTGGCGGCAACATAGAGAACAGCTTCAACAGCGCGTTGACCAACGCACTGTTTGAAAGTTGATTTGTTTGCAACTTTTGATCGTGGATCTCCTGCATAGCTTTAATCATTTGTTGCCAGTCTGCCGGATGGCCGCTGCTCCAGCCATCGTGAGAAGGCAGATTTTTATCTGTAATTAGAACCTGCTTGGTCTCCGAGTCTACAAGCTTAAAAAACGACTGCGTAAAAATACCAGCTACTAATTCCGGCGGCGTAACTTCTTTTTTAGCTAACAGCGCTTTAGCCGACGGAGCAAATGTAGCGCCTAGAGCAGCAAACTTGCTACAGTAAAATAATTGCTGCCCGTGAAGCGTTTTAGCTAGTTTGGTGGCATGAATAGCGCACGTCAAACCGAGTCCGTCTGGCGCCAGTAAACCACGAATAATTTGCAAAAGATCGTAGTCGCGCTGAATAGCAATACAATACGTTTGAATAAACTGGCGCTCATCTGGCGACATTTTTGCTTGATCGAAGCCTGACATAACGCCGTCCGGGATCATAGGGTAGTCAATTTATAGGCAACCGCGCACTCATCGAAACACGCTGCTCGCCGTATGGCGTTCTTTTTGCGCTGCAGTAGCACTAGCGCCGTATTCGTGGACTAGGGCCTGTAAACATCACAATGGCTACGATAACGGCCATCGCGGTCGCAGCCTGCAATACCGCGCTTAGATTCTCGTCCATATCTCTTCCTTTTCGCTGTGGTGTCACTCTGTTCGCGCCAGCAGCGAGCGAAGCGTGGCGATTTGCTGCGAGGTCGGCAGCGGCGATGTGGTGCATTCACAAAAGCCGACTGCGCCTTCCACCGCCTCCCGCTCCGCGTCGGTGATACGCAGTCGGGCAATCTCTGCTTTTAAATGTTCGACCTCCTTCGACGCGGCTTCTGCTGATTCGCAGGCCGCGCGCCAATCGTGAGCCTTGTCGACAACGCACTGAATTAAAGCCTTCCTGTAATCATCTACGGTTGGCATATCGCTGCTGCTAACCGACTTAACACGTTGCCGAGCAATAATGGCGTATGCCTCATCAACGTTACTCATTTGCAAAACCATGTCACTCATCGTTTTCCTTTTTTATGTTTTATTGCAATACTTGTTTTCGACTGACAGCATGTAGTCGTGTAGCGGTTGATTGCGCGGCCACACAACTTCACCCGGATCGCAAATCTCTGCTGTGTCGGCATACCGATAAACTGGTCGTGCCGGATACTCGGTTCCCGCTTCGCACACAACAATACGCTTGTTTTTGTCATTAATAAGCGGGCCGTGTTCTTCTAAAACTAAACCGGGCGGAGCAGGTTCCAGTTCTTCCTTGGGGCGAACTGTTCCAAAAGGAGCGCCCGTATCCCGGTGGTACTCGGTGAATAGATATTTGTGTTTGAACTTTTCGCGGATGCCGATAAAACCATTGCTCGCCTGCACGAAAACACCAAAGCCAATATTTCGACTGGACAGTCTATACACCCAGCCGTTGCGGCACTCGTTGAGCAGAATAGTGTTCTCTCGATTTGGGTTCATCTCAACCTTTCTAATAAAGTACGCAGTGTAGCGGCGACGGCAATTCCCTCCGGGCCAACATAAAGTTGCGCGACGGCGTGGGCTCCCACATCTAACGCCTCCCGCTCCTCGTTGGTGAGGCGTTCCCGTTCGGGAACTTTCCCCGCCTGTTCGCTGGATTCTCTAGCGGCGGCGGCACTTTTCGCGGATTCTGATCCCGTTCGGGACAGCAGCGAGCGAAGGGTGTCGGCTCTTTTATAGGCAGTAGCCGCATCGTCATCCGCAATACACGACGCAACTGCCTCCCGCTCCTCGTAGGTGAGACTAATCTCGGCAACGTAGTCCCTGAGGTTGTTGATCGCCACACGCAGCGAATCTCTTTCCCTCGCCGTCCACGCCAGTTCACCGCGCAGGCCGGCGATCTCGTCAGCGGCCTCCTCGAATAAATCTCCGCTATGCGCAAGGTGCAGCCCACGCCAGTTGCGAAGCCGCGAGACAATATCTCCGTTATAAGCAGCCGGATCAATAGTGTTCATTTTAACCGCTCCAGCAGCCCGCAAAGCGCAAGTCTTGCACCTTCAGGGCGTTCTGCGCCAGGAACAGCTGCGTACCAATTAATGACTTTCTGCTCGTAGGCAGATAGCGCTGGCCGCCACGCAGCTTGTTTTAATGTTACCGTATTTTGCAACTGCTGAATATATTCAATTAGCTCAAGAACCAGTGCAGCGCCTTCTGTTCTTGGTTGCGCAGCAGCCCATAATGTAGCTTTGTCGACGATGTCCATAACAGGCTCCATAACTTAAAACGTCAGCCTCCGAATTGATCGGGCGGGAATTGCACCCGCTATGTACCTCACCGGCATGCTGTGTAGTTCACCCCGTCGGGTTAGGTCAAGCACGTGGCTGTTGGGTACCGGCACACCAAAGCGCCGCCTTAGTCGCTGTCACTAAGGAGCCGATCAAACTGTTAATCAAAAAACGGAACCGTTTCTTGAAACAAAATACGATAAGCGTTGCCGGGATAATACCAACTATCTGACTGCCACGATACGTGACAACCAAGCACTAGCGAAAGATCGCGCGTGGCAACATTTAAAGCCGCTTCGTATTCTTCTGTGTCAGTCGTCGGGTAGGGTTCTAATACGTAACATTCTTGCCCGTTAATAGTTGTGCAACCAGAATGATCATACAAATCGTCGTGCGCACATAACACGTCTCGGCCTGTTTTAGCGGCAAGGGCTTCTTCTGCCGCAGCAAGCATAAATAACAATTTTTGCAGCAAATAATCAGCAGAAAAATACTTATGCTCGTTATAGCCTTCCGGCAGTAGTGTTTTTGCCGCTGATACGATTTTTTTTCTGAGCCATTTTGGCGGCTTTGCCGCTTGGGTTACAGGACTCATTGTCGTTTTAGCGCGAAGTTCTTTGACATAATCTGGGTTCTTTTTTGCTTTTGACATGATTACCTCTTAAATGTAAAAACTAAACCAATGCCCGACTAGGATTCGAACCTAGACTAAGAGAGCCAAAATCTCTTGTGCTACCGTTACACTATCGGGCAACCGCGTATGGCGTCCTTACCAGTCCGACTTTCATTGCAGCTAGGGCATGAAAACCTCAAAGCTCAATGACTGTCGTTGTTATTGCCCACAAACGACTAGGGCACCGGGCTGTAGCAACGAACAGCCTACAGCATGCCTTACTTAGCTGAGAGCCGGCTCTCCCTTTGATATTGCTACAAATCGCTTGGCAACTTCTACTGTTGCTAAGACGTCGTTCATAGCATTGTGCGCATCGCCAGTCTCTATTGAGAAAAGCTGGCGTAACGCTGTCAGACTAAAAAAAGCAGGAATCATTTTAGTCGTCACGAAAAAGCGCGCTAAAGAAGCTGTGTCTAGCGCAGGATATGCGCAGTATTGCCGCCACATATCTTCGGGCATTAGTTGCGTCCAGATAAAGTCTAGATCAAACGCAACGTTGTGCCCGGCCGGAATAAGCCGATCGTTATCAGCTAACTCCATGCCAGTGCGTAGAAACAGCTGCAGCTCTTCGCACGCAATCTCCGGAGACATCGACGTTTTTGCGTGCTGCACAAGATCTATTTTGTTAACAGAAATTGCGCCGGGATCTACGACATAAACCGGCGGCTTGACTCCGAAAGAAGTTGTCGTCACGACATTAAAATCGTTGTCGACAATAGCCGCGGCTACTGTTAACAGACTAAACTCTCGCGGGTCCAAGCCGCCCGTTTCCGTGTCAATAAATACAAACATAGCATCCTTTCAAAGACAACTATTGCAAGTTACGCCTTTCGTGCTCGTCAAGCGCGAATTGCACCATAGCCGGAAGCAGGTCAACGCTCGTCTGAGAGCCGCCAACGTGCTTGCCGAGGTGCCAAAGAATTGAGCCAATTTCATCATCAGACAAAATTTTGTCGGCTTGTCCGTTATCATCAGAGTCAGTTTGAAATTTTGCAATGTCCAGAACGCTGACAACATCGAGCACAACGAGCACGTCGGCGTACTCTTCGCGAACTTTTTTCAAAGCAGTGATTGCTTCCCACGCCCGGTCCCGCTTAAGCTCAGATATTGACATGGGAACTCCTATTAATGGACTTCGTGCAGTGAAATAAACTGCCCGTTTTTTACAGAAAGATCTACAGCTGCAAAACCGCCGGGTGATTGTACGGCGGCTGTTACGGCTGTGACAAGCTCTTTATAAAGCCGCTTGCCCGCACTTACCCCTAGCTTTGCAGTTAAAAAACCTTCAAGCATTATTGCTTTACCGGCTTCGTTTTTAACAGTCACGTCATTAATTGTCCACACTGCGGCCTTTTCGTCACTCATGGCTTTTTGCCTTTAATTTGTTCACAAATACGGTTGTGCTGCTATTTGGCACAAGTGCCACAAACACAACTTCTCCGGGTGGTTCTTGCCGACTCACGGCGTCCGCACCGACTACAAGCTTATTTACATAATCTGCTCCTTTAACAAGCACGTCTGGTTTTATTGTTTCGATTAAATTTTGCAATACCGAGTTGTCTGCGGTGTCGTCAAAGACGCACACAGCGTCGACTACGTCTAATGCGGCTATATTGCCGGCGCGAGTCGTCTGGTCTTGCACAGGGCGGTCAGGGCCTTTGAGCCGCGTTACGTTGTGATCAGCGTCTACGGCAACAATGAGCGTGTCGCCGTGCTGCTTGGCCTGCGTAAGAAGCTCTATGTGCCCAGCGTGGAGCAGGTCAAAACAACCGTTGGTGAACACGATTTTGCGCCCAACCCGTTTATTCCGCGCTACAAATTGCGCTAAATCAGCAACAGCCATAATGCGGCGTACTGGATAGTTTTTGCGCAATACTTCTCGAATTAACTTGTCGGCGTTTAATGGCTTTGTGCTATTTGTTCGCACCCGTTGGCCAGCCGCAACAATCCCAAACTGCATGAGTTTGAGCATGTCATTTTCTGTGAGATCTTTAGGCCTATATTTGCCAATTTCTGAAAAGCCAAGAACAAGCCCAGCTAAGAAAGTGTCGCCAGCGCCTACACAATTCCCAGATGAGTACCGGCGCGGGGTAGGAACAAAGCAAGTCTCGGTGTGCCTGAGGCTATAAAAAACACCAGACCCGCCGTCCGTCACAATTAATAATGGCGTGCGTAAATGCACTGACGCTATTTTAATAGCTTCTGTTAACGACTTAAACGGCCCAATCGTATCGGCAAACAGTAGGAACTCCGCCATGTTGAGCTTGATTACGTCAGCGCCCATGTAGCTGAGCAAATGCTGCGGCTTAGCGTCAACGTAAATTGGCGCTCCCGCAGTGTGCGCGGCGTTCACAAGCATTTTGCGGGTAGCTTCTGAAATACACCCTTTGCTGTAATCAGAGACTACTACGCATTTTGATTCTTTAGCTCGAATTAAAAAAGCCTGCTGATAAAATAAAGCAGCGTTTAATTCATTCGGGGTCTCTGCGTCATGTCGCGCTAAAATGTGCCCATTAGCGTTCACATAGCGCGTTTTTACAGGCGTACAAAAATCCTTAAAAACAGTAATAACGCCACAACAACTTACGTTTGCTCTGGCTTGCAGTCGCCTAAGCATTTCTTGCGTTTCTTGACTGAAGTCCACAACAGAGAATGCCGAGACTTTAAATTTGGCCTGGGCCAACGCTTCAATGACAATGCCCACGCCGCCCGGCTTAATGACGCGGTCGTGAGCTGCGCTAATAAGAGCTACGGCAGCGTGCTCTGCGTTTTTCTTAGCCGTGTCTACATTCCACCACACGTCAACGAGCAGGTCGCCTATGCAGACGACCTGCCCGCGGTTGGTGTGTTTGCTTTCCGTGCTCATACAACAATAAGCGAGACTGACTTATCTCCCAACGGAAACAGATAAACGCCGCATGCCGAAAACTCACGCGGCGTGTCTAACCGCATAAAAATTTGGCCGTTACCAATTTCTACCAAAGTAGTCGTGATGTACGGGCGAAATCGGGCCGCTTGTGCCGTCACGATAACCTGCAAATTTGTGTTTGGAATATCGAACGACCGCATTGCTCCGGTTGCTTGCGTATCATTACGCGCCCAGCGCTCTTTGTCAATGACCTGCACAAGTTTTTCAATGTCTTTTTCAGCCGCAATTAAAGTTGGCACAGATTGGGCAAAATTCCCGAAAACTTTGTTCAATTTTTCTACTACGTCTACAAGTTCGTTGTCCTCGGCAAGCTGCAAAATCATCGTTGGAACAAACAGCTTGGCGCAGGCTAATAAATACGGCGGCAATTCACTGGTGTCGTAGTCTTTGGTAGCCGCAAGGCAGAGAGACGCTGCTGGAGTTTTGACGTATTCACCCGTCTCTAAAATGACATGCGCGACATCACCCTTGATATACGCCAAGCCCCATAGCTCAGGCCCAAAACCGCCACCCATAAGTTCTCCGCGGTAAATCACGACATGCAGCGGTTCGAGGTCTATAGCCGCTACCTTATTAGGCGTAAATATTTTCAGAATATTAGCCCTGTAGTTTAGCGCAGGGGCTAGTGCTGCCTGCGTGTTTTGCGCGCTATCTGCCACAATACCGCGCAAAACATTTTCTTGGGCAATATCCGGATTATCTTGAAGCAAGACTAAAAACGTATAAAGTCCTTCAAGCAAGACTTTGTACTTGTCTTCGTCTTGAACGTTATTTTCTGTGAATATGTCAGCGTACGTTTGAGACAAAAGCGTGCTGCTAACTGGAAAATTTACGCTGTTCCACGAAAGCGCCCCAAGCGCCGTAAATACCTTCGCGGCCGAAGCTTGAAGCTCTGCTCGTTTTGAGCTGGTGTGCGTAAACAATTTTTGAGCGGCCTGCATTAACGCAACCGCTAAGAGAAACTCGTCTCGGGATGTGCTTTTGCCATATTGCGCGGCGGCGTAATTAGATACAAGCTCGCTAATCGCTTCGATCGGCTGGGGCGGCTCGTTGGGGGTGCTCAAGGACTTTGTAGCCATAGCGCTCATAGAGAAACCTTTCAAACTTTCCTTTGTAGACAGCCTGACAAATGTCTAAAAACTGTGGAAACAAAACGCGATAATCGCCAGATAGAAAGAAATCTAAATTTTTGTTGGCAGGAACATTAGAAATGCGCGCTATTTTTACAGCGCTAAAATCAAGCGGTTCCGGCAACCTTTGACCGGCATCAATCGCAACAGACAATAATGGCAGCGCTGGCTGAGCGGACCCAGCTACAATAAACGTGCCGGCGGGGTCTCCGGCCATGCCAAATACCTGCTCTGCAAAGACCAAATAATCTACGCTGGCAGTGGCGCCGAGAACAGCACCGAACTCTGCGCCGGCTGTTGACGGCATAATGTGCAACGGCGTTTCGCCAATCGTGACGTGCACGGTGGCAGCGGCGTTGTTGTCATAAGCTGCAGCAAGAATGCTGGCAGATCTGTCATCTTCCGGCGCTAAACCCCATCGGCCTATACCCTCGGCTATGCCCACGCCGGCGTTTGCCGCAAGCTTGAGCGTTGACCCAAATACCGACATATCAGCTTTGTTCTTTTTAGCTGTCTGCAAGTCACACGCCGCGGCTTCGCTAGTCATAGCCACGTGCGTTACCACTTTATTTTTTAAGAGAGCAATAACAATTGGAGTAATACCGGCCTGCACTACATCTGCGTTTAAAAACAACATAACCGGCTTGTTCTGCTTTCGGGAATGAAACGCAGCTCGAGCCAGCGGAAGAAACGCCATAGCGTCTTTGTTTATTACGTATTCTTTAGGCGTAATAAACGGCTGCGCTTCTGGAATGACAGGCTGCGCAAGAAGCGTGGGGTCTAGCGCGGGTAACTGGCTGCTTATAGCTCTGGGCGGCGCATAAGCAGCTAACTCATCTTTGCGGGAATCATTTGCGAGCATTGGCCCAGAACCGCAAAACAACCACTCGGCAGAGACCACGCCACTTTCTACAAATTGCGCAAACGTAGACAAACGCAAACGAGTACTATCATTTAAAATACGTTTTACCCAAAATTCTGAAAACCCTACAGCCTGCCCATACGCCGCTAAGTCACCGCCAAACACGTGCTCGCCAACGTAGCGCAGGCGGGCAGTGATGGCTTTTACTTTAGGGGACGTCAGGAAGGAACCTTTGCTCTTTTTCGGGTTTTTCGATTCGGCTCCGTCGGTAGGCGCATCCGGTGGCATTATGTAACCTCAAACTGTTTCGGGCGTGCATGACAGCTGCGACTAGCTCAGCGTAACCAATTAACATTCCGCGGGGGTATTCGACAAATAAGCCAAATACATTCATAACAGCTTTGAAGTCAGTGGCTTTTGCTGATTGCAAAAAAATAGCGGAAGATTTTTTGGCTCGATTTACTGGCCGTTTAGCTTTCGGCCTGGTAATAAATAATTGTCTAACCTGTATTTCACAACCCGTGTCCGCAGGGTTGAGCACTACTCGCCACATTGAGCCAAACGTATCTGTACCTAATTTACGGCTAATTTTTTTATAGTTTGCAATCTCCCGCTGCAAAGCTGCGTGGATAACTTTAGCGTTAGCCAGCATGTGTGGTTTGTCCCAGCCAGCACCTTCAAAATTAGTCGTTTTAATTACGTAGGTTTCAATGCGGCAAGTAACGAGCGCTGTTCGGCTTTGTTTCTGCAGCTGCCGCAAAGAACGCGAAACACGCCTGTAAAGCTCTTCAGCCTGCCGAGCAGAACAGAACGGACAGAACCCAAATTTTCCGCAAGGTTTAATGGCTACAGCGTTTGCTGGCCAATGATACTCTAAGCTTGTTGGCCGGCAGTATAAGCAGCGCGCTACGCTAGCTTTTTGAATACCAGATCCGCTGAACTCAGAACCAGGAGACCAGAGCTCTCGCAGCACCAGCTCTTTGATGCGCATGAACCAGTTTCTGTGCGCTTGTTTTAAACGCCGAACTATCGTTGGCGAATGCACGCGCCGCGATTTGATCGCTTTGTTAGCGGCAGGGATTATGACATACCTGTGCGCAAACAACTGCGAAGCAAACCGCGGCACGCGTGCTATTTGCCACCGGGCAAGCCGGTAGTCTTCAATCATCGATTCTGCTGAGCTTGATGAAACTTGAGGATAGCGTTTGTGGCTTCTTGAGTTTCAGCCTGATTATAACCTTCTTGACGTAAACGCCCTTCGACATAACGTCTCTCGGGTGTTCCGCTCATCGTCGTCGTCGAACCCGTGCTCGTATAGCTCGAGGAACTCGTGCTGCTCTGGCCGCCGGAAAAAAGCTGCATAATGAATGCCATCGCGAACACGAGACCAATGATCACCCACATTCCGTTCGTATTTTGTTTTTGAGTCATTCCACGCCCTTTCAATTCGAGTAAGTAACCAAACAAACCACGCAAGTACAAACAACATCCCGTGAAATAACTCCGCGGGTAACTCGTCAAAGCTCACTAACGTCTCGGCCATTGGCGCTCCTTTGCCTGTTTTCGCAAATAGCGTTTACAGCCTTGGTTAACTCAGGTATACGCTCACTCTCTTCAAACGTGCCGTCGCCGACTGTGTTTGACATATAAATCGTCTCATCACCGCAATCTGGAACGTCAGCGCGAAAGATGCCGTGACGCAGCCTAAGATAACCAATCTTTTTAGCGCTGACTTCATCAAAGACGTCGTACTGCTCCGGGCACGCCGAGCACGTGCAAATCAGCCGGCAGCCATGAATTACGATGTCGTTAGGGGAAGTCGTGTAGCCGTGATAAGGTTGCGCCTGCAAACGCAACAACTGCTCAGCACGCTCTGCTGCTATAGCCCGTACCCTTTTTTGCACTACCTCGCGGCTAACTTTGTACTCGCCGCACCATTCTGTAGGCATCGTTGTTGGAAAATTACCGTTCTTTGGCGGATAGCGCCGACAAACAGCTATGCCGACAATTTTTGCGTGATACATACAATTGCCGCAAGATTCTTTGTGTTCTTCTAACAGACCGCTCATGTGTTTAGTTCCTGTGGTTTTTACTTTTAGGTTATTTAACGCGTTACAAATTTGCAGGAGACACTACGAGCTTTTTGCCCAACGAGTATTTGCGCGCGTTGGTGTCAGCGCCGTGGCCCCGCCGTTGCGCTTTGCTCTTGCTCCATTTCTTTCGGAGCTGGCCGGCTATAGCCGTAACGGCAGTTTCGTCAGGGTCAGGCGGGACGTTACTGCGAGAGTGCGTCGCGCATTTTTTCTTCGGGAGCTTATGAAGCTTAGCCAGCCGGTCTAAGCTTGCGCGAGAGATTTTAAGGGCTTGACTAATTTCACCCCGGGTTAAAGAAGTAGCCCAAATACGCTGCAGGGCCGGGACAGAAACAAGCGTGGCTAATTTACGCATAATGCAAAAAACAACGTCCTTATTTTAGGGATTATCAGTCAACTTTCTTTTTAGCTTTTACAGCGGGCTTCTTGCGCTTCTTTTTTGCTAATTTTTTTACGCTAGTTGTAACGTCTAGCGCTTCTTTGTACGACGAAGACGTATCAATATGGCTATCATCGCGTACTTCACGCCAAAGTTGATCAAAATTTGCGCGCGTAGTTAAGAGCTCGTTTTCTAGCTCGCGTACAAACGTGAACAACGCGCTAGTAAAACGCGAATGCACGTCGCCGCTAGACTGCAACCCTTCAACCATAAGCTCGAGCATCTCATTAAAGTCTGCGAGCTTACAGAGCTGTGAGTCTAGGTCATTCAGCCTGTCCCAGTGTTTCATTGTCATTATTTGCTCCTTCAAAAGTTGTGTCTTCTAACTCAAGCAGTTCGTAGCCGAGTTTTTCGCGCTGGTCGTTAATGCGCTCTAAAAGTAACGCCGCAGCTAACTCAAAATTATCAACTTCAATAAACGGCAGAGTTTCTTGCAAGTGCTTAAGCTTTGTCGGGCCTACGCCTGCAATACGAATTTCATTCGGTCCCTGCTCTGTAAACAACTCCAGGCGCGCAATGTTTGCCGCAATGTAATTTTTCGTAAAAACAAGAATGCGCCCTTGCTTGTCTACAAAAAAAGCTGTGTTCTTTTCGTTTGTAATAACCCAACGAATAGCGTCTTCGCCGGGGTCTGTGTAGTGCTTAACTTTTGGCACGATACGGGAGCTAGGTCCGCGCCCGTGACACCGCTTGAATTTATCCCCAGAACCGCACGGGCAGCCCTCGTTGCGCCCAATCCTGTTACGAATAGCCATATGCCCTCCTTGCGAAAATGCGAGAGGCGCTAAGTGTACGCGAAACTAAGATTTAAGCAACTATTTTTTGGCTTTTGAAGACGCCGACCGGCGAGATCGCGCTGCCGTGCCTTTGCGCCTGCTGTTAACCGGGGAATACGGCACTCCGGCCGTTTTGCACAGCACGTACCAACACGACGGGCCAGCGCACGTTTCCCACCAATCTGCGGCTAATCGAAAAACCGTTTCTTTTTCGGCAAGGTCGTTAAATGTGCGGCGCAGGCTCCAGAGATTTTTACCCTCAAGCTCGACAGAAAAGAAACCGCAGTCTCTGACTTTGAGCGCAACACGCAATGGTGCAGAAAACGAGATATAAAACGAAAAAGGCGCTTTGCTGTAGCTGGGCTGGTGCCCCTCGCAGCTGTACGAGGTTTTTGCGCCAAGCTGCTCAAGCATGAGCACGAAATAGTTTACGCCGGGGTCAATCGGGCCTGTGTAGGTCTTGCAGGGCGACGTGCGGTCTAGCTCTAACCGACAGGCGATATCCCAAATGTTTTCTGCAGAAGTAGCAGCTGAGCTTTTAGCAGCAGCCATAGCGAATAGCTCCAGTAAGATTTGGACGAAAGACAGCACCCGGACTTAGGGTGCTTAGGGTGGTGCTTGGGAAAAAACGCAGAATGAGCGAGGCTAACTCTAGCGCTATCAACCCTTTAGCGCGATTACCTTACGAAAAAGTCATGCAACTTGCGTATATCTTTCTTACGAAAGCTAAGAAGATTAAGGATTTACTCATTCCACGTGTGAGAAGGCGCACAATACGCCTTCTCTCACACACAAAAAACTACATAGGCGCAGAGGGAGCAGTTGCCTGCCCCCTCTGCTTTACCTACGCTGCCACGCTCACACCGAACGGTCAGTCAAACACGCGCCGAACGCGCATGTTTGCGTCTATTGTGCGCTGAAACACGATTCGATACGAACCCGGACAAAGATTCCAATTTCCGTGCTCCGGGTGCGAAATCACGCCTGGGTTCTTGAGCACGATAATTGGGCCAGAAAGCGCAAGAGAGTTAGTTACTTTATCCCCAAGTCCACGAGAGACCGAACCCCACCGATTTGCGTCAGTGTCATTTTCGCCTGTAATATTTTGCACGTAGGTTTGAATTTGAGCGTTAAACTTTGCTTCAAGATCAAAGAAATCGTCTGACCTTTCTGCGTCTTCATCATCGATAAAGCGCGAAGCATTGCACGTATAGACTTCAATGCCTGCTGAATTTTCGAGCATGTGCCTCGAGCCTTTTGTGTTCCCCGGCGCAAGCTGGACTGGAAATTCAGGATTATTCAGTCGCGTATAGAACACAGGCGTCGAGGTTACGGGCTCGATCAGTTGGATATAGACGTCACCTTGGCGAACAGTATCGCCAATATTAGCTGCTTCTGGAAAATTCTGATCTCCGTCGTTGACGATCTTCTCGACCGCCTCCTCGACTTGCTTTACCGCCTTCGCAACGTTAAGAGTAGCACTCATGGTTGTGAGCCCTTGTAAAAGTTAAAACTAGTAAGTCAACGCGCACGAACTCGAGCTTGATCGCTCGTTTATTTTTGATAGAGTTAGCGTCTTACGACGCGCCGACAATGTTTAGCGCATTTACGGCATAAGGCAGATGGTCACAAACTGCGCCGTTTGCTAGCCAGCTTTGTGCTGCTTCGCACGTATTAATCGGCGCAATATTGTCAGGATTAAATCTGCTCTCAGGCAGAATTTCCGGTATAGCAATAAAGTATTTACGCCCTGTAGACCGGCACGATAAGACCATGCGTAGTGGCTCGCGCCCAAATGCTGCCTTTGTTTTACGCGGAGCAATCAATACTTCTACGGTATTATCTACCCAATTTTCGCGCGAGTCTAAGACTACAGCACCAGAGTCGTGTAGGTACTTGCCCCAGCCATACCGGTCGATGGCAACACGGCGATTCTCTTCGTTATCGATCTCTTGGATTTCTTTTGGCTTAAGCGTTTCAGGCGCCATAATAATTTTTTCGCCGTGCTTGGCGAGATAGTGCCCTTCAAAGAACCAGACTGCTTTGCCGTCTGCCCACTGCACGGCTGGTCCAGATTCATTATGCAGGTTGTCGTCTGCGTCTAGCCGCATTACCGGGCGCTTGCCAAGAATTAAATAAGCGTCCCTGAATTGCATAACTGCTGGCGTGTAGTGAAAGATCTCTTGATATTTGATGATCTCAGGATCTTTGCAGTTAAGCATCTTAGCTACGATCTCAGCGTGCACGGCGTCAAACCAATGCTGCTGCGGTTGAAACTCGCCGGCTTCTAGGTCTTCTGTGAAGTTCGACACAGCGCCGCTTAACGTAATTTGCGCGCGCTCAACCAGCCTAGAATTCCGGTAACTTAGCTTGTACGCAAGTTTTTCGTATTCGTTCACGTCCGGGGCGCCGGTAGCTGGCATCGAAATAAACAAATTGTAAAGATCGCTAAGCGTGCAAAGCGCTATTGCTGCGGTGTTGTCTCGCCCCGAACTGCTTCGCCAGCGTCTGGCCGGAATAGCACTTCCTTTGGTTTTTTGGGTAAGTTTATGCAGGTGTTGCTGCATCATATTATCCATCAAATTGTTTTTCATGTGCCGAGACCAATAGTTGCCGTTAACAATGTCTCGCATACCGCCGCACTTTTGGACGTTTGCCGCAAACGCCGAATCAATGCCGAGATAGTCGCAGTACTCTTTAGCTGAACTTTTGGCTATCCGGCCCCGAATGATTGCCTGCGCAATGTAGAACTGCAGCGGCGAATCCACAGCAAATACTTTGATTTTCTTATTTTTGCCAATGAGCAATTTCTTGGCTGCGTCAACATCTACAGCAGTGTCATGCAGAATTGTATTTTGCCACCGCGCTACAACTTCGGAAATGATCCGTTGAAACTTCTTGCTCATAAAACCCTTTCAGTACTCGCTCTTTAAAAGGATGGTTCGAGTCTGCGCGCCGTCAACCGGCATGCAGTAAACAGAAAACGTAGAGAGATCAAAATCGGTGTATTCTATTATTTGCTCAATTTCTGGCGGCAGATCTGAGTCAGCTTGGCATAAAAGCCTTGCTGTCTTGTCTGGAAATACTTCAAGAGTCCAAAGCTGAAAATCCTGCAAGTTTGGCTTGCTGTTTAGCGTTGGCTGGTAAGATGCAATTGCGTCCATAAGCCAGAACGCGCCATGCTTGCCGCCGTTTTCAGCGACGTATAGCGCGCCGTCTGTTAGCACCATTTTTGGGAACAGCGGAGACCACCTGTGCCAAGCTTCTGTTCCTGTAAATCCTGAAAGCTCTTTTACGTCAATTGGCATGTTATGTCTTTCTGATAGACAGGCTATAAGTATTAAAACGCGTATTAATCCAGAAAATCATTTGGGTCATTTGGATCTGCTGTTTTTTCTGTTTCGCACTTGTAGCAGATTAGCCCCATCTTGCTTCCGCGAAGGTCGCCAAGCTCGCACATGTCGCCGCAGTAGTGGCATTGATATGTGCACGGCGCTTCGTCGTCTTCTCGCTTGTTGTCCCAGTAGCGCTGCAGCTCTTCTGCTATCGTATTAGCTGGCGCGTAATAGTCGTCAGCATTTGCTACGTGCGCAATTTCTCCGTTAACTTTCATTAAATTAACGAATTCTGCAAACTCTGCGTCTTCAATCTCAATAATCGATTTTAATACAGTACGCAGCCGGGCTTGCTCAGGAGCTGGAAACTCTTTCTTAAGTTTTTCCCATAAGCGGCCTATCTTTTGCATAAATCGAATGTTGCTAAATTGGCTCATGTTAGCCTTTCTTTTATTTGCGTTGTGATTGTGCTGTTACTCGTCTTCGTCAGCCAACATTTCAAATCCGGCTTTAAGCCGCGTAAATAAAGTCTGGTTACGCCTTGTGGGCACGTCGTCGTACGCTCTTGTGTCAGCTGCTTTCTGTGCGCCGTTGTGTCTTTTAGAGCAGTTATGCCGGCTTGAAATGCCGTCTATGACCTGAATTGGCCCGCCGCACGAAACACACGACATAACGTAATTGCGGCTTTTGTGTTCTTCGCTAGTCATTTTTTATTCCTTTGTACGTTCGAGCAAACTACGCAGCGTGGCGGCTAATTCAAAACCGTGACTACCGCCACCCATTTCCCAAAACGCTTGCGCCTCGTGTTCTGCCCACCGTACCGCATCTCGCTCCGCCTTAGTGAGCCGTAGTTGCGCAATCTCTTTAAGGTAATCTATGTCAGCCTGATCGGCGGCGGAGCGTAGCTCCTCAATCGCCGCCTGTAATCGCCGCACCTCCGCCGCCAGTAGGTCTAGATCGCGGCAGGTGTCAGGGTCAATTCTCATCGCCCCGCTCCTCGTCGGTGAGCGTGGGAGGCGTACGCTCGCCAGCGTTGCTGCTTGACTCGCCAAGGAACCGCTGCGGCCAAAACCTTTCCCCGGCTTTGAACTCTGTCCATTTTTCCAGCACGCGCACCGTCTCCAGCCAGCGTGTCTCTGCCGCGTGTTCTCGCCGGATCGTCACCGGCCACCACGCAAAAAACTCTCGCGTGCGCTCGTCTCCCACTTTAAACCGTTTCCAGTGTCGTCTCATTTCGTCCTCTCCAGTAGTGCGCGGAGCGTAGCGGCTGCGTTGCCTGCGTGAATGATTCGCAACTGATTGTAAGCGAGCCGCACCGCATCTTCCTCATCGTCGGTGAGGGTGGGCTGCTGGTGGCGGTAGAGCGGAACCACCACGCCGCTGCAACCCAGCGCAACGTCACCGGCAGTTGCGGCAGATGGGTATATGAACTCGCAATCAATCTCTTCGTCCTTGCCTGTCGGCGTCACGGCCCATGCCACAGGCTCGTTTGTTTTGATCATGCTGTCTCCTTCACAAAAATACCTTCTGGAGTTAACGTGCCCTTTCTATCTTTGATCTCGGCGTAGGCGCGAGCTAAGCATTGTTTTATGCTTGTGCCCTGCAATTCGCAGTACAGGATCAACGTAACGAGCACGTCGCCAACGCCGTCCATAATGCCGTCGTCGTCGTTTTTAAGCGTGGCGTCAGCTAACTCGCCCAACTCCGACATCGTCTTCATGAGTTGCGCCGTCGGGTTGCTGTTAGGGATGATCTTCCGGTCCATCGCCCACGTTAGTACTTTTTCTTCCAGTTCGTGAAACTTCATTGTCGCTCCCTTGCGGTTAGTGTTACTGCTGACGACACAACTTATTGTCGTGTCGCTATTCTTGTTTTTTTGCGCCACATTACCGGGCAGCAGCGCAAAAAGATTCCCGGTAGTTAGCTACGCCACGCTCAACAGAGCTAAAATTTAGTGCATATCCGGCCTGCCGAAGTCTTGTCAGGTCAGCTTGTGTGAATGGCTGATATCCTGCGCGTAATTCGTCAGGAAATTTACGAATAATGATATCCGACTCTTTAGCGCCTGCCAGCTCAGCAATTCGCCTAAAGGTCGTGGCTTGCCCAGTGCCTACATTGTAGATCCCGCTTTTCTCGGAAAACTGTGCAAAATGTAAGGTTACGTCAACTACGTTATTCACGTGCACGAAATCTCTAGCTGCGGGCTCGCCGTCCTCGAAGATAGTGACTGGCTCGCCGTTGGCTAAGCTGCGCAGGCACTGGTGCGGGAAACTCGCCATACGCCCTTTGAGCTCTTCTCCGGGGCCGTAGACGTTGAAGTAGCGCAGGCCCACTACTGGCGCCATTAGCCGAGACTTGCCCTCTGAGTCGTCGTACAGGCTCAGGTTAGCCGTCCGGCGAACGTAGTTGTCAAACATGAGCTTTGACGCCGCGTAAGGCGACTCGGGCTTTTCGAACTCGGGGGTTTCTTGAAAGCCAGCTTTTGCTTGCCCGCCGTATACGCTGGCTGAACTAGCGTAGACCATGCGGCAGCCGTGCTCGATGGCTAACTCAAGCATGTCTTTTGAGAAGGTGAAATTTTGTTCGGCAAGAATCCGGCCGTTCGTAAACAACGTGTCGGAAATAGCGCCAAGATGAATTATGCCAGTGATGTTTTTTAGCGCCCGACCCTTACGCCCAAACTCGCGAAAGTCAAAATAGTCGGCAAAACGATACTGCGCTAACTTTGGCAGTTTACGGCCGTCTGACAAGTCATCTACAACAATGACATCATAGAAGCCGTTGTAGTTCAGCCGCGAAAGAACCTGCGAACCAATAAACCCAACGCCGCCTGTAAGAACTAACATTGCTATCCTTTTGTGTAAAAAGAAACCCGGGCGGCAGCATTATTACTACCGCCCGGGCTTATTTAACTGTTTAACGAATTAGCGCGTAATAGACTTGTAATTTTTGGTCTTTTTGATGAGCATAGCGTGCTCGTCAACAAGGTAATTCTCCATATCGACTTGTCCGCCATTTTGAAAGTTGGCTTTTCGCCCATCTGGGCCAACAAAGCGCTCAACACAAGCTAGAATGCGACACAAACGATCAAGACGATGACTAGCGCCGCCACCGCCTTTCTTTGCCATTATTTTGGTTATCTCGTATACCGTGTCATGGAGCTTTCCGTTCTTTACGCCAGCGTCGTTCTGATGCAGGCGAAATAACTCCAGCACATCGTCAACATTTTTGCCAAGCTCCGTGTACTTGTAGTGCGCCAGCAAGAACGCCGCGGTGGGCGGGCCTGAAAAACGCGCGTGCGTCGGGTTTATTGTCTCGAGCGCCCGAAGCTGTTTTTGAAAAAACGACACACACGTTGCGACAGACGCGCGCCTTAAATTAGCAGGCGCGCCGTCAATTTCGTAAAGTTTTCCAATTTCCCAAAGTGCTTCTTTCATAGCAGTTACAATGCCCTTGCAACCGCGAAAGAAAGACGACTCGTATTTAATGTCAAACTGTTTAAACGCGCTGAATAACTGATCAGCTGCGTCTTTAACCTGTCCGGCGCTATCGAAGGTGTAATACTCGTCAATAACCGCGTCTTCGTCTTTTACGTAATGCACAATTACAGTTACGTAATCCGGAACAGCGTCGGTTAACTTGTTTGACCACCCGAAACAACGACTATGCGAATCAAGTTTAAATTGTTGGTTATCTTCAGTAATCGCCATGTGCACTGTGTAGTGTGCTTCACACAATTTGCTGAGATAAACCTTTGCTTTACGCCAGTGCTTCTCAGTATCGCGTTGCACCGGGGCGTCTGGCACAGCTAACCACTGCGCAAGAGTCATTGTTTTGACGTTTGATCGTCCAAGCTTACGAGCGTTATTGCTCTTCTTTTTTATCGCCACCGCGGCGATCTTACTTGCTGCGCGCTTCTCTGCGCCTTTACCCTGCGGATGCTCCGAACGAGCCATAGTTCAGTCCTTTGTGAAAGAGTCAGTCAAACTAAAGGGGAGGGCGGCGACAGCGCCGCCCTCCCCAACAAGTCAATTAGCTGAAAATCCAGGAATGCCGCTTTTTGTGTCTTGAGGCGACTCGCGGTCTGGGATTTCAACTTCGGGCAGTAAATCAAACATTCCCATTTCGACATCTACAAACACGTAGTCGAACGGGCCTGTTAGAGACTTTCCGACCATGATCCGGCACCGCATGTGCGGAGCAACGGGCTGGCCGGCTGCATGTTCGTGAACCATGCAAAACGTTACAGGAAATTTCATTTCGTCAGGCAGGCTGTCTACAAAGTCTTCTTCAATTGCGCGATTGTAGTTGTTACGCAACGCGCGTTTATTAATGGCCTTCAAGATAGCCTTGTCGCAGAACTTGACTTTCATCTAAACCTCAATGGTACCGGACACACGCAAACCAGCCGCGCGGGCCTCGAGCCACTCCGATCTCCCGGGGCTTACGCTGGCCCCAGAAGCAGCAACTCCGAATAGCGGCGTCGGCACTTGCGGTGCTGTAGCCTACGCCTTCGTATCCGGAATTCCCGCCAAAATGCCGACACGAGCCACACTGGGCCTGCGCTTCTGCGACGCCCTGTGCGGACGCCGTATCGGCGCTCGTGGGCGCGCTTGAGGTGTAGGTGTATGAACGCCGAGGCCCGCGGGCTTCAGCGAACGAACCGGCCACAAGCACAAGACCCAGAGCAAAAACAAAAGAACGCATCGTATCCTCCGTGAAAAACAAAACATCCGTCAATCGAACACAGCGCGTAATAGACGATCTATTACGCGCAGCACACCGTCCCGAACGTCGGCAGTGAGCGATAAACCCGGCACTATAAACGCCAATTTGCCCTCAATGCTTTCGCGGTTGTTACCGCTATTTACGCAATTAATAATTGCTTTATTTAGGCGGTCTACGGTTTCCGCCGGCGTGTCTGCTGGCAGCCCCCAATCGCCGTGGTTGAGTTCGCACCGAAATACCCACGGGCGTTTTTGTACTTCAAATTTGCGATCAAACCGTTGCCTGCTCGTTCCGTTGCAGTACTTGTTTTTTGGCATGTTCTGCCTTTGTCTCTTTTGCTAGTTCCTTCTCGAGGTTTTTTTGACTGCCAAGCATCCAAGATTCCGGCCGAATATTCAAGAGCCAATCGGCCACTGTCGGTATTCTGCCGAGATCTTCGCTTACGTGCTGCTCGCCGACGTACCGAACCGGAACTACGCGGCCGGCAGAATTGGTTATGGTGCTGCCAAAAATCTTCTCAGCCATAAATATGCCTTCAGCGTGGTGCCGTAAGGCCCGGTGTCGAAAGTCAGCCATATGCGCTTTAGACTCGTCAAACCAGTCGTGAATGGCTTGATAGTCCTCGGGCACGCCGCCCCATTTTTTGACGCTTGAAAGTGCGTGGTGGTATGGGTGTGCCATTATCGTGTTTCTTGATCTGCTAACACGGGTTTATTGTTGTCAGCGGTATGCCAACGAATATTATCGACTAAAAGTCCGTGAATTTTTAAAAAATACTTTAGTTGATCCTCGACACCATCTGCGCGCACAGGTTTTTTGGTTTCGTCACAAAAGTTGTCGGCAAAACACGTAACAGCAATATGATAATAACCGAGATGATTTTTTGACGGCGCTATTTCTATTGCAAAGTTTTCTCCATACGCTATCGCTACGCCGCGCAATATTTTTTTGCCGTCTAGTTCTGGTATTGGCATGTTACTCGCTCGTGTAAAGGTCAAGACTCATAGCAAGGCCTTCATGCGTCGAAGACCAATCATGCTTGCGTTCCACTATGTCAGCAGCGTGTTCCCACGATTTGTCATCGGCACGGCCAAACATATCGGCTTGCCACCACGCCACGATCACACTTTTTACGCCAGCGGCTTTTTCTGCTTCCAGTAATTCAATTGCTTCGTCGATGGTCATTTGTAGTCACTGTCAGGAGGACGGGATGGGTAATCTGTCTTTCAACTTGCGCAATGTGACGAAATCTACAAATTTAATTTGCTGCGTTTCACTATTCACCTCGACAACAAACCATTGAAAATTACAACAAGCTTCTACCCAGTCCGAGTAAATTGGGATTACTTCCATAAATGGTTCGCTGCCCGCAAGCGCGCGACAATGTTTTATGCACGCTTCAGCGCCGTCGTCATTGTTATCAGGATCGCAATCTTCGGCATATGCGTGATATCTGTGTTCGGAAGCTATTAAGTCGTACGGTTGTCCGTTGCTTAAAATATAGATACCAGCGTTGTCGTCTAGCACAAACGTCAATCCCGGCGCAGGTTTTTCATGGTGATCGCCGGGGCTGCAGCCCATGTACCAATAGCGCGAGCAATTTGCGTGCTGCACACAACGCAAAATTTGCGTAGTTCTAAACCAGCACGCATTTGCCATTAGAGCTCATACTCATATTCAGAGTGTTCACTGTGCTCAAAGCGTTGCTCGTGCTCAACTGTTACTCTTTTTTCTGGAATTACTATGCGAACGACGCCCCACCCGCCGTCGTTGTTTTCAAAACCAGAGGGCAACAAACGCCAGACAGCGTCTTTTAGTTTTGTAGCTAAATTTTCTGGCACAAAACCGTCAAATTTGTCATCAAGCGCGGTTCTATAGTCAATGTAATCAACGGCGCCTTGATCGCCGCTGCCGCTGTAATCTATTTGCACGCTATACACGCCTAGCAAAAATAGCTCTGGGCATATTTTTGCAATTTCTTTTTTGGCGTTATCCGTGGCGGTCTCTATTTGTTTTTTGTAGTTTTTGAAAACTTCGTCAATATCTAATGACACAACAGTGTGAACCGGCGCTACAAAAGCTTTTACTTTTTTACCGGTTTTCTTTTTAGCCTTTTTCTTAACAGCTTTTTTAACTGTTTTCTTTTTTGCCATAGTTATAGTCCTGTTAATAGGAAGCGTAGACAGTGCACGGTTTGCCGGTCTTAGCTTCTTTTAGTTCTGCTAGCGTCACAAAATCCCGAAAAGACTGAATGACAGCGTTCACGAGTTCTTCGCCGTCTTCAGGATAAAGGCTCAGACAGCGCTCGCGTACAGCTTCTTCTACCGTCATTGGGGTAGTCTTGCCCGACGCGGTAAATTTTGGCGTAACTGCGGTTCGGCCTATTTTTTCGCTCATTTCTGTTAAAAGCGCGATTAACATCATTGAGGTGTTGTGACCGCCATCGCAGTCCATAGCCGGCTCTGTAACATTTGTAAGTCGTTCTCGCATAACGGCTGCTGGGATCTGCGCCTGACAGTCCTCGGCCTCGAACGCTTCCCGCACTAGAATCTTGGTGGCGTAAGGTCCGCCGTGATACGCCTCGCGCAGATAACCTACGGCACCGCTGGTCGTAGAAAATCCGCAATCGGTTTGCTTCTTCTTGTCTTTTTTAGACTGTCGCTTCCACTTAAGATAGATATCAATTCCCATGATTCCCTTTCTGCGTAAAAAGAAAGAGGGCGCCGGGTACAAACCCAGCGCCCTCCGTGGCGTCATTTCTCGCCCGCGTTAAACGTCGCTTACCGACGAACCGGCTTCACGACCGTCCGCGTAGTCTTGCGCACTACCTTGCCGCCGAAAAGGCGGTTACGGCAGCTCTCAGACGACTGCGAATTGGCACTGTACAGCCGTGAGTTGCCGCACTGATCGCCAACGCAAATCAGCTGCGGACCGCTCGAGCAATTACCGTCGCAGCAACCACCATTGCACGGGGCGGCAGCTGCTTCCTTGTTGACCAGCACGCTCTGTGGCTCCGAACCACCGAACGAAACACCGGCCGTCAGAACCACGAACGCAAACGTAAAAACAGAACGCATAGTAGAGTCCTCAAAAACCAAAAGAAACGTTGCTGACATATCCGTATGCCCGCAATTTGCTACTTAGCAGCGCTTTGGATAAAAGCTGTGCAAAATCCAAAGATACCTTGTAGCTCCTCAACATAGGGCGCTCGGCCCCATTCTCTTTGGTACGTGCGCTCAATCCTTTGACGCGCGCGTTCCAGTAATTGCTTGTGGATCAGGTCTATCTCGTCGTCCAAGACAGGCTCTCCCATGAACGCCCTTTGGACGGCGTCTTTATAGCTGGGGTCCGTGAGTTTATCAAGCATCGTACCCACGACCTTGTCCAGAATATCTGCGGGCTCATCGCCGTTGTAGTAATTTTCTGGAGAATCTTTGCCGGGCATGTGATTCTCTAGAACTGCTCCGTCACTACCGCGCGAAGACCAATTGATTCCACCAGTCGCACCATCGATTCGCCACCAACCCATGATTCCCTCTGCTAGTTTGCGTGTTTAACGTAGTTTACCACCTGTGCGCAGCTCGGGAGGGCCAGAGCGACCCTCCCGAGCGTTTGAATTAGTCCGCTGTTACGTCAACAAGGTTCTTCTCTTTGTGGAGAGCATTGCGCAAGAACCGCACGATTTGCGGGAGGCACTGCCTTACCGTCGAGAGAAAGACTATGTTATCTTTGCCGTATTGTTCCTCGAATGCGGGGTAGTCGTATTCGGGAACGCCGACAGCAAACGCGTAAGTCGGTATTTTCAAACGATTGCGTACAAATGAACAAACGCTCGTTACATGCTTTTTAGCTTCGTCACCGGCATATCCGGAGCCGTGAGGTAACCCGTCGGAAATCACAAATAGATATTTACGCTTAGCTGGATCTTTATCGAGCAGCTTTGCCGTTTCTTTAATAGCGTAACCGTCGTAATTGTTTGCGTGCGCGGCAATTGACCCTAATCCGTCAAGATTAGCGCTAGCTGCCGGCCCGTAAGAGCTGTAGTGCTCGAACAATACGAGGTCTGCTTGGCTTGCCTGATTTGCGGTATGCCCGTAAATATGCAAGTGCACGCCATCAATTTTCTTAACGGCTTCGGCCAGCAGTACGCACATTTCTCGCGCCTGCTCGATCTTGCCGCCCGACATACTGCCCGATTGATCAACGAGAATACCCACGGCCACGTCTGGCAACTTAGTGATCAGCTTCTGCGACCAGATATGCTCAGAGTCATACCTTAGTTTATGCAGACTGCCTTCGTCTAAGTCACCGGACAGCATCCCGTGAACCTCGCCTGTTCGCTTAGTTCCTTGAAAACGCAGCGCGCTACGGATTTTCTCGATAGCCGCCTTGTTTTTTGTCCTTATTGCGTGCGTTATTGCCCGCCAAGGAGTTGTATTTTTAAGCGGCGGTTTAACCCGCAATTTTGGCTTTGTGGAATCTGCGTTATCCAAGTAAGCCACATACTCTTCCTCGGCGGCGTTGCGCGCTTCATCGTTAACCTGTGTAAGCGCTTCGCCGTTTAAAATCTTAGTTTTTCGCTCAACCGTTTCACCGAAGAGCTGTTCGTCAACCGGGCTCAGCTTGGCGAGATCGTCAAACTTTTCGCGGAGCATTTTGCCTAAATTTTTTGCGTCATCGGCGTCGTCAGCGTGGTTAGCAGCTTTTGCTTTTTCTGCTGCGTTTAACTCGTCTAACAGCTCTTGCGAAGACATCCCAAGCCCGGCGGCGGTTGCTTCAAATTTTGTTTTTACGGCTTCGTCTAAACGCCCAGCAGCTGCTGGCATGCCGGTATTTTCAAACATTTTGCGCAGAATCTCAAATAGTTCTGGATTTGCCGCCGCTGCTGTCGTGGCTTGAAATCCGGCGTCTGACATAGCCTCCTGCGCCATAAAATTATCAATAGCGCTTTCGTGCCATGAGTCTATTTTTGCCGCGTCGCCTCTTTCAAAATTGTAGTGACCACTTGCGGCGTCGTTTATGAAATTTTGAAAAGGCCAAGAACGACCACCTGATCGAGAAATTCGATCTGTTGTTGACCGACACTCGCCGAGGCCTTCAGCAAATCTTCGCCGCGAACTGCTACAAAAAGATTGCAGCCCAGAAGCTGTTTTGCCAATGGTTGCTGTTTTATTTTGGAGCTCTTCTACGTTACTTTTAACTTGCGCTAAATTTGCTAGTTTACTGTCGGTAAGCTTTGCGATTAGTTCTGCAGTTTCGATTACATCTGCCACCTCGCTAAATTTTTCAGCTGTTTCTTGCAATTTTGCGCGGCAGTCATGCGCTTGTTGTTTAATCGCCTCTAGCAGGTTTTGCGTATTCGGCATCTCATCTGCAATTTTTTGCAACGCCGCTGCGGCTCGCTCCCGAGAAACCCGCATTTCGTCTTTAACCAGCTTGCTAGCTTCTTTGATAAAATTGCGAAGATCTGCTGCCTGTTTTTTGAATCGTTCAGGCGCCGGTATTTCAGCATACTTTTCTTGAAAAATATCTTGTTTGACGCCTGCTTTGTTTAAATCTGTAATTTGTGCGTCAAAATGCGCGATGGTCTGCTCTAGCGTTCTTTGCCAATAACGTATGTCGTTCTCTGGAGTTTTTACCTCCGCGGCGGACTCAAAACGTTTAGCAGACTCTCGTAAATTTTTAAGCAATTTTTCTTTGTACTTTGTGTTGTACAAATCTTTTTCAATATTTTCTAGCTCGTTCAGCGCATCTGTATTAGCGGAAGCGCCAACTCTATTTTCATAAAGCCCGTCTAGCAAATCGGCAAAATCTCCCATGTTGTTACGCATGGTTTCTGCGTCTTCTGCTGAACAGCTTTTTTCTTTCTTGATCTTCTCGAGCATTTCTTCAAGGCCGGCTGTAAGCGCGTTTTCGAACGCTCCGCTTTCGGGCTCGCCTTTTGCTGCAAGATGCTTGCGCAGGTCGGCAATAAGCAGCTGGCACGCCGGCAATATTTCATCATGCTCGAGCTTGTCGCCCAAGTTCTTTTCTACGATACCGTTAATGTCTGCCGCGATCGCAATTTCGCTTTCGTCGGCAATCATGTTGTAGGCAATTCTGGCTACGAGTGTCTCCACTGAAATTTCGTCTGCCTCCAGCTTTTCGCGAGTTGTCGCAAATTGCTTGGCGTGGCGGACAAAATACGGAGCAAAACCACCCCAGTCAGTTACTACCTCGCGGCGACAGAGTCTGGTTAGCAAGCTCTTTGCAAGCACGCCAGCCAAATAGCTGTCGATAAATTCCGCTGAAATATTCTTGGCGTCTTCGCTGGCCAAGGCCGACGACGCGGCTGCTTCACGAACTTTGGCAGCCAACGCACTCGGCAATGTTTGAATTGACAGCTTGTTGATTTTAGTGATCACCTTTTGCGCGACAGACTGAGAAATCTGTACTCGTAAAAGTACAAACCCGGTCAGCGCGTCAATTACGGCGTCCTCTTCGTCAACAGTCTTAGTGCCGACCAATTTGTCAGGAGATACAAAAATTGCTCGCTTTTTGCCGTCGAGCAAATTGGCCGTAACACCATTGCTGTCGGTGCCGTTGCTAAATTGCACGTCGTAGCTAATTTTCTTACCAGCATCTACCAGCGTATTTGCGTTGCGCGTTAGAACACGCAGCGCTCGAATAGCTTTATTTTTAGCTTCGTTGTCGCCGGAAGAGGCATAACGCGCAAATCCAACAAATGAACTACGAAACAAACTACTCGGCGAATAATCGCTGTACTTGCTGTATTTGAAACTGCTTTGGCGGTACCAAGAATCGGCTGAGTCGTCAAAAGCTCTTTTGTAAGAAAAGCTGTCGGCGTTATACCTGTCTTGGTCAGAACTTTTTTCGTCATCATCGTGAAACTGCCCCCACCAACCAAGATTTTCACTAGACTTTTTATCGTCTTTGTCGTCATCTTGGTCTTTGATCGGGTCGTCCCACTCAGACCTAAAAGATTCCCAGCCCATTTATTTAAGCTCCCTTCTTTGTCGCCTGCGCGGCTGCCCTGGCTGCAAGCAAGTCGCCGAACTTGCCCTGAATAATGTTCTGCACGCGAACACGCTCGCTATCATCGTCGCCGTCCGACGAGAAATGATTGCTGATCGTGAAAGTCAAAGTTTCTACGCCACCGATAGCGAAGTCGTGCGCGGCAGCGATAAGCTGACGTGTCGACATGCTTTCGGTAAGGGAGGCAGACAGTCCACAAGCGTCCTGCCGAATCTTATTAGCCATACCCACAAGGCGGCTGGCAATGTCTTCATTGACCCCGACGCGCTTAACGAGAAGCTTGATCTCGTCAGCCTCGCCCAGATACGTCAGTTCGACAACGCGCGGAAAGCGGTCGCGAATGGCGCGGTCGAGAGCCGATGTACCCGTGTAACCAGCGCCTTCGTTCATAGACGCAAAGAACACAGTACCCGGACCGACCATAATCTTATCACCCTTCTCCTCGAGATACGTAAAACGACGAGCGTCGAGCAGCGGCATTAACGTATTGAGCAGGTGCGGATTAGCACGATTGAGCTCGTCGAGCAGGACGACGTGGTTACCAGCCTCGACAGCCTTTACGAACTGACTCTCGTGCCAATAGACCGTACCGTCCCGAGCCGTCTTGTAGCCGAACCAATCACGAGCCTCGCGGAGATTGGCGCAGTCCATGATCAGCAGCGGCAGGTTAAGCCGAGCCGCAAACTGGATGGCTAGCTCAGTCTTACCGCAGCCGTGAGGGCCGATTAAGTTAATGTTCTGCGGGCAGTTCTTTCTGGAAATCTGCAGAATCTTGAAAAGTTGAGCGACCTGCTCGTTGATGATGTAGGTTTCGTCAGGCTTAGGCAGAAATACGCCGTTGGATTCTGCCTCGTCGCGAGTATCGGCAGTAACATCTTTAACCTTTAATTCAGGCTTTTCGGCAGTGCCAGAAAGCCGGCCAAAACCAAAACTTACTGTGGCTGTCGCCATGCTCTTGTCTTCTGGTTCCTCAAGTACTTCGGTTGCAGTGACGTTCTCAATCTCCGGCCGCGGTCCGTCGGCGTCGCGGCTCGACCAGCCAACGCCGGCCGGGGTTGCGCTTAACACACTATTAAGCAATTTTTTGTTGTTGTTGACAATTTCAGCAATTTGTTCGATATAGCTAAACCCGTCAGGCATTGCCCGCAAAAGAGCTAAAGGCTTATTAAGGCCCTCAGCAATAGCGCGCAGCTGCACGCTCATGCTTTTAGGCAGGCTGTCAAAATATTCTCCGGGCAATGTGTTTAGAACTTCGTGGATGACTGCGCCAAGATGCCGAGTCATGGCGTAATCTTCATTTGGCGCGTTTGCCACCTCTGGTTCAATTTTTCCGTCTGCAATTGCAGCTTTCATATCGCCCGGGTCACGTAGAAGATCGCGGTCGACATTAGCGTGTGGAATTGAGGCAACGTGGAACTCGAGCGCTCCGACGCAGCACTTTGCGTGATTTTTTGCTGGGCGACCGCGAGTAGACGGCAGCAACGCCAGCGGCTCCCAATTCGAGTAATCGGCATCAACAGTCGCGTCGGGCTTTTTGTTGCTGGCTACGTAAAGATACATGTGCAGTCTCAGATGGGTTTAGGGGGTAAGTTTGCGCGTATCGGCTAATTTCTCTCTCGGTTTTCCAACGCGGCAAAGCCGGTGTCAAGCCGAGCCATTTTTGCGGCCCAAAAAAGAACCCCAGCGCAGATTGCCCGAAAAACGGGGTCTGCGCTGGGGCCTATCGAATCTGTTTAGCGAAGCCTTAGCTGCGCTGGATTACCTTCTTGCAGATACCGAGCAGCTCGATTGCGTGATCATAACTGCCGGCGGCGTGCATAAACTCTGCCGCGGTCGCGAGCATATCACCCGATAAAGTCCCCGCTGCCGGTTCTAGCTTTTCAGCAACCTTGCCCGCGCGAAATTTTGCTGTGGGGCGGGTTTTCTCGTGCTCGCCAGTCGTCTCTGCAATTGCCGCGGTGGGCTTGCTCTTTGGCTTGGCACCGCCACCGCGCTTTGCCGCCGGGACGCCCATCGCGCGAAGCGTAATGGACACCTGCGAAGCGTTTACTTCAATACCTTTTTTCTTTAACGTTTCAATGATGTCGCGAGGTCGCAGTTCGACCCCGCTTGCTTTCCGTGCTTCAATTACAGCGCGAATAGATTCAGCCTTTGTTGTCTTACCAACAGCCTTTGTTTTAGGCATTTTACTACCTTTGGGGTTGGCCTCTAAAGTCGCGTCAGCTTCTTCTTCGGCGGGTTCGTCTTCATTATCAGCCTCGTCCTCCGAATCATCTTCTTCAAGATCTTCGGCAGCCTCGGCTACAGGTTCATCCTCCGCAACATCGTCGACGGTTTCGGGTTCCTCTTCGTCGCCGGTTTCTACATCATCCGCGATCTTAGCCGCTTTTTGTTGCTGTAGATATTTTTCGCAACCATCGTCGTCGCTAAAACCATCTTCCCAGCAACTTTCAGCGTCCGTTACGTTTACTTGCCTAACCATATTGGCCTCCTCTTGAAGTCAGTCCTACCGCGCGGCAGGAAAACTGATGGTTAATGAACCATACACCCGACGCAAGCCGGTTTCAACTGCTTGCGTAAAAAATTGCCGCGCCGCGACTTATTTTTGCTTTGCGGCTTTTTTGGCTGGTTTTTGCGGCAACTTTTTTGCGCCCTTTGGCACAGTTCCGTTAGGTCCGCGCAGCCTATCCTCATTCAACTCCGGCCACATCTTCAGCGAATGAATAGCGCCAACGATGTTCCAAACCGCGTGACCCAAATCATCTTCGTCACGTTTTCCAGCGAGGAATTCAAAAATATGCCGTAAGGCGTGGTTAATTAGATCCACTGCCGGCATACCGTTTTCCCAGTTAAACTCGCCAAACTTTTGCGCGCCTTCCGCATATGCGCGGGCTAACGCCTCGAGCCCAACTGGCGAAATCAAGTCGTAGCGGACAGCGTTGCAGTCGGTGCTGCGAACGGCGCCGGTTTCATACTTCTTGTACTTGTCGCTCACGATGCTGGTCTTCTATTAGTTCGGGAATAAAGCAAAAATACAATCGAGGATTATGCAGATAAGCAACAGTTCCTCGAACGCCATCAGCCCGCCGAATAACGCGCACTATCGGATTTTCAAACAAGTGCACGCTAAACAGGTTGTCAAATTCGGCGTCATTCCAAACTTCTGCGTTATACTTTTCTTGCAGATCAGTCAAAATATCTGCGTCAAGCATACCGAGATAATAACTGCGCAACTTTTCGGCGATTAACGCGTTTTCGGCGTTTTGGGTCACATCTGTAATCGGCTTAACTCCGCTTTGGTTTCTTCTACTTGCTTTTTCAGCTCTGCAAGTTCGGTTACTGTAGCTTGCAGTTGTTGCGCCATACTTCCGGCGTCATTATTGAATGTTTTAATTTGCGCGACAAGATCGCGATGCACGTCTACGCCAAAAGCAGCCAACTTACTCATCATTTGAAAAAGCTGACCAGCGTATGACGGCTTTTCGTTTCGCAAGCGAATTCTGCCGCTTGGTATGCCCGTCATGTTGATAGACCACAGCGGCACAATGGCGATAGCTTGCAGTTCTGGAATTTGTCCCATCATGTATTCGGAGAACTGATCGGCCTGCATATAAAAATGAATGTCGCAGGGCGGTTTTTCTGACTGAATCGCTGTAGCCGTTGTCTGGGCTGGCTCAACCATCGGCTCCGATGCTGTTTCGCTCATATTGCATCCGTTTGGGTAAAAGGCCGTCAATTACGTTAGAACCCCGTGTCGCCGCGAGGCCGTAAACGACCACCCGGACAAGCCCCGCCAAAATACCACCAAAGTAGTCGCCTGCAAAGAGGGCTAAGAACAAATAAATTGGGATATGATAGCTTTTGCAGAATGGGCACATAAAAAGCTCTGTCCACAGGGCAGTGACAGAGCCGTGATCCGCAAAGTCTTGCTTTGCTTGGACAATTGCCCGGGATGTGGCAAAAACAGAACCGTTGTGCCAGACGTCGATAATCGCGCCGGTGGCAAGAATCACAGCAATTAGATCAATAACCATTTTAACGCCTTTTCTTATTGTGGCGTTTTGATGCGGAGTCTGCGCCGTTAGTTAGAACTAGACAGAAATAGACGGTGACAAAAGCGGAAAAAATACCGCCCCAGCCAAGCGCTGGCGCACATAAAACAGAAGCTAAAAGAATTACACCAGCAAAACCAATGAAGGTTCCTCCAATGTTGTTCATTACGTCGCGTACTCATCGCCGAATGGCCACACAACGGTGCGCCCGGCGTCAGGCGGTGGGTTGCCGTTGGTGGGTCTAACCGCTTCGGTCACTGGAAGCGGCGGTTGTAATTTAAGGGTGTTTGCGGGATTATCGTGTAAGTAGAGTTGCGGTCCGGGGCCGCGCATAGTTTTGCGGATTCCCGGCTGTCGGCGTTCTTGATATAATTTGGCACTTTTGCTGATGTTTGGCATTTGACGCTCGTAAAAATGGCTGGGGCGAGATACGCCTCAGTATACTCACCCCAGCCACGGCAACAATTAACTTGCCCGGTCCGAGGTGACGAGCTTAAAAAGCCCGTAGGTCAACTGACAAATACCAACAGCAAGTGCGCAGACGCCATAAACAAACAGTTTCACGACTAGGCCAACGCCGTCCTCGAGCCACTGCAACTCTGCATCGTTTTTACCGCGGTAATAATTTCCGTTCTGGTAGTGACCCATATGACACCCAATTTGTTGCAGGATAACGCGCTGCTGCGTGAACAAAATTTTGAGATACCGGACAAAGGTATTCGCCACCTTGTTCAAGAATTGATGAGTATGGACTGCACCGACGCGCATGCTATAAACGCGCGGGCAGGCATATTATCTGAACTCGCTAATAAACGCTTTTTCCCATCCTTGGAGCCGTTGCTTCCGTTAGTGCTTAATCTAAACGGTAAGCCGTATAACCTATCTGGACATTACCCGTTTGCCCCACTTTTCAGGCTGCTTATGCCTAAAAATTTGGTGCTAAAAACAGGTCGGCAGGTTTCTAAAAGTACCTCACTAGCTGCGCACGGCGTTGTGCTGGCCAACTGCCTGCCGTTCTTTAAAACTCTGTACATCACGCCGCTGTACGAACAGATTCGCCGTTTCAGTAACAACTACGTGCGATCATTTATTGATCAGTCGCCGATCAAAAGTCAGTGGTGCGGCACTGACACTGAAAACAATGTATTGCAGCGTTCGTTTAAGAACAAAAGCATTATGTTGTTTAGCTTTGCTCTTCTTGATGCTGATCGCGTCCGCGGTATAAGTACTGACCGCGTGGTTATGGACGAGATTCAAGACATGGATCCCGACCACATTCCGATCATTCAAGAAACGATGTCGTATAGTCGATACGCGATGCTTCACATGGCCGGGACCCCAAAAAGTCTGGACAACCCGTTAGAGGGCGCCTACAAACGCTCAAGCGGCGCCGAGTGGTTCATTCCGTGTGAGTCGTGCCGATACTGGAACATACCGTCAATCGATCACGATCTCGATAAGATGATCGGGCCGTACAACATTCACATTAGTGAAAAATATCCGGGAACTGTCTGCGCAAAATGTCAAAAGCCAATTAACCCGCGTTACGGCCGATGGGTTCACCGCAAAGAAAACCAGCGCTGGCAATTTGCTGGCTATCACGTGCCGCAGCTTATTTTACCGTTGCATTTTGCGGACCCTGAAAAATGGTCTGCGTTGCTCCTAAAGCGTGAAGGCTTTGGCAACATGACGCAGGCGCAGTTCTACAACGAAGTTTTGGGCGAATCTGTTGACGCGGGCCAAAAACTCATTACAGAAACCGAGCTTAAAGCCGCATGCTTGTTAGAGTGGCCAAACAAAAAAGAACCAGAACCAGAAATTTTCAACAACATCAAAAACTACAAGCACCGCGTCATGGCCATTGACTGGGGCGGAGGCGGTGACGAGGGTATTTCATTTACTGTTATTACAGTTCTTGGTTTTAGATACGACGGCTCAATTGACGTACTCTGGGGCAAGCGGCTCTTACTTGGATCAGAGCACCTAGCCGAAGCAGCCGAGTGCATGAAGTGGGCGCAAAGATTTAAGATTGATTACGTAGCGCATGACTATACAGGCGCCGGAACTGTTCGCGAAACCGTAATGGTGCAAGCAGGCTTTAAACTTGAGCGTGTCATGGCTATTCGCCTTGTCCGAGCGGCTAGTCAGGACGTCATGGTGTTTAAAGAATCTACGCCAATTAATCATCGGCAGCATTACTCACTCGACAAGACTAGGTCACTGCTGTACACGTGTCAGGCTATTAAGCTAAAACGTGTGCGCTTCTTTAAATATGACTGGGAATCGCAAGACGATCCCGGCCTTATTGCTGATTTCTTAGCGCTTGTAGAAAACAAAACAGAATCGCGCATGGGCGGCGACATTTACACAATTACGCGCAATACGCTGCTTAGTGACGATTTTGCGCAAGCTGTGAATATAGGATGTGCCGCTATTTGGCACATTAACGATGCTTGGCCTAATTTTGCCGAAATAGCCGGCGTAGGCGCGATTAGTCAGCAACAGGCGCAAGGGCAAAACCCTGAAGACTGGGCAGACGACGACATGGGTGGTCGCTTTTTTGGTCAGCCGTGATTTTCTGTTGGCACCCGCTCGACGATGTCTGGCGGGCAAACGCAAGACAGAGATCGCCCGTTGTCCCACTTGACTAACAATTGCGTTTGATTTTTTTCGTCGTAAAAATATAGTGGCACAACTTTTAGTATTGTGCCCATAGTCCCAGCGGGGACAGGATCAGGGTCATTGGGCATGTGCGCCAACTTGATCCTGTCCCCGCTTTTTACATCAGGAAGCATTTTCTGATTCTTCAGTTTCTTTTTTGCCAGACTGCGCCTGTTCAAGCGCGGCCTGTCCTGTAGGAGAAAGTTCGGCTTCCATTACGCCATCTTCACCAGCATCCGCAATTAAAAAACCGCGCATAAACAATTGCAGCATTTCACAATTTTGACACATCATGCGTGCCCAATCGCTAATTGCTTGCATGTTCTCTTTCGTCGGCTCCCGCCCGTTTGCGGCATTAGAGCCAACTACAATTGAAACAAGCATTTGCCCAAAGGCGTCAAGCGCTGGCATTTTTCGCAGCCAGTCAAGAATCTCGCGTCCTAGTTCTGTATCGTCTTTGGTCTGGTCCATGTTCACTCCGTAGCGGCGTTCAGTCGAGATTCCGCAATTGCCGCGTCGTACTTGCCACGAGCAAGAATGCGGCGAACGGCTGCTTCGCGTAGCTTGCTTAAATAATCAGCGTAATTTACGTCTGTGTTTACAACTGCTTCCGCGCTGCTGTACGAGTGCGGCTTGCTGGTCATTAAGTTGTCACCAGCTTTCATAATGCGCTGAATAGCGGCTATTTTAACTATTGCGCGCTCATCTTCAAGCCGCATTTCTGCTGCTACAGCTTTTGCATAATTTTCAGCGCAATCAGTAATGTTATTGACAAGTTTATGCACAAAAAGTTCTGCAACTGGCATGCTAGTCCTCTGATGTTCGGTAGTCGATAACGCGGATTCTGTTGATGTGCGAGTGTTTCTCGCGATAACCAAGTTTTACAAACACAACTGCAATACGGCGATTTGTCTCATCGTACGGATCACCAATAGTTAATTCGAATGTCTTGTCAGTCTTATTGACTTTAAAAGCGCTTTGGTTCATGGGTACGCCCCACACACCGTTGTCTTTTAAAACTCGCAGCCAGCTCTCCTGCCAAGCAATGTCAGCCGGAGTTGGCTCCCACGTTGTCGGTGGTATCATAAAACGCTTCGCGCTCGTCGCGCTTAGCTTGTAGCTCCTTTCTAGTAAGAATTCGTTTGGGATATTTTTCGGGATGACACAGCTGGCAGCTTGAGCCGCCGCAGCCAGCGACTCGCAACGATTTTCTAAACCGACCAGTATCGGGCAAGTTGTCGTCGACATAGAAAAATAGTTCAAGTTGCCGGCGTATTTTTGCTCGGCGCTTTAAAATGTGTGTTTCTGAGTGGTAGCGTTTCATAGTTATGAGTCACAGTAGATGACGATCTTACAACCACAACGTCGCGCAAGCTTAATTACTGCGTTGGCGTAAACAGATACAGGTAGCTCCCTATCTATAAATCCGCCGGTGATTAACGCCTGCAGCCCTAACTGGGCATATCCGCGATTTCTAAGCTCAGGGTCGGTGAAACACTCGACTGTCTGCGCCATTATTTTTTCGCCTTTGAAGCGTTCGGGCCACAATCTTGTGCCAACCCACGCCACTAAAAGGCTATTGTGCCACACAAGGGCAATAGCCATTTCTGGGTGCGGGCCGGGTGTAGGGCTTAGATAGCGCTTTTCGAGTTCTTTTTGAATAGAACTGTCGCTGCCAGAATTCGGCCAAGACAAGCGCGTGTAGATCGCTGTCACGTCGGTAACCGCGAGCTTGTTGATATCGCGGATACGAATCTCAAATTCGTTCATGGCGGGCACTCCGTTGCCTACCACTTATTATACGAAAGCCGGCGGTCGGACTCGAACCGACGACCTGCTGATTACAAATCAGCGGCTCTACCAACTGAGCTACACCGGCAGTTTTAATCTACGTCGTCTATGTCGTCTTCAAACTCTTCTTCGTAGATCTCGTCTTCGTCTTCGTCCTCGTCCTCGTCTTCGTCTTCGTCTGACCACTCAAGGTCGTCGTCGGCATCTAGCTCGTCGTCGTCGTCATCTTCGTCGGCGTACCAGTCTACATTTACGCGCGGTGGACTAAAGTCAGAGTCGTCGTCGTCACTTTCTTCGTCGTCGTCTACAAACTGCCAATCTTCGTCAATAAAGTCGTCGTCGTAGCTCTCGTCTCGGCGTGAGCTGGCGGGTGAATTAACGGAAGGATCAAACCAGTTTGCGGACATCTAAAGCTCCTTAGCCGGCATTTTTTTCTTCTGTAGTTTTGTAGTCGCTCCAGAACATATCGCACCACTCACGTTTAATTAAAAAACCCGGCGATTTGTGAACAATCTCTTCTCCACAAAATACGCCTTGTTTTGTAAAACAGTGTAGCAAAGCTATCCAATTTGGAACAATGCCGGTTTTAATTAAATACGTATCAATTGCTTTACGGCTTAACCACCAATGGTCTTTCCCGCGGACCACGTAATTTTGCGACTGCGTTTTAAAGCGGGGCCTCGGCAAAATGTCTATTTTTCCAGTGCAGATAGCTTTGTTTAGCTCTAGCATGAGCGCTTCGTGCGCTGTGTCTGGCTGCATTATAATTTGCTCTGCAGCGCTAAGATTAAATGTCGTACCGTATGTTTCGTCTAGCCATTTGTGCGCATCTCTAAGCACCGCGGGTAAAAGTTTTGCGCCGATGGCTCCGAAGCCCATACGTTGCCGCAAGACTCTTTGAATGTACGCCGGCACGATAAATCGCAGTGGCGTGAGGTCTGCTGTAAAGCTAGGGCAAGCTAGTGGGGCTATTCCCGTCCAACCGTAAGTCAACGCGGCGGGTAAACCAGCCGCCGTAACCTTAAGCAGCACAGGGCGATTAGGGTATCTGATTATGCTGCTGGAGATATAGGTGTCGGTTTCGTGCGGCGAATAAATCAAGCTCGGGCCTGCCGCGCTTTTTATTGCTGTTCCGATAGACGTGCGGCTAGCTTGATATATGGCTCCAATCTCGCTGATGGTGCAGTTAAGCGCTTTGCCGCAGTTAATCGCGCTAGTGTATGCGTCTGAGCGTATTGCAACGCTGGTAGGCGGAATGTTCAGTATGGGCGCAATCATGTCAGTTAACACGGCTGCTGTGACCGCCCAGACAAACGCATTCTCGTGCGACGGGGTTAGTAGGTTGTGAATCGAGAGCGGCGCGGCAATGCTGGGCTCCGGGAAATCAAATTGCCGATTGGTCTGCAACTGCGAACATACGGCCGGCGTAATAGCGCCGTCGTTGGTGAGCGAATAAGCCGCAAAATGGAACTCGCGTGTTTTGTCGTCCCAGCCCGGGGTGTTTGATACTGTGACTACCGGCGGCGGGTGAAGTCTAAGTGCAATCTCAGTCGCGCGGGTATCCCATCGCGGGGCGGTAATTACCAATTCGCCACGGGCGGCAAACAACTGCCCGGCGTACGTTAGCAAGCCCACTCGTTCTATGCGCGAGGCCGGGGAGAAAAACTCTACGATCTGATCGGTCTTTTTTACGTAACCCTCGTAATACTTGTCGCCCTTTTCGGTGTAAATAACGCGGGTAATTACTGGAACGCAATTTGTTACACACAGGCCGCTTGCCGTAAACCAACCGCCGTCGCGCTCAATTACCTCAAAGTTTACATTTTTGTTCGGCGCAATTCCGTGATGTGGCTGCACCTGTTCAATAATCTTTATTACGGCTAATTCTGGCAACGCTGTTTTATCTTTTAAGAATTGCTGCAGTTTTTCCCGAGGGACATGCAGCTTAGACGCAAACGCCACGGCTTCCGTTTGATTTAAGCTGTTCACGTGATTTTCAAGCGTCGTCTGCCACGTTGACGCTGATTTGTATATTCGGCTGAGCTGGCGCATTGTCTGTACCGGCATTGTCGGCTGCGGCTCTGATACGACATCGGTAACACAGACGTATCCTCTTGAGTTGGCTGCCTGAGAAATAAGTTCCGGCGTAACACTGCTGCCTGCAAACATTTTTTTAGTTTGCGGGAAATTGTGCAGTGTAGTTGCGTGGCTTATTGCCTCGTGCCCGATGTAACTAGCGCATACTGGCAGTCGGGCAGTGTCGTGCCGCAGTTGCGTGATGTGCGTTTTTAAAGCCCAGCACGGGTCGTCAGATATAAATAGCGCCTCGTTAAGCGGCGAGCCAGTCGGTAGGAGCGCGTTTTGCAACAAAAAATAACCAGAATCAACGCGACGCAGCCGGGTTGCCATATTCGGCACGTACGCTGTTTTTGTTTCTGTTTCTGTTCCGTGCTGCATAAACAGAAAGCCAGTATGATGATTAGGCAGATCATAATACGGAAACACAATAATCGGGTGCCGCGGGCGCATGTGGCGCGGAAAAGACCGACCAATGCTGGCGCAGAATTCAACGCCGCGGGTACCCGGAACAGTGCCTATGAGGCCGAGGCAGGGTATTTCCCGCGATATGCCGTATTCGCGGTATTTTTGCAAAATGATATCATTCGCATTAACCCACAGGCTTTCGGCTGCTTCTGTCCAAAATTCATGCGCTGCTCGTTGCCGGTCGTTTAAACGCAAAATATCGGACACGTCTTCGCTATTTGCCCGACCGGCGACCAGTCCGCTGTCAACTAGCCGGTCGATCGCGGCTGTTATGTCTACCTTCCAGATTTGCGCTGCGAATGTTATGATATTTCCGTGGGCCGAGCAGGTATTGCAGTTTAACCAGATATCTTCTCGGACCGTATTATCAAAAGCGTAAAGTGTCGTCTCCCCACAGAACGGACAGCCGAGCACGGTAGGAAAAGACGAGTTTTCCACCGAAAGGCCAATAAAGGCTAGCGCGTTCGTGTGGTTGTGGCGGCGGATTATGGAGCTAATTAGCATGAATATGTTAGACCACACGCAAGACATCAGCGGTCGTGAAACCCATCGTCTTCTGTCGCTCTACCCCGCGCCCGACTTTGTTAAAAACGCCAATCATGAGCGCCTGCATGGCGACCGTGAAAAACTGGCCCGGCATCTTTACGCCGAGCCCTTTAAGCAAATTTACCCGTGTCACACCGCTGCTGCAACATGGATGTCGTCTTTATGGTTTGCCGAGAAGCGGGCCGAGTTTGACGATAAGACCGCCGCGGCGGTCGCGGAGCGTCTGGACGCGTCTGCCAAATACTTCGGTATCGGCGGGTTAATCGCGGCGTTAACTGAGAAAGTAGCGGCTGACGCGGGCAACGAACTAACCAAGCTATCGGACGAGAGTTTTGCCATTGTTTGGCGGGACGAGGTTGGTGGGGTGGAGCGGCACTGGCCAATGCGCAACGCGACCGAGGTAAAGTTTGCTGCGGCACACTTTAAGAAATACCGCGACGAGTTTGTCTTTGCTGACCGGCATAAAATTGCCAATAATATCTTAGACAAAGCTCTAGAATACGGCGCCGATGTCAGCCCAGCCGAGGGCACGCTTGAGACGACAGCTGGGCGTGGTCTATGCGCCACAAAGGTCGCAGCGCAGCTTCTACGCGGTCGGGCTCAGTTGACGCGGCGGACGTACGCCAACCTTAGCGCCGAGATGGAAAAACTGGCTACTCTTATCGAGGCCAATCCCGGTGAAACGCAAAACGAGGAGTGCCGCTTAAAGCTAGCTTCCGTTGTTGACCAGTTTGATCGCGAGACGAAGCTTTACCGGCTTTACGACGACAAGGGCCTAGACCGACCCGAAGACGTTTTGTTTGCGATCACTGAAAAGGTAGCTCGAGACTTTACAAGCGAAAACGTCGAGACCACCACCGGCAATGTATATGCGCTTGCCGATCTTGAGAAACTGGCTGTCGAAGACATCCGGTCGTGGATGGGTGACGATTTCGCTTCCGCTATTTCTGCGGGTGGCGTATTCACAGACCGCGACAAGCTTGCGGCTATTGTCCCCACCCTCGACCGCGGCATGGCTGCTATGCTGGATCGCCTAATGCAGGAAAAGAAGGCATCCCCAGTAGCCACCAACGCCGCGGCCGAGTCCTTAATGCCGCTGGATCGGCTTTATGACTTAGCCGCTGAGTCCAACACTTGAGCGCACGTTTCAAGTACGCTTTTTAGCTGCTTGATCTGCTCTCGCAGCTCAGCCACAGCGTCGACTCGCTCCTCCGCGAGGGTTTTCTCGTACGCAATACAAACGCGCAATTTAATATTCTCTGCTTGAAGCGTTTCAATTTGAGCGCGATAGCCTTGGCTAAAAACGTTACTCAGTAAACCCATCCGTGAGTTTTCTCCTAGGTGTCTTTCCAGTAAACTGCCAGAAACAATTTTACGGCCAGCTATTTTAAGTTGCCGGCTTTGACATCTTCATAGTCGGCGACAGCGCTGCTCGTTGCGCGCTGATGTCAAACTTAAATTTGCTAATTAGCTCTGTGCGCAATATTGGCACGTCTGGTGCTGTCTCGATGCCGATTTTTACCGCGCCGTTTTTTAGCTCTACTACAGTTATCTTGACGTTATTGCCAATTTGAATCGACTCGTTTAACCGCCGCGTTAAAACTAACACGTTAATTCCTTTACCGATTTAAAGATTCTGAAAGTGTTTTGGTGACATGTTCGGTCGTGCCGTTTACAAGTTGAACAGCCTGCAACTGCGCTATTAGCATTATCGCTTTTTGCTGCACTATTTTATTGATCTCTTCTGTCTTGCCGGCTTCTACGTCATAAATCGCCGCGAACATTTCCGGATCATCAGCAAATTGATTAGCAGCGTCAGAGACGTTGGCTCGCCGCAGCGCTATCCGCAATACGTCTGGCGCATTGATGATCCCTTCTTGATCAAGCACAGCGCCGATATAAGCTCGGATCTCTTCGTTGAACGGCTCTGCATTGTCCTCGTCTGGCGGACAGATTAGCAACCCCTCGGTCAAACCCCACGCTATTTCTGCGCTATCGGCCGGGTCGAACATGTCTGGCCGATACGTGTCGCCGCTCAACACGTTGCACGCTACGATGAAGTCTGGAAGGCTTTGGTAGAACGTATCCGACGTCAGGATGTTGATCGCCATCATCAGTTTGTCGAACACTGCTTGCGGCAGGTCTACGTCAAATTCTTCTTCGACCTCGAGCGTAATGGTTGCAGGATCCCACTGCAGCCCCTCGACGCCAAACCGGTCAAGAAACACTGTCAGCAGGACAATCCCGAACGTCTGCGGGCTTTTCCACATCTCTTTCAGAATTTTGGCGTCTATCGGCATGGTGTCCGTTCCTCTGACTAATTTTGCGTTTTCCGCGGTTGTAAAGCTCTAACAGATTATACGATATGGTCTCTAAGGGCGGCACCAGCGGCTCCACCACGACCTCGCCGGAGCTGAGGTCTAAAAACCCGCGACCACCAGACCACACGCAATATAGCCCGTCTACTAAACATATTTGCGTAAACTGCTGTGCCGCTGCGCCCTGCCACGCGGCGGCTGATTCAGTCAAAATTAAAGCGCGTTGCTCTGCCGTTAAATTAATATTTTCCAGCATTTCTGCCAGCAGCAGGGCCATCAATAAAACCGGCGCTGGCTCGTCGTCGGGCTCCGGAATTTGCTGGTTTACGGTCGCTAAAATATTGCGTATCTGCAGCTTGCTGAGTTTAATGACCTCAGTTACCATATGCCATGTGATCAGTTCTTCGTTACTGGAGGTTTCCATGCTTTCGATCCTTGACGATTTAACTCGGCTATCCAACAACCGCGGCGACTTTGTAGTGCAGGGAGATGATATCGAAACGCTAATGGCAGCGTCAACGTCAAACATCGTCTTGCAGAAAGCCGCTGAACAGGGCTTAAACCGCCCGGGTGTCTCTAACGCTAGCGGACCGTATCCTGTTGACGCGGACGGCAAGTGCGACGACGAACTGATGCTTCGAAAGCGCGGACCTGTGGTTGGCTACCGGCGCGACTTTGTCGTGCTTGCAGGCCTTTAATCACTCGACGGCGATCGTAGCTCCAGCTTTGAATGCGACACACCCATGTGTTTTGGGTGTGTCGCAGCTTTTCGTACTTATTGCGCTACTCGTGCCCAAACTTCTTAATATGGGCTAGTCGGGCAGCGTAAAACTGCGCAATCATTAGCGAGACGCCGTCAAAGTTTTTTACGATGTCCGGCAAAATTTTAGAGTGAAAAATTTTATTGACAGTTTTTTGCAGCTCTTCGATTGCCGCCTGTGTGTAGCGCGCATCGGCCGCCCGCATTGTAGCTTCGCGAATTTCTGGTGACTGATCGAGCAGTATCTGCAAATACTTTGGGCAGATAAACTGCGCGTCATGTCCGTAACGCAGCATTGTTTTAGCCGTTTCCTGCGGCGCGCGAAACGCTGGCGGCCCGGCGTCTGGATCTTTTTTGTTTTCAGACTTTGGATCTGGCAACCGCAAACTGTGCAACTCCCAGTTATAAGCTTCGGCGCTTTCGTTTGGCGGCGGCATGAGATAAGCAGGCTTTGGCGCTGCTTTTTTATCGGGGTCTTTCAACGAACGCTTTTTAGCCATAAAACCTCAATAGCTAAGGAAAATCGAGAATAGCTAAACCAATGTCAAGGTCGTACCGGCGAGCATTTGCAAAAATAGATGATTTGCAAATGTCGCGGTACAGACCTCGAGCATTTAGTTAGTAGGGCGTAATCGGCGCTTGCGCGTTGAGTCGCAAGCATAGCAGATAATGATCGCACTGCATGGCGACCACCGGCGCTTCAGACGGCGCGCAATCTTCAATCAACTTATTCCGCAACCACCGATCCTGCTGGAGCGGCTCGTGCGGATATGCCTCGACGGCCTTGTCGTGAAGTTTTGCGACAAGGCTATCAATCCTTTTAATAAGCGGCCGATCGAGAGCCGCAGAGACACCAAGTTGCATTTGAACCTCCGTGACAAGCAGAGCGCGCCGTTGACAACACACAATAGCGCATCTAATATGCCACGATTTTGCTAAAAATTTAGCTGTTAAAAAGTGGTCGTTAAAGTTTGACCAGTAGCCGACACTGAGACGACTTTTACTTGCGCGGCGTCTAGTAGCTCTTTTAGCTTTATGCGATTTTCTTGGCTCATGCCAGACAGGCACGTTTTAATCGCGCGTAGGGCTGCGCGTTGTTTATCCGCGCGGGCCTTAGCGCAAGAGCCGCAGCCGGTTGAGGCCGGCATTATCGCGTCTTTCTGTCCAGATAGGCACGGCAGCGCGCTGGTGAACTTTTCATCTTGCACCATGCGGGCTATCGTACTGTCTTCAATTACAACAATTGGTTTCATAGTGTCACAAGCTGGAGCCGCTGGATGAGCTGCTCGTGTTAGGCTCGCCTCCAAGCCAGATTTCTCCGGCGGGTTCAATACGATCCATCAATTCGAGTGTTTCTCGTAAGCTGTAAACATCAGCAGCAACATCGCGCACAAAAGCGTAAACTTCTGTCCGGGACCGCACAACGACGTCTACATAGTTTAATCGAAACCACTCTGGCCGGTCGCCCGGAATTGGCTCGTCTTCTGGAAACTCTTCTAGGTCGGCGGGCGAGCACACATGATCGAAAGAGCCGACGCGCTCATTCTCGCCCGGCTTTAGCGGTAACATAAGATAAGCGAATACTTTATCCGGCATAAGCGCGGCGTCGGTTGCCTCTATGCGAACGCGGATTCCGTCGGTGCTGTGGTAGTTGTAGCGGCTAACGTACCACGACAGATGTATACGCCTGCCCGACGCGGTGCTGTTTGCAACAGGCAACTCCGGCTGCGCAAACTGCTGGCCTATTAAGCGGTCAAGTTCGACAAAATCGGCGTCTGTTAACGGATTGCACTGGCTCATTTAGTTTCTTCTTTACTGGCTTCAGCGGCTTGGGCAGCGTTAACGCGTTTGGCAGCGTTAATAGCCCGTTGAATAAGAATTTTTGTCGGATACGCTAAAAACGGCAATTTGCGTTTAGTTGCTTCTTCTTTTAACCAGCCCACAATTTCGGTAATATTTTGTTCGCACCACTCTATGCCCATCTCGTCCATCTTCTTTGCGCGAGCATTGCACGAGCAATTTGGCGTGGCTTTTATTCCAACTTTAGACAACAACCGTTTTAACTGTGTGCCGGGTCCGGCTAAATTCAACTGCGCAATAGGCGTTGCAGGCGGCTCGACAACTGGCGGAGTAGTGGCTGCTTTCTGGCCACATTCTGGCATTTTGTCAGCGATAGCTTGAAACTGTTCTTTCAAGACTTTCGGAATAGTTGTTTTTTTAGCGCAGTTTTTGCACTGAAAACACACAAATTTTTCAGGTACTTTTGCGGGTACCTCTATAAAGTCACAACGCATCGCGCCCTCCTGCGGTTAAACAGCTTTCAAAGCATAATTTTAATTGGCAGTTTGTCAATCTAAAACGTTGCGGCTACGCTACTAAGGGCAAACAATAGTCACTGGCGTATTATTGCACGGCCCGTCTACGGTGGTGTTGCAGGCGCCGGCTGTGTCACATGTCACCGTGCCGTATATTGTGCCGCCTTGTCGTTTTGCTGCAATATTAAAGCTAGCGTTACAACGTATAATTCCGCTAGCCAGCACGGCTGAATCGTTAAAGGAAGCGGCGCCATTAATTTCGCCGCTTTCATTAAATGAGTAGCCGTAAAAGCTAGCGTTACCATTTACAACGCCGTAATTAGCTGCAAAATTCGAAAAAATAGCGTTACCGTTTATCGTGCCCACGCGCGGCGGCGAAACAGTATTGTTTCTGTTTAATATTGCATTGCCGTTAAACCGAGCAGTGCCGAGCACGTTCACTGTAATTTCTAAAGCCAATACTGGGCCGGATTGTTCATGCCACAAATTTTTTACGCACGGTGTTGGGCCAGTGTTTTTGTCTATTTGATACAGCAGCTTAACGGTATCTGCCGCTGTGGGCAGCGTTGTAGGCGTCGGGCCTGTCTGGGTTGATACGTGCCAGTTTGCTAATATGTTCCAGTCTGTGCTGTCGCTACCGCCGGCAGTTCCGGTGAAATACAGTGTGCGGGCTCCGGGGGTGGGCCCGCTGCTGCTTTGGCTGAAAATACTGCTGCTAGAGCTACTAGAGCTACTCCGGCTAGAACTACTAGAACTGCTAGCGCTACTTTGGCTAGAGCTACTAGAACTGCTAGAGCTACTAGAGCTACTAGAGCTACTCCGGCTAGAGCTACTAGAACTGCTAGAGCTATTAGAGCTACTCTGGTTAGAGCTAATAAAACTGCTAGAGCTACTGCTGTTAGAGCTGCTTGATCCCGTATTTTCGCCAATCGTTATGGTAACCGCGCCGTTGCAGTTTGTGTCAGTTAAGCCAGAGCAGTTTATTGCTGTTGCGCACAGCGGGAACACGTATGTCCCGGGCGGCGCCGTTTCAAACGATACACCAATCACAGCTAAAAATTGTTCAGCGCTTACTGTAAACGTTGCCGGATAATCGGCGGCAGTTATGACGCCAGAGTTTAACGTGTACTCTACGGGCGGGTCGAAGTGCGTCGTAAAAAATGTCCAAGAAGTTTGACTTGCTTCAGCTTCTGTGGCGTCGCTTACGACAATACTGACATTGATAAAGTCACCCGGACCAAAACTGTTCAGCGGTGTACCAGTTCCGGTCCCGCCGGAGAAATTAATCGGTGTGAACGTCGTTGTATTGCAACTGCCGCTAGAGCTCGACGAGACATCATCGCTAGAGCTGGATGACAAGCTAGCGCTGGAGTTTGATGACGCGCACGGACCGGGGCAAGGTGGCGGATTGAAGCCCGGAGGAAGCGGCGCTTGCTCAAAACCACACGACGTTTGATTGAATATGAAAAGCCCTTGTGCTTTTAGTACGGGGCCGTTTGTACTGCAGTCGCAATCGCTGCACCACTCAAACGTCATAAACGAGCCGGCGCAACCAACTCCCGTGATTTTCAGTAAATAAACTTGCTCACCACAAATTGTTTCTGTGGTATCGCTTAGCCCGTCGAATGCCGCGTCGCAGTCACAAGAAGAACTTGAAGACCCCGGCGGCGTTGTCCCGCCCGATGAGCTTGAACCGGGTCCGGGCGGGCCACCGCCGTCGTCGCACGATCTCCAAATTATCTCAACTGGAACACAGTCACAGCCTCCGGGCTTGAAACCCGGCAGGTACGTGATTAAGCCGTACTGCGTGCCGTCAGGGCAAAATAGCGGCTTGCCGGGCGGGCACGCAGGCACTGGAAAACACGGCGGTGGAGTGCCGCCGCAGTTCATACCGCAATCCGCCCAATTTTGATAAGTTCCACCGTCCTCTACTGAAAAACAATTGCCAGTATTAGGATTACACGAATACCCAATTGCTTTGCACACGCCGTTTTTTAAAGTTTTACCAATGGGGCATTTACAAATGCATTTGGGTTTTTTAATTGTGCCCCCGGTGCATTTTGTGTCTAAACATTTACACTCGTCGCTATCTGGGTCAACGCCGCTGCCCGGACAGCCGCACTTACACTTCTGCTCTGTGTCAAAGCAGGGGTAATCAGGATATTCGTCGCAATTATCTACTTGTACGCAACCCATAATTTAATCATCGCAAATATAGGGTAAACTATCAAAAGTATTTACCGGCGTTAATTTTAACATTTCAGCCGCCGAAGTTGATGACGCAAAATAGTTATTGCTTGAATACGTCGGCGCTGCGCGCATAGCTTGCGCTGGGAGCGGGCAATCGCAAACAGTTGCGGCGCAGAAACCCAGCGTAGTATTAACACAACAAACCCAATTAGCTTCTGGGCAACATCCGGTCGGACAAACGGTTTCGTCAGCGCCGCACCCCACCAGCGCCAGGCCATCTTCTTCAGGAACACCGTCTTCCCCGCGCGGGAAGGCTATGTCGTCGCAACGTAAGCCGGCGATCCAAGTGCCTTCGCATTCGCACTCGGTTACTTCGGACTCGCAATTAGCCCCGGTACAGCACGCCCCAGTTGGAATAACACCGCACGGGAAAAACACATTCCCGGCATTTTCGGCTGCACACGTGCCCTGATCCGTGTTGTATGTTGTGCAATCTGGCCGCTGACATATTGCTTCGTCTGCGCATTTGCACTCTCCTTCGCAGCAGTGCCCAGTTACTGTTGGGCCGGGAGCGCCACCACTACACGTTCTGGTTTCCGGGTCAAATTCAGTCCCCGGCGGGCAGCATCCACCAACGCCCGGAATTTCTCCATCTGCGTCGTATTTTGGTGTTGGCGTCCAGCCGGGCGGACAGCATTCATCGCAGTCAGCGTCTACGGCGCACTCGACGCTGCTGCCGCTGCTACTTGATGGCAAGCAAACCCAGAACGGCTTGCACACCCATCCGCTTGTATTCGAGCTGCTGCTAGAATACCGGCTGCTGCTACTACTGCTACTGCTACTGCTATCGGCGCTGCCGCTAGACGAGCCGCAAGGAACTGCGGTACAAGGCTGGTCTAGATAAAATACACCGCCAAGAATGTAGCAATCGTATTCTGTGCCAAAAGAACACGTCGCTATAGTTTCGCCGGGGGTAATTACTGTTGTGCACTCAACTACCGGTACACAAACTGTGTCTCCGTAATTTGGATCGTCTGGATCGCTAACCGTGCCGCATGATTCACTTGACCAGCACGACTCGCTAGAACCCGGCGGGCCTTGAGTGTACGTGCAGCAGGCGCCGTACGGCGTATAGTAACTGCTGCTAGAGTAACTGCTACTGCTATCGCTACTGCTACTGCTATCGCTACTGCTACTGCAGTTTACTCCTTCGTCACCGCATGTTTTACCTGCAAACCACTCGCCATTAGCGGACAAACATTCGCATTTATTTTTCTGCGAGCATGCGCCGTTTATGCAACATGCGCCGCAGCAAAACCCGTCCGTCGCAGCCAGACCTCCAGTGCCTATTAACAGCTGTCCGTTGTATGTGTAAAGCGGCATACATTGTTACTCGTACTAATCCGGGTCGCCGCCGCAATACGTTCCGGGCGGGCAACCCGGCGTGCACGGGCTGCAGCCTTCAGAGCAGCATGTTGGTGCTGGACCGCTACTGGACCCACCACCACCGCCACCACCGCCACCGCCCGTAGAACAAGCTGATGTGTTAAGCGTGATCGTAGCCGATAGTTGCGGCGAGCACGGGTCAGCGTTATCGACGCTAATTTGACCAGACCCGAAACCACCCAGACTAATCGGGCCGCCGTAAATTTGCGGAGTTGTGGGCCAAATAATTTCTGCGTGTATCTCTTGATTTCCGTCAACGTCTTTGTCTGACACGATAAGTGTGCACTCCGGGTCGGCGTCGCAGACAGTTCTTGTAATTACGGTTTTACCCGCAGTTAATTTGCCAACGCCGGCTGGCGGCGGCGGAACTGTTACAAACAAGTAAATTTCAAATTCGCACGGGTTACGCCCGTTCGGCACAGCCGGGACCGGCACTATTCGAATATCGTTTATCGCAAAATTGTTACCAACAGCGTAGAACGTGTTAGCGTATCTAAATACGGGGCACGGTATTTTTGGAATCGGTATAACCAGATCGAGTTTAATATCAAATTGGCACGTGTCGGGTGTGTTGCAATCGCCAGTCGTAATAACCGGCGTTGTGTACAGTCGCGACGGATACGGGCGGGGTTCATCTTCGTATACAACGGCTAGGGCAATTGGTTGTTCTGGGAATGTTGGGCACACTGGCCGCGGTATAGGTAGATTTAGGTCTAATGTAAAATCAAATTGGCACGTGTCAGGCGTATTGCAGCCGTTGCCCGGAATTTCTGTCGTAGTTACGGTTAGTTTGTTTTGTCCACTAATGCAATTTGCGTAACCAATGTTTACGTTTACTGGTTGTTGATAATTAATCACCGGGCAGCGCGGCGCTGGAATTGGGATGTTTAAATCAAGGTCAAAATCAAACTGACACGTGTCGGGCGTATTACATCCGTCGCCCGGAATTTCTGTCGTAGTTACGGTTAGTTTGTTTTGCCCAGTAACACAGTTTGAGTAACCAGTTTTTACGGTTACGGTTTGCTCAGTATTAATCACTGGGCAGCGCGGTGCTGGAATTGGAATATTTAAATCGAGGTCAAAATCAAACTGACACGTGTCAGGGGTATTGCAGCCGTCTCCCGGGACATCTACTGTCGTTACTGTCAGTTTGTTTTGACCAGTAACACAATCTGAGTAACCAGTTTTTACGGTTACTGTTTGCTCGGTATTAATCACCGGGCAGCGAGGCGCCGGAATTGGGATGTTTAAATCAAGGTCAAAATCAAACTGGCACGTGTCAGGCGTATTACAACCATCGCCCGGGACTTCTACTGTCGTTACTGTTAGTTTGTTTTGTCCAGTAACGCAATCTGCGTAACCTGTTTTTACGGTTACTGGCTGCTCGGTATTAATAATCGGGCAGCGCGGCGCCGGAATCGGGATGTTTAAATCGAGGACCATGTCAAAAGAGCACGGGTCGTCATTTTCGCAATCGCCGGGTGTTGGCGTGACCTCAAGTTTGTTTTTAGTAGTAAAGCAGCTTGATTTATTGAACGCTGTCGTTACTGTTACTTTTGCTGGATTGAATACGGGGCATGGCGGCGCTGGAATCGGGATGTCCAGATCAAGCCCAATTAAAAATTCGCAACCAATTGTTTGCGTAACAACAATTCCGCCGCGAGCGCTTTCAGAGCTATTGCTACTGTTGCAACGAGGTTGTTGGCGCACAGAAACAGTCGTGGTGCCGGGACTAATGTCTGGGCAAAACTCATCCGCCGGCGGTACAAATGGCGGGCACGTTGGTAGGTCGCAGTCGTAGATCGGCGGCGGAGGTGGCGGGATCGTGCAGTCTGCGATAAATGTAAAATCGACCTTGCAGGGAGAATTGATAATGCAGCTATTATCAAACAGCGCGACCGGGCACGACGATGATGAGGAGCTGGGCATGACGATTAGCAATTCTTCGAGATAACATTGTCTGATACGGTTATGTTTAGCGTGCTTAATTCAGCGTCTGTCACTATTTGAATGCCAGTGCCGGGGCTTAGGTTTACGTTAGGCCCGGGTAGTCCATTAATTGACGTAATAACTTCATTGCAGGCCGGCCCGCCGCTTAAAAACTGACTGCGCGGGTCGCCGTTACCGTCAACAGGCGGCAGCTCGTCGGCAAAAAATTTAAGCTCTCCGTGATTTTCACATAGCTCGGCTGCGCCAGTGCCTGTCGTGTCAGCTCCTAGTAGTGGCGCTATTGTAATTGTGCGCGAATTGTCGTTTTGTGTAATTTCACAATTAAAACCGGGAATAAATTTTATGTTGTCTTTTAGGCATTCTTGGTAGCTAATGACTTCGCGAGGAGTAGAAGAAGAACTGGAGACAGTCGCGCACGGCGGTATTACCTCACGTGAATAATTACCAATACTTATTGACCGTAAATATCCGTTAACTAGCGACTGCACTCGGCGCGGTTCGACAACGCGCTCTGTATTGAATACGAGCGTAGTCCCGTTAGCTAGCTCGGCGTTGCGAATGTCGCCCGAGACTACAAAACCCTCCCACGCTGGTTCTGTAGCGCAGAACGTAGTGCCGGTTACCGGAGCGCTATCTACGTGTTCTGTTGTCCACTCTTCGGCAGTGGTTGCGCGCGTGAACGTAAGCGGTTTGTCGGAAGCACCGGGCGCGTTAGTTCGAAATTCAAATTGATAAACGTCAGCAATTCTGGTAACGCTGTGTAGATATACAAAGTGCAAAGCGGCGTCAAACCCGCTGTCTATGCCCATGATAAAACCACAGTCCACGATAAGCCCGGTAGGCAATACAGCTGCGGCGTACGTCTTTTTATGGACGAACGGAAATTGGCGGTATTCGTTATCGTTGTAAAATCCGTCGCGGGGCATTAAAACACCTTAGAACCAACAGCAGCTATTTTTAATGTGTTATTTTCGGGATAAACTCTGAGTATAGCGGCTGTCTTAGCCGTACTTATGCCCGGGGCGTTAGTTGCAACAGTTATTGTAAAATTGCCGTATTTATCGGGTTCGCAGCCGTTAATGGTCTTTAAAAAGGTTTTTGGCGTAAAGTCTCCGACGGGGTTGCCAGTCTCGTCTAGGCACTGAATTCGTTTAAAAAGCGGCTCGCCCACAATATCGACCCGAATCGTATTATCGGCCTCTGCGCGTAAAACCACGCCCTTTTCGCCTACCAGCCACACGTCCCCCGTTAAAAGGCCTCCAGACGGCTCTAGAAGGCCGCGTACGCCCGGTTCTTGCGCAGGGACTACCGCAGACGCCACAAGCTCTGTAGCGGCCTGTGTGAAGGTGTGCACGCCTAACGGCCACCCGCTCAGCAGGTTCAGGCCCTCCGTTAGACCGATTATTATGCCGGCCGGGCGTCCGTACTTGTCTATTAGCGGTAAAGGCGTGAAATCGTCGCTGGCGAGCTCTAACGGGGCATACGACGCGGAGCAGGTGTTTTGCCGGGCGCTGTCGGTAAGCCTAATTGTCACTAAGTTATTATTTAACTCTATGCTGGAAATGAATACGCCAACCGCGCCGTTAATTGTGTAAACGCTAACGTCCACAAAACAGTTTTTTGGGATATAAAAGCCATCTCGTGACTTTAGCGTGGCGCTATCGTTAAATGGGTACCGCGAGTCGCTTTGCTCATCGCGAAACTCTGGGAATACAATTCTGGCGCTCATTTAAATTCCTGCACTTGAACTGGATGTCTCGCACTGATCCACGCCTTCCCGCGGCGGTTCGTACGGGCGTTTTCCACAAATCTCAGGCAGGTCGATATCGAGATACAGCCCAAAACCGCCGCAGTCAGCAAACGGGACAATTGTTAAATCTGTGGTGCCCGACAGAATATTTATGTTGCCGTCGCAGTCTGGTGTTATGCCGTTTATTGATTCGATAGGCGTCTGCGGACAGGTGCCGCTTTCCGGGCGCTGCGAGCATGGCCCTAAAAAGAATTTAAGGGGGTTGTAACCTATAAGACCAACAGTGGCGTCTAAACCAAAAACTAGCGCTTGTGTTGTTTTGCCGTTTACTTGAATTTCTCGCAGCTCGGTCACGAGAGGCGCGGCAGTCACAATGTTTACTAACCCGGCAAGACTGGTGCCTACGCCATATTTTCCAATAGACGTCACAGGGAGAGCCGAATAAGCCCGAGCGTTATTTTCAAGCAATAACGTTTGCCGCGGCGAAGAATAGCGTGCAGTAAAATTCTCACTCACGCCGTCTCCAAATACGCACCAACCAGCAACGCCCGATACTAGTGCTTGTACAGCGTAATTTTTATTAAGCTGCAACGGCTTGGGCGCGCTAATTGCGGCGATAGGCGTGCTCGTTGTTGCGTCTTCATCTGCAGCAGCGCCAATCACGACCGTGACGATTCCCGCAGAGACCGTAATAGCCTGCACAAAAGCTACCGATCCGTATGTTTTTGGGTAACGAATGTTGCAATCAACAAGGATGCTGTCGCGTATGCTGTTTCCGTCATCGTCAATGCCCGTACTTCGATCGTTAAGCGGATAGCGCCGCCCGGCCTGCAGGTCATACCAATTTTGATTACGTACAGGCATTTAAATACTGCTGCTGCTTGAGGACGCGGTGGTAGGGCCGCAAGTTATTGCCGGTATTACCGTTGAGCCGTCAGGCCCGCAGTACAGAGATTTTACTATAATGAACTCTGCTGCGTCAGTTCCGTCGCAGCCGGCAATTATGTTTTCTACGGCGCCACTCTCTTGTGTTATTTGCCCCGTTACAACTAATTGCAAATCTGTAGGCGCAGATTGATTAAAACGTAAACGGAACTGAACTTCGGCGGAATTGCCGATGTCTACTTTACCGACATCAGCCTGAAATACAGGCCAAGAACCGCCAAGTGTTGCAAGGCCGCGGCGAGCATTTGATGTCGTTATAGCCGTAAAACCGCACACTGTTTCTGCCGTGTTGCCGTTACTCGACACAAATGACATAGACAACGTTACTGCTGGCGCACATGCCGAGCATTTATTGCAGTACTGCACAATCACGTCGATATATGGGCATCGTTGCGGCGTCATGCACGCTTGCAGCGGTTTTTGAAGTCGGCATTCTTGTTGCCGTATCCAGCGATCTATGTTATCGCTGTGTTTTTCTACAACGCTTAACTCGTCACCGCGAACAACGCGACCAATAACGCGATACCTGTCGGCTGTGCGATTCATGTACAGCCCAAGGTTGACGTAGTCGTCACATGTGCAGCATGCCGGGCAGTTGCTGTTAATTTGCCACACTGGAGTGTTTGCGCCGGCCGGGCATACACATCCAGCACTGGCTGTTGACGAAGATGCGCCATTAACAGTCAAAGCCGTACCCACGAGTGTCGTGGGTCGATTAAGCCACAAGCAGTCTGATGAGCCTAGTAAGATATTCGGCCCGGTTAAACCATTTATTTCGTAGATGGGCGGTGTCGTTGTGTCACAGTCTGTGTATTTTCCTTTTCCGGACCCGGCAGCGGCGTTTAACGTAACTTGTCGTGTAGCGCGCACACCGCGAGTTTGCTGTTCGGAGGCTGTGAGTGTCGTGTTATAGCCGTATTCAAAATCAATTTCGCCGGCTAGTTTTATGGCTGCCGCGGAACCTAGCGCCTCTGTTTTGCCGTTTGACACATAAATAGAGTTCACGCGCTTTGGCATTTTGTAGATAGCGCGCTCGTCAATGGTGCCGTTGTTTGGTGTTATGTGCGTGGTGTAATTGCGCGCAACATCATCGTCGTTGCCCAGCTCTGCCGACACGGGCCATGTTTTGTAGGCGACGAGGCGGCAAACAGACGAGCCGGAAATCCATTCGTAGATGTGATAGTCGTAAGTGTTCGACGGAGACGCGCCGGTGTGACGAGCGCCCCAGTCCCACGCATCAAATGAAACGGCGGCTGACGCAATAGACGAAAAGACTACGTTATCGTTTGCGTCGGTCACAACGATGTCGGCGGCGTGGGTGGGCACATACGGGCCGGTTGCTGGCACGCACCCTAACCCATATAGCCAAGAAATTTTTAGTGGGTGACTTATTGCCTCGTCTAAATCTTCGTAGGCCAGATAAAAGTCAGCGATAAGATACCGAATATCTTCAGACGGATTTACAAACGGATAATGCAATCCGCTTTGCGGTTGGTTAACACCAATACCACGACGCCCGGCCGAAGAATATTCGAATGCTGCGCACGTCATACTTTACCCCACAGGATCGGGGCATGTTTCGCAGCCAGCGTCGCCCAACCGGCTGCCAATCACCACCAAGCTCATTTGCGTAACTTCAGAACTAAGCTTGGTTACAAAATTTTCAAGCGTGGCTACGCCGTCACTAAAGCGATCTATTTGAGTTTTTAGAGCGTCCAGCTCTGCGCAACCGCAGCAGGGCGACGCGCACGTGTCTATTAAATTAATACCGTTATCACTTGCGTTAACAGAAATACAATCTGAACCAGCAATATTAAAATTACCGTCATCTGAGCAAACGCCGTTAATGCAGCGAATGCATTCACCGGTATTGTTTACTGAGCACTCGCATTCTGTATTTAAATTTTCGCCGGAGATAGCGTTGAAAACTATTTTGGCGGTTGTAGTGCTTGTAGCCGGCTTAACGATGATCTGCATATTTGTGCCGGCAACAAATTCGACGTCTCCGTATAGCGTGGGGCTAATTTCATTAAGGCTCACGACACGAATACCTGACACGCCGCGGATCATTGGGCGGACAACGTCTGTCTCGAGCTCGCCGTCTGTGATCGCGAACTCGTACAGGCCCTGCGGTAACGCGGCTACGTCGTCAAGGCGGCCAATAACGACATGCCCTACAGAGTCAGCAAAATCATTTATACCGCCGACAGCGTACGTCGTATTTGGCGTATGCGTAACAATCGGGATATTAGCGCTTCCAACTAAAACAGCTGTGCCGTTGTCGTTGTACGCGACGCTGATCGTGTAACCGACTGGCGACAGTAGAATATTTTTGATGTAAAACTGATCTACTTGAACAGCTAGCCCGGCGTGCACAGGAAAATACAACGCTAAAATAAAGCCGTCCGGTACCCGGATTGTTCCGGTAACGTCCGTCTTAGTGGCGCGCTCTGTGAACGGGTACGAACGCTGCGAGTTGTGGTTAAGCCACTGTAAATTCCAATTTCCGATAGGCATAGCAATTCACCATTTCTACGAGCCGGATATGGTGATAATACCTGCTAGCCGCAGCAGCCCGACTTCAGACGTATACGTGTCCGTCGATGTTCGACGCAGCGTTACAAGTACTGTGTCGCCCTGCGCAACATTAAACTCTGCCGTTTGAACTTCGATTGCGTTGTCTGCGTTTACCGTAACTGCAGACGCAAAAGTTAGCGGAGTAGAGTTGTCAGTAAGTATCAGCGGCTCTTGAGTAATACCAACGGGCCGGGGCAGAATGCGGTATTTAACCTCTAAGGCAGGCAGCGTTCCTGCGCCGCGCCCAAAAAGCTGCGCCGAAATCTTCATTACGGGTGAATTACTTAGCCCGGTGTTCGGTACGTTAAATCGCACACGCACAGACGATTCCTGCGATTCAGGAAAACCAAGATAAGGGATATCGCGGTACAAGCGTTCAACAACATCGCTAAGGCGAATAATTTGAGGCGAGATCTCGCGGTCAATTGCCGAGTCGTTAAACGACAGGCGCACGATACCTTGCTGCACGGTGACTGGTGTGGCAGGCAGCAAACCAAATGATGTTTTTTCGGCTGTTGTAAGTTCGCGCGTATTTGTGCCAGTTAATACAACTATGTCATTATCGCTAAATACGCCTTCTGTTAACCAGCCAGTTCGAAACGTATTGCCGTTGTCAATTCGCTTGAGTGCTTTGCCGCCGTTTACGTCAGGTGTGCCGACAAGGAAGTCTAGATCAAGCGACAGCTCAAGATCGCCAGTGCGGGCTGTTACGCCGTCACAGTTTGTAATTTTTATCGGGCTGGTGTCTGCGGCGTGCAGGCTGGTCACGACACTTCGATCGTTACCGAACGTCATGCGCAAGAAGGCCACGATTACGCGCATACGTTCTTCACGCGGGCACTCCGGGCCAGTAGTTGATGAGCTAGAGCTCGTCGGCGTATCCGTCCACGGTACGTCTCCGGGGCAGTCGCTCATCCACCAAATACCGTTGGCGTCGCAAACCGCAAGTCCTGACGCGCCGAGCGGAATCTCAAAAGCGCCAGTTAAATCTTCGCCTTTATCCCAAAGAACGGCTACGGCCGATATCGGCGTCGGCGGCCACACGCGTGAAATGGCCGGATGCCCTTTCAAGTTGTACCCAAACGCTGCGCCAGCCGGCGCCTTACCGTTAAAGCTTGCGTGACTTGCAGGCAGCCAGCCCGGCGTAATTGTTACATCGGTTGCCGGATCGACTGTGACAGCATAGTGGCCGTTAGTGAGCGTGGCGGTGCCAATAACCGCCGGCGTTAGTTCGAATCGATAGTGGATGTGGTCCTCGAGAAAATCGCGGACCTGCGGCATCACTACTACCCACGGATCAGCGGCGCAGTTCTCTTTAGCGCCCTGCACGTAGCAGACAGACACAGTGGCAGGTGGCCGTTGTTTTGTTAATTTGCCCGGTTGCTCAGAAGATAAATAATATCTTCCAGCTTCTACGGCGCCGGTAATTGCATTTGTGATATTTGGCATCTTTACGATGCCGCGCAAAACTACGTCGCCTAGCGTGTTGGCTTTCTTTTTGTGCAACAATCCAAGGCAGTCAGATGACGCCTGCACAACTAGCGTCTGAGTCACCTCGTCGTTTTCAACTGCGGCAAGAGCGCGCTCATATCGCTGTGTCTGGTAATTCCAGAATACTGGCTGCCCCTCAAGTACGTCGGGCGCGATTGTGGCGTCAGCGTCAAACAACGCCTGCCCAAGGGCGGCGGCGTCGAGCCGATCCTTCAAATAATTTGTTCTTGACTCAAGCGCTGTATCGGGCCTGCCGGCAATATTTGCTTGTACCGGCTCGCCTGCGACAATGTGCCGAATGTTATAAAGCCACTTATTGGACATCCTTGTCCTCCGAGGCGCTTAAAAGTTATTCAAAAGAGATGTCCCAAGTGATACCGATCTGCGAAGATGCTTCCTTGCTTGTCTGATCGCCGATATCAAAGTTTGTACGCGCAAAAATAACGTCGTGCGATTTATCATCAAATCGCGGCATAGCGACTAGCGCGGCCGAGTACACCTTGCTGTTAGTTGTGTGGCTAAACGGGCACTCTTCGCCGTTGTTAACGCCGACTGCGCCGGATGTTTGCGCAAAAAATGTTAACTGGTTTCCCTGCAATGCAGACGTAAGCGCTGCTGCTCCCTCACTTCCAGCGGCGACGCCAAGGGCCGGCTCTAGGCGCAGAGGGACGCGCAGGTAGTCTTTTGGCGCCGTCAGCTCTGAATAATAATCAATGCCAAGTACGCGGCTAAAAGTCGGGACGGCAATTGGCGACGCAGGGTTTTCGAGGTTTTCGTATTCAAAGTACATACCCGATATAAAGTACTGATCCCTATCGGGCTGGTACCGGTACCCTAGCTGTTTTGCGGCAACGTAGCCCCAGCTGACTTGAATCTGATTAGGCTTAGAGATAATCGGCGTGCGGATGCCGGTTTTTTCGTCAATCCGCCAAAGCGTGACCTTACCGCGAACGTTAAATACGGATTCTGCTGGCATGTTTTTACCTCTCTGCCGCTTATTATACGCAATTTGGCCCGGCCGCCCGAATTTCTGAGGCTGTTTTATGCGGGCGCGTGACTAGGCCGCTAATAGCTTATCAAAGCGGTGTTTTAACGGGTAGTGCTGCAATGACGGTTGTTTTTTATGTGCTGCTACTGCTGCTGGCAATGCCGAATCCTGGCAAGGTAATAATGTTTGGCGTATGCGAGGTATGCCCGCAAAATCCGACTGTGCCGCCGGCGGTCAACAACTGCGCCCCAGTAACAGGCGTAGGATCTGCTTCTGGTGTGCCAATTAACTCAAAGCCGATGTCTACCAACGCTTGAAGTGTTAAACGCGATAAAACCATGCTTCCCGGGTTCTGCAGAATTGCGCCGACCATGAGCTCGTTTTGTACGCCATAAAAACTTACAGCTAAGTTCGGATCTGTTTCGCCCGGTGCTGCCGGCCGGTAACTATTTTCCCAGTGGCCGGAGGCTGTGCCGCTACCGCCGGTGTTCTCGAGCGGCGTGTAATATCGCGTAAGCGTTGTGATGCCGTTGTACGCTGTTTGTGTGTTTGTGTAGACGCTGCCGTTTAACGCAAAATTTGCTGCAGACCACAAGGAGCCAATACCCAGCGCGTGGCCGAGCTCGTGCGCGATTACTGTCTCCCAGAATGTTGCGGACTCAACAAATGCTTCGTTAATCGTCAGGTCAAAATATGTTGGAATATATGTATCTGGCCCGCCAGTTCCAATATTAACCACCTCAGCAAGCGAGCACGTTGCAATTGTGTTACTTTCCGGGTTGTTAAAGTATGTAATGCTATTTAATGCAATGCCAGCCCATACGGTATTTGCTGAATAAAAGTCTACGATAGCCGCGTATTTTTGCGCGTTTATCTGCAGCTTACTGGACCACCGTGCGTCCGCGACGTTTAAATACGACTTATACGGCTCCGCGACCGCAGCCCACGAAGTAGCGTCAAATAGATTTTGCGCGGTTTGGTCGCTGTTTGACGAGCTTGACGAGATACCGCTACTGCTAGAGCTGCTGCTACTAACACTGCTGCACGAGTCTGTGCAAGTTAATGTGTCGTCGTCTGTGTCGCACCACTCCACTAAAAAATGATGTTGCATATTTGTGTGGTGCAATTGATCTACGGTGTCGGTCGATAAGGCGACGTAGTAATCTCCGGCTGGAACAACAAAAGTTCGACACATAAAGTGATTGCTGGTGTCGCACTGAATGTTTTCGTCTGACCCCGCTATTCCTACGCGCGCAATTACGTTATTTACAAGACAATTTTTATTGCAACCGCACTCGACGCCCAACGCTGCAAATGGCTTTGGGTTATCGCAATCACAGTTTTCTGCCTTACACTGTTGAACGCCGCACCATTCCGGCGGTAGGTCTATAGTAGGCGGTTTGCCAGAGTCGCCGGTCGGAACTCCTGTTCCGGGCCGGTATAGCGTCATGGTCGGAAAAACGAAATCTGCGCTAACGTCAACGTCGCCATATATCTCGCAGTTTCCCCACTCGGCTGGCGGCGGGCCCGGTATTGCACCAATTGGTTTCCCGTTAGTCCCGCATTCCAGCGGCGCGTAATAAAGCAGCGCGTCGCCAACACCGGGAATAGGATAAAACGAAAAACCCGGCGGGCCGGAGCCGTCTGTTGGCGCCGCCGACCCAGCCGAAGGAATGCAGATTACTACTACAGCTGCGTACCACTGCACGACATCCGGCGAGTAGGGACCGATGAGCACATATTCTTGCTCAAAAGGATACTGCCCTTGAGGCGCATAATCCACCGGTTTTTGAGTGTAAACCTGACCCCCGGCTGCGTAAAAACGGCCGGGGACGGCTTGCGCGGGAAAACCGTCTGGCGACGAAAACTCTAAAACATTGTCTGGGTAAAATATTTCCCAGACAAGTGTTTTACTGCACACGCGATATTGGTGATCTGGGTATGTGCTTTGGTCCGGGTGCTGCTTTATGTCTCCCTTGCGGTAAAACTCAACTAGCGGCTCAGTCCGCGTTACCCAGTCGAAGCCCGGGTAGGCAGCTGGCCGCTCAGATTCCGGACAGCGCCTAAACCTTGGTATTTCGACGTCGCAGGTACCTAAAATATCTTCAGCTGTATCGCCTAAGCCGGCGACATCTGCGCGCAAGCATTCGGGCGTTAAATTCGGGTGTATCGCATATGTCTCTAATGGTCCAATGTTGTACGCGCAACCAAGCATCAATGTTGAAAAATTCTGCGAATCTGGCACCATGCCAAACTGCCAGTCGCCCCTATCTTTATATTGTTCAGCGCCTATTGTCGAGTTTATCGCCAATAAAGGTGAGCAGCATTGTTGATAACTCGAGCCTAGTGCCGCTGTGGGACAATCCACCCATAAATTGTTTTGCGTCGCGTCTCCCTCGCATTTTTTAACGATAAAGTCTCGCGGGCATGGTGTTGTTTCTAGCTTGACGAGCTTTACTTCAGCAATGTCGTATGGTGCGTCTTGTCGTTCTGTATTTCCCCAGATACTTAGCCGCACCTTTTTCGCTGTAGCAAGATTCAGCGGACAAAAAGTAAATCCGCGCTGTCTTTGCGCGCCTTCGTCAAAACTGCTTAAAAAAGAAGTAGGCATTTAAGTTCTCTAATTTGCAATTATTAAATTACGTTTAATACCAGATTTTAGCTTGATGCCGCGCTATTGCTACTGCTACTGCTACTGCTGCTATTGCTGCAAGATCCTGGCGGTTCGCACGGGCATACGATGGGCCAGCCGCTAAAATAGTTTGTTTGTTGATAATAGCATCCAGTATTAGTGCCATTGACGGATAGAAAGTATTCCGGAAAATCAAGAACGGGAAGCGGTAATTCGCCGTAACACGTGTTAACATAACAATCATGTTCAGTTTCGTAGCAATAATCACCGCCGGGAACATACCACCCATCTGTTTGCGGGCATATGTAGCCGTCGCCGCAAGGTTCTTCATCGCATTGGTAACAAGTACTGCAGGGTTGTACTGCTTCGCAGGTTACGATAGCGTTTTCAAAATCGAGCATGCACACCTTGGCAAGCCATGCGTTTTCTCCACCTTTGCTAACGCCAGTACACGCCTGACATACAGCGTCGTTTATTGATATTGACGCTGTGCTGGAGCTGGATACCAAGCTAGAGCTGGAGCTTGATACAGCGCTGGAGCTGGAGCTGAAGCTGGAGCTTGATACAGCGCTGGAGCTGGAGCTGAAGCTGGAGCTTGATACAGCGCTGGAGCTGGAGCTGAAGCTGGAGCTGGAGCTGGAGCTGGAGTTAGAGCTCGATACTGCACTGCTACTGCTGCTAGAACCGCCCCGACAATTTTCGCTATCGTCAAAAGTAAACTCTGCGTAGATATTTCCGCAACCGGTGGCTTCGTCGTCAGTTCTTGTTGGTGGCGTGGTCCAGCCGGTAGCTGGGTTTACTATGTTTTCGCCGTAAAACTCTGTAAGACAACAACTTGAGATTGGTCCGCATAGTGGCCCGTCCGGACAACTCAGTGGGTTCACGCCGCTAGATGCGCTACTTAAACTGCTGCTAGACACCAAGCTGGAGTTAGAGCTTGAGCTGTATACCAGACTTGAGCTTGATACCAGACTGGAGCTTGATACATCGCTGGAGCTTGAGCTGGATACCAGACTGGAGCTTGATACATCGCTGGAGCTTGAGCTGGATACCAGACTTGAGCTTGATACCAGACTGGAGCTTGATACAGCGCTGGAGCTGGAGCTGGAGCTGGATACGTTGCTGGAGCTGGAGCTGGAGCTGGAGCTGGATACGTTGCTGGAGCTGGAGCTGGAGCTGGAGCTTGATACAGAGCTGGAGCTGAAGCTGGAGCTTGATACAGCGCTGGAGCTGGAGCTGGATACGTTGCTGGAGCTACTAGAAATGCAATCTGGATAAAATAAAAACAAGACGGGTATTTGGTTACCGGTATCTGAGTAAATAATTGTTGCGTTATCGGGCGCAAGTAACGTTATTGTTACAGCAAGATAATTGCAAGTTAATGACTCAGGCCCGTCGGTGGTAATTTCAAACGCGTACACCAGCGGGTGCGGATAGGCTCCGGGGGCGGGGTAAGGCGATAATCCTGCTGGTAATACAATATTTGCGCTGCCAGTTAATTTTGGATTAGACGGCGTGCTGTCGCTTGCCTCGCTCAGTGTCATCGTTCCGACAAGCGTGTCTTGCGCAGATATCGTAATTGGCCATGTTGAATTTGTACATGTGCCCTCCGTATTTACACTTACATTAAGCACATACGACTCCAGATCCGCTAATACCTCACAACTGCTAGAGCTGGAGCTAGACACTAAGCTGGAGCTGCTGCTGCTGCTGCTGCTGCTGCTGCTGCTGCTGCTGCTGCTGCTGCCGCAAGTTAAAAAATAATAGGTTCTAACGTCTCCGGTCCCAACCCCTGTCACCACGGTGCTCAAATTATACACGCCGTTGAGCGCGTGCCAGCAACTGTCCGTATTCCCGCTTTCAACATTTGTCAGCTCGATAAGTTCGCCGTCAACAAACTCTGGATAAATTGCCTCGCCCGTTATATTGTCAGTAAACCAAAGCTGTAGCCGGTAATAGTACGGTTCCGGGGTGAACAGTATGGTATTCTCGATACGCAACGAGCCGTGGCGAGCGCTAACTGTCGACAAGCCAGTAAATACCGTGCCGGATGTTAAACCGGTTGCGGTGCCGCGCGAGAACACAATAAAACTATCACCGGCGTGACGGCAGCCGTAGTATTCTGGGCAAAAATTTAAGTTTGAATTGGCGGTCGAGTTAAGCCCTAAATACGAATTCAGTGAGTTATCAGTTGGGCACCCGTCGGGACAGGTGAGCGAAGAAGACGACGAAACAACTGCGCTGCTACTGCTGCCGCTGCTATCGCTGGAGCTACTGCTAGAACATTTTTGCGCTACGATAATTTGGTCGTTTGGTACGCATGTGTCAATGATCGGCGTACCCTCGCGGCCAAGCGGATCGCTGGCGCTCCAAACACGCAGCCACGCAATACCGACGTGGCAGCGATAGTTGCCGTCGTCGTCTTGCGACGCGCACCGAAGTTCTAATTCGTATTCGTTGTTGGCGTTTGGAGGAATAGTAGTCAAATTTAAGGACATGTCAGCCGCGCGATCACCGCCGCTACCGCCGTTGTTTAAATCAGCAGTTCCAATAAATACGTTATTTACGTAGAAATCAAAAATAGCGCCGTTACAGGAGTGGCCGCCGGGGCATGGACCTTCTGTGTCGCTGTACTTGATCGTGACTAGGTAATCATCGTCTACTACACACGGCAACACCGGCGGTTCGATTACGGGACAGTTAATAGGCGCGCAGACTGGGTCAGACTCGCAATCTGTTGTTGCAAATGCTTTAAAACAAATGTTACTGCCGGCACTTGGCACAATAATATCAACAACCGCATTGCTGCAATCAACGCAATCGCAATTAAAGCGAAGCGGGTTAAACGTGTTATTATCCATGCAGCGTATTACGCTTATTTGATCTGCGGCTGTTAAAGAGCACGCGTCAACTATAAGTTTATTTTGTAGTTGATCGGCCGCTGCGGGGCCGTCAGCGCTGTAAGCGTAATCCCAGTAGCCCGCGTTCGTGTTGCCGCCCTTGTAGTAGGCTGCTTTAAACCATTCGTCGGCATTTGGAATAAAGTAATGAGCGCTAGCCCTACGAGTGATTAACGGAACTCGATCGCCGTCGCCATTCAGGACAAAACCATTTTTAGGTGCGCCCGGCTCGTAGATAGGTAATTGCGTTAAGTCATACGCGCCGTCGTCTGTATATGTGCTGGTTGGATTTGTTACGCGGTTGTGTAGCCAGTTGCAGAATCGTAGCGCCATCTCTAAAGACATTACGGCTGGGAGTTCTTCGTAATCAGCCGGATTATTGCTTTCGCCGCCACCGGCTCCGCTAACCGCTTCTAGCGTATACGTGTAATTTCCGTTTACACCATTGCGCAGGATGCCGGCGCATGCCCACGGATCTACAGACGTCGGACACGGCCCCGTGTACGCTAAATTATTCGCATCAGACGTAAAACACGTGTTTAAAAACTCCAAGTACTGTCGCCGCGTAAGTTCAAATTTGTGCAGCTTATATGTGTAATTTACTTGACCGATAGTTTTTCCGACTGCGTACGGATAGGCAGTACCCATTAAATCTGTTTCGTCTCGCGTAGCTACCGTATGCGCTGCGTTTCCGCTATCGGCAACAGTCACGAAGCAGCCGTAAGCTAGCGGATCCGTTATAGACGCTAGTCTAATTCCGCCAAAAGGTCCGTCTAGCTTAATGTTTGTATCTGTCGGCGTTAGCAGCTCTGTCGCCGTGGCGTCTTTAACTGGCGGGTACGGCATAAATGTCGCCAGTGAGCCAAAACCTTGCCGCCCTTCAGCCGGGTTTAGCGACAAAGCCGGCCCGTGTCCAAGTATGCAACTTTCTGTTAATTCTCTGGCATTATCTGCCATGTTGTAACAGCCGTAATATGTTTTAATGCCGGTTAACCCGACATTCGTATATCCGGGATACGAGTAACTCCAACTGCCGTCTGCCGTCAACCAATCATACCGGTCTGATAGCGTTATATTTTTTGAGTACGTTCGGGTTATCACGACGTCGACCCACGCGCCGCCGTCTACGCTATAGCGAATATTTTCATAGCAATTTTTATTTGCGCCAAACGTCACGCGATAAATTGCGGTATTGTTAGTGTAGCACTCTAAAAATGCCACAGACGCAATAACAGCTCTGGGCTCGCATTCATCAACAACGCACGATAACGCTGGTAAGCCAGATGTGTTAGATATGCTTGATGCACTACTTAGTGAGCTAGAACTGTTTATTGCGCTAGAGCTGGAGCTTGAGCTTGATACAAGACTCGAGCTTGATACGTCGCTGGAGCTGGAGCTTGATACCAGACTTGAGCTTGATACCAAGCTGGAGCTGGAGCTTGATACGTCGCTGGAGCTTGATACAGAGCTGGAGCTAGACACCAAGCTGGAGCTTGATACGTCGCTGGAGCTTGATACCAGACTTGAGCTTGATACCAAGCTGGAGCTGGAGCTTGATACGTCGCTGGAGCTTGATACCAGACTTGAGCTTGATACCAAGCTGGAGCTGGAGCTTGATACGTCGCTGGAGCTTGATACCAAGCTGGAGCTGGACACCAAGCTGGAGCTGGAGCTAGACACCAGACTTGAGCTTGATACAGAGCTGGAGCTAGACACCAGACTTGAGCTTGATACAGAGCTGGAGCTAGACACCAGACTTGAGCTTGATACAGAGCTGGAGCTGGATACCAGACTTGAGCTT